ACTTATCTGGCAATGCTGTATACCATTTCTTTGAATCTTTATCGCGAACATATAAATGTTCACCTTCATCATCAAATACTGCAAATGTGTAAGATTTTAACTTTTCATTCAAAGCATCAATTTCATCCTTAAATTCTTCGAAATTTACAGATGGTGTTGATTGCTTAGCTTCATTTATAAATCTAACTATATCTTTCATTATAATTTACTTTGTATATTTCTTAATACTATCAACATTGTATTATACAAATCTTTCGAAGAACCATTATCTGTCCATTCAGAATCTACTTCTTTAGAAAATTTCATATATTTTCCAAGATCTTTTAATCTCATACTTATGTCGCAGACATTATTGTTGAAATTAGTAAATTCAATTTCGCATACACCAGCTTTTCCACAATCAACTGAAATATGTGTATCTTTTTTAGATTCTAATGATTTTTGAATTTTCTTAAATAAGAAAGCATCATTGCGTTTGCCACTTTCTACTTGTGAAATATTGCAAGAAAAACTAGTATCTTGAGATTCTAATATATATTCTTTAATGTCTTTCATTTTATTATCAATATATTTTTATTATTTATGTCCAGGAACTTGTTTTTCTAATTTATGTATTTCAGGAATAAATTTATCATACCAATTATCAGTATCATCAATTCTCCAAATTGCATTTAATATACCATTACGAATAATTAAATTGCCATCAAGAACATATTCATAAGTTCTAAGAAGCATATAAGTATCTAAGAAATATGAACCATACACATGTTCAGACATAAATGCACCATAAGTAAACTTATCAATATGTTTATCTTCAGCGATTTTGACAAATTCTTTCAAATTTCCATCCTTAAGCGCTTTACACATTTCCCAACGATTTGTTGCAATTGTACTATCTTTAGGTGGATCAAATTCCTTTTCCATATCTTCTAAGAATCCTTTAAAGTCGTTAATGCCATATTTGGTCCATTGTGTACTTCCAGCTGTAGCAAAGTTTCTACATTTATCAAACCATTTCTCACCTAATTCTCCATAAGTTTCTTTCTTTTTCATAGGATATTCTTTTTTAGGTGCTGGTTTCTTTGCTTCATTTATGTATGTTTTAATATCTTTCATATACTTATACAATTTATTTTGATTTAAATCCCTTTGGTTCTTGCCTTAATGACTTAAGTTTTGGAAGAAGTTTCTTCAATTCATCAGATTCCCATCCAGTCTTTTCATAATGACCATCTTCAATAAAATGAATCATAGCATTTACAAATCTTTTCAATCTTTGATTATAATAAATATCATATAATTGATCAGCTACTTCTGGTTTATAATCTGAAAAGTCTTTATTTGCTTCAGTTATAGTTGTTATTATATCTTTCATAAAATTCTTATTGTTTTTATAAATTATTCTTCTAATTTTCTACCACATTCAGGACAATATTTAGGTCTATATACTCCACCTTTACGTCCAGTACTTATTAATAAGTGATATTTGCTATTTGGATCGCCATAATCCTTATATATGACACTAAAATCATCATCACCACTACAATTAGGCAACAATTTGCCATCAAGTGAATTAATCTCTTTGTCTTTTATGTTACAATAAGGACAAGATTTTGATTCTGTTATAGTTCTAATTAAGTCTTTCATATTATTCAAATCTAATAACTTTATAAGCTTTACCCTTTTCCATGATTTCTTTATTAATGCATTCATGAGTCTTTACATCATATAAAGCATATCTTTCATTATGCATAAATAAGCCTGATGTCTTTCCTTTAATAAACATCTTTATTTGAAACTCATCAACCTTTTCATTTCCTGGTTTTGTGTAATGAGGTGGGAAGCAAATAAAATGTGTACAGCCTTGTTTCTTAAGGTCTTTCCACATATCTTCAGTGAACTCTTTTACACGAGTTGCTTGATATATATCATTATGCACATTAGCTTTTATAATTTGGTTTAATTGGAATTTCTGACCTTGAAACTCAATTTCCCCACCAACTGCTTCTATTATATATTCTTTAATGTCTTTCATTTTGTAACTGACTTCATAAATTTGTCATCTTTAAGTTTATTCATTGCTGAACCTTCTTTATCTGGAAGTGCTGAAGATTTATCATCAGCATCTGTACCTCCCTTAAAAACTTGTGGCATATCATCTCTTGAAGGTGCTGCTTCAAATGGATAATTATTTGCCTTTATATCTAATAGTCTTTCTTCAAGATACTTCATAATGTCATTTCTATCTTTACATTCAGGAATATATTCACAATATATATCAATTAAACTATCATCAAAAGTATCTTCAAGATATTTGCGTATTTTCTTTCTATCAAAGTCATCATCAAAGAAATTAGGTCCTTCCACTTTATTTGATGGAAGCTTACCATTATTATTATTGTCATCTGCCTTTACAGCAGCAATTGTTCCTTGAACAGCTTTTAACATTTGAATTGGAGAAATATCACCATCATAATTAAATGCTAATATTTTACCATTTGGATTCAAAGCTATTGCTTGTAACCAAGTGTGATGACCATCTATAACATAGTTCTTTCTAAAAGTAACTATTGGTTTATTAATCTCAATAGGATTTGAAAAAGTCTTCTTAAGTGATTCTTCATTTGTTAAAGCATGTTTAAGAGACTTATCCAAATCTATTTCTTTTTGTGTTGGCATTAATTGAGATACTGGAATTTTTTGTACACTAAATCTAAGTTGTGTATCTCCTAAATCTCCACCAAAACCATCTTCTAATAAAGCTGCTGATTTTGGATCTTCCAACATTTTATTAAGTGTATCTACATAATCTTCGTAGTTTTTATGTTTCAACCACTTCTCAAGCTCTTTACGACGTTGCTTATTAGAAGTGGTTGAAACTTCTCGTGACTCAAATATATAATTATTGAGAGATAACATTTTTAAATTTGTTTATTTAACAAAAACCATTAAACCACTTTATGACTTGATTCAATTGGTCATCAGTTGGTCTACCATTCTTCTGATTCTTTTTACGATCTTCATCATCCATATAAGCTTCTAATGCTTGAGAAATTACAGATACTTTATCAGATAATAGTCTAAACTCTTGGTCAATTTTCCTTCTACCTACCCATTTGATATTTTTAAAATCTTCTAAAAATTCAATAGCAGAATCAGCTTGCTCTTTTTGTGAAGCATCATTTTCTGCATATGCTCTTAATGATTGAAGAACTACGGCATATTCAAATGGTGGCATTACAACTCTTACACCGGCTGATTCATTTATAAATTTTGTAATATCTTTCATATATTATTTGTTTTATTTTAATTCCTTAAGATATTCTTTAAGATTTTTGATGTCTTTTTTCTTCCATTCATCATTACTAGATAAATGGAATCCCCAAGAACTATTACCCTTATCTAATATTTCTTGAATATCTTTACCATCTTTAGGGGCGTTAATAAGTTCTTTATTATAAAGTACATAATATTTTGTTGATTTGCCACGATATTTACTATTTGTCTTTACCATAGCAATACCTGTCTTATCAAATTTTAAACTATTATAAAATTCTGTAGAATCATCATCTTCTGCTTTAATTTTAACACTATTTTTAAGAACTTTAGCTATTTCAACAATACCACGAATTTGAATACGATAACCATCAGTATCATATCCCATCAATAATGCCTTTTCACCAACATTAAATTTAAATTCTTCAGATTGTCTAGTTCCACCGGCATGCAAGAAAAATGCATCTTTATTTGTTCCATTACTTTGGAATCTTTCTAATATAAAATTATCAATATTTTTCATTATTTTTCCAATTTTTTAATTTTATCGAAGCATTTACTAAAATCTTCTTTACTAACTCCAACTGTATCAATTAACCACCAGTTATCATTAATCTTTGATGCTTCATATTCTTCACCTGGCTTAAATGTTTGGTGTTTTGTAGGATGTTCTGATTTACATTTTACTGACCACCATTCAGAGTATTGCCCTTCATTAATAAAATTTGTTATATCTTTCATTTTATAAAATTTCCAAATGTTTTTGTGTCATCAGTAAATAATTCTTCTTTTTTAGAATTATATGTACCTATATGCTCTATTTTCTTATTATCAAATGGAAGATAATAAATCAATTCAAGTTCAGGATGACCATTAAGTTCTCCAAATACTATGCTTTTATTATTTTTTATTTCTTTCTTCCATTTAAGATAATCATTATTTGAAAATTTTACATGGTTAGAAAAAGCAGAACCCATCCATCCATCTTTATTAACTTCATTGATTTTAGATACTATATCTTTCATATTATCAATCTAATTGCATATTTATCATATAAATAGTTTGAGCAAGAACTTCGATCATAGATTGCTTGCCTGATTTTGCAAGACTATATTCATTTATTACATCTCTTTGTGTTATACCATTTTGTCTTGTAAGAATATGATCAATAAGATAATTATTCATTAAATCCCATTCATCTTTCAAATCTCCTTTCCACATACGTTGCTCAAGCTCTTCCATAGAGTAGATTTGATTATTCTTTTCATCAATTGCATATTTCTTAATCCATTCTTTATCTTCTTTAGAAAGTTTCTTAGCAACATCTTTCCATTTAGAATGAATACCTTTTGCTTCAAGAATATAATTCTTTATATCTTTCATATATTATACTTATATTTTTACCATCCACATTTATCAGAGTTATTATAATCCCATTCAATCATATAATCCTCTTCTTCTTTTGTTAAATCTTCACCTTCATTACTTATCGACTTAAGAAGATTACCAACGATAAACTTATAAAGACGTTTTCTATCTTCTCTAGATAAATTTCCAGCTTTGGCAGATTTTAATGTGGCAGTAGCTAATTTAGATACAACTTGAGATTTTTCAAGTTTTTCAATATTAAAATCACCAGATTTATGTTTCTTTACAAGATTTTGGACCAATGGCCAATAGTGGGTTTTATAAATATCTTCATTATTATCTAATTCCATACAAGCATTGAATATTGTATGATTTGCATTAGATTCGGTAATGTATGTTACTATATCTTTCATTTTCTATATTCTATATTTTTTTCATCAAATACAATTTCAATAGGATATTCATTTTCATCATTTGATTCAGTGGCTTTGAAAATCTTAATAAGTTGTTCTTCAACATTATCATCAGTTACTCCAACCATATCAAATCTATCAAATTCAATAATGTATTTAAGATTTTTAATTTTGAAATAATCTAATTTGACATCATCTTTAGTTTTCTTGACATCATATTTAGAATTCCATTCTATATAGTCTTTTGGTTCTACATCAATATGTTCAAATGTATCATATTCAAAATGTACATCATTAATGTTTTCAAAGTTTTTGCCAAAGAATTTTTCTGAATAATCTTGTCCTGATGGAAGTGCATTCAACCACATATCATCAATATATTGTTGAATATCTGATTCTTGGAAAGTTTCTGGAGCTTGAAGTATTATTTCTTCTGGTTGAACATTATATGTTGCTATAACGGAGTTAAGTCGGTAGTTCTCTACCGACTCAACTATATAGTTTCTTAATCTTTTCATTAATCTTCGTCTAATGTATTTTTCTCAGTTACATGAACATAAATAGGACCATTATTGTCATCTCTATCACGTTCAGCTTGACATTCATTCATCAATTCACGTACTTCAATAAGGCGATCTTTAACACGCTTATCTTTTGCCATAAAGTCTTTTACACGATAGCAATAGTAAGTGATTTGTGATGGTTTGCAACCATATTTTTGTGCAAGCTCTTTATTAGGAACTGGTTTACCTTCATAATCACGAAGACCATTGAAAGCATAGAAAATATCCATAGTCTTCTTATCAAACTCATCATCAAGAAGTTTGTAGATTTCATCCCAAAGCTTACGAACATCTGCATCATCTACTCCACGACCAGTATCATCAGTCATTCCCATGAAGTCAAATAATGTCTTGCTTCCATCTTCACCATGACCAACTACTTTGTCACCTGATACAGCATTTGATTTAGTGTTCTTACCAGTAGATTCCTTTTCTTTTTGTTGTTGTGAAATTGGAATACGAACTACATGTGAAAGTTGCTTGATATTTTCAAGAATAGTGTTACGAATACACCAAGCAGCATATTGGCCAAAAGTAAGTTTTGTTACATCTTCACCTTTAGTTTTCTTAGAACGTTTTCCATAAGTTTGCATAGCATAGACAATACCTTCATAAGCCATACTCTTCAAATCATCTTGTCCAAAGGTAGACTTACCTTGCCATTGACCGATGATTTTATAAATAAGATTATCATATTGCTTAGGAACAGCATTACGTCCCTTTTCTGTATTAAGTTGGAGAATAACATAATCAGCAGGTAAATTACCATTGATTATATCTTTAAATTCTTTTTCATTTTGAAGAGTAGGAATTTCAAGAATACGACCACTCTTTACAACGGCATCAATGAGCTTCCAAAGATCTTTATCTGAAGCATTTGCTAAACCAGCATTATAGAATCCAACAATAGGATTCTCATCATCTTCTGACAAAGACATATAAGAATCATTGTTCTTAATCAAATAATCAATAATAGCTTTAGATTCAACAGACAAACAATTCTTAGCTACGTCAAGATATTTCTCAAGATCTGCTTTCTTAAGAAAACACACACTATCCTTCACATCAATCTTTTTTGCCTTTGATTCTAAAATAGATGTAATTTTTTTCATACAAATTTAATTTTTTAATATTTATTATCTATGCCTTCTATTTTTTATATATTATTCAATAAAAATATAGTATATAATTGAAAAAATTCAATTTTAATGAACTATTTTTTAAAAAATATTTAAGCATTTATTAAAAATAATATTTAATTTTTTCTATGAACATATTCAAGAAAATATTTGAACAAACATTAACATATAAATTATCCCAAGCAATTTATTACACATATCGATATATAAAAGACTATCATTATGTTAGTGATACTTTTTATTCAGATGCTTTTAAAAAAGTCTTGAAGAAATATTTGAATATAGATGTAGATTCAGATTGGTTAGGAAGATTATATGGAGTTATTAATCCTTTAATAGATATAAATGGAAAAATCAATATAAATAACATGGTTATTGTATTAGATGGTGAAAATACAAATAATAATGACCAAGTACAATATTGGGCCCATAAACAATTAATGTTGATTGCTGAATTATTTAAAATCGAAAAACTTTATGATTATATTGATTTAGAATTTAAGCATGTTGGTCCTGCAAATGCAGATAATTATTTATTGATTTTTGATATTGTTTCAAGAAAATTATTTGCTAAATATTGGAAAAAAGTTTTAGGACATATTGTATTTTATGCATTAATAGTTCTATGTTTATTTATATTTGTTCTTTAATGGACAAAGTTAAAAATATATTTTTAATTTATTATGGTAATAGATCCACAAGAAAAGCAAAAACAATTAAAAGAATTTGAAGCTTCACTTGAAGGAAAAACATTAGAAGAATTACAAGCGCTTGAACAAGAAGTAATTAAAGAGGCAGAAGGAATTGATAAAGAAGTAAGTGAAACTGAATTTGATTTACCTAAAGAAAATTATGCTGTTGTAGCTAAAGCTATTCATACAATTCTTGATAAGAAAACAGTTCAATGGCAATTTACTCTTGGAATGGTATCAATGTATGATTTTTGGGATGAAAAGAAAAATCCTGGTAAGGTTACCTACCCAATGCTTGATGGAACTCTTCGTGCTTTAGGAGAAGCTACATTTAGTGGTTATGATGAATGGGCAGCTGTAGTTGCTATCAATAAGTATTTTGAACCAATTCGTGAAGCTTATGTAAAGACTACTGAAAAAGTTTATGATGTAGCTTCAAAACATAATGTTTTGATTGATAAAATTCAAAAGAATACACCAATTGGTAAAGTAGAAGATACAGAAAAAGCTTAAAGATTTATTATTTTTGATGAAAATGCATAAACATTTGTTTATGCATTTTTATTTTTAAAAAATGGCAAAAAAGAAAAAAATAATATTAAAACCTAAATCCGACATAGGACTTAATAGAGAGCTTCCTATGTGTTATAATTGTATGTGGAGGCATAAAGATACTGGTTACTGCCCAATGTATATGGAATATTATGATTACAATCACATGTGTCCTACGCGTAAAATATTTCGTTATAATTTCGAATTGATGGATTTAGGTTATAGAAATTTACATATATGAAAATAGCATTATTATGTGTAGGAAAAAATGAAGAAGAACATTTATTAGAATTTATAGATCATTATATAGATTTAGGAATAACTACAATCTTTTTTGGAGATAATAATGATGTAGGTAATAATGTTCAATATAAAGTATTAAAACCATATATTGATAGTGGTAAAGTACAATATTACAATTATCAAGGTATAGAAGATATTCAACATAAATTTTATACTAACATTTATTTTCAAGAAAAAGATAATTATGATTGGTATTGTGTTTTTGATTGTGATGAATTTTTAGATTTGAAAAATAAGTTTTCAAATATTGAAGAATTCTTAAATCAAAAAGAATTTAAAGATACTGATAATATTTTTGTTAAATGGGAATATAGAATTTCTGAAAATTTTCCATTATATCATAAAGTAAATCTTCCATATAAAGAACTTTATACTAAAACTGTTCATAAAATTCATAATGGTGCTTATTCTACAGGGGTAAAATCAATATTTAGATATTCAAATAATATTGAAAGAGTATCTTTACATTATCCAATTTATAAAGAATTATATAAACCAATTATTAAATTAGGAGATAATTACCAAATTATTAATGTTCAAACATCAGTTATCCACGGTTCTGAGAGAATTATAGATCCTGGTGCTGTGACATTAGTACATTATTTTTATAAATCGTTTGATGAATATGTTGAAAAAATATTTAGAGGTAGAGCTACTGGACCTAAAGAAAAATATTTTTATAAGATACAATCTGTCAACAAGATTATATGTTGTTATGACAAAATAATTAAAAATCCTACTAATAATATAAATTTATCAGTAGATGAAAAGAAACAAATTAAAACATATTTAAAAAATCAAGTATTAAAAAAATTATGGGAAAGAAAATAATAACTATAATATTATTTTTTGTTTGTATATTATGTTTTTCTCAAAATATAGAGAAATATGATAAAATAATTGACATGCAATATTATAAATGTTATTATGCTTCTTCTATACAAACTTCTTCATTTGTAATTTATAAGTTATATCAAGGTGGTGGAAATGAATCGAGAACTAATTTACAATTCAAATCATTTAACAATTTACCACATTTTAATTATATAAGATCTGGATATGATAGAGGTCATTTAGTTCCTGCTGAAGATTTTGCTAATAATAAACAAAAATTGAAATCAACATTTTACTATATAAATTGTATACCTCAAACTATAAAACTTAATAGAGGAATTTGGAAAAAATATGAAGGGGAAATTAGGAAATTTAGTCGACAAGACTCTTTACTTATCATTTGTGGTGGTTGTGATTATGATCTTAATAATCATCTTATTCCAAGAAATTGTTTCAAATTGGTATACAACCTTAAAACAAAGAAATGCATCTACTCATTATTGTTCTACAACGACAACTCCGGTTATGTTAGAGTAGAAGATAAATTAAAACAAAAAATATCTTTTAATAAAGCTATCGAATTATATGAAAAGGGAAACATTAAAAAAAGTAATTGATGATATAATTATAGAACAATCTGGTTTAGAAAAGACATTTTTTAGTTCTAAAGTTAATAATGGTGAAAATCTTATAATGGTTAAAGAATTATTACATGATCCACTAGATTGGTATGAAGTGTTATCAGAAATAGAAAGAAAATGTAAAATATTAGTTAATGATGAATTATTAATTAAGTCTGATATCACTTATGGTGAATTTATAGATGTGTTTTATAATGAAATAGAAAGAGAATTAAAGGAATGCAAAGGATTGCAATAGTTGGATCAAGAAATATTAATGATTTAGAATTATTAGAAGATATATGGAAACAATTAGAGCTTCCATATAAAGATGTGACAATAGTTTCTGGTGGTGCGATAGGAGTAGATAGTAATGGGGCTGATTTTGCAGATAAATATGGAATACCAATTATAGTTTTTAAACCTAATTGGGCAAGATATGGTAAAAGTGCTGGATTCAAACGTAATGAAGATATAATAAAAAATTGTGATATTTGTATTGCAATATGGGATGGTAAATCACAAGGAACTAAACATTCAATGGATTTATGTAAAGCATATTTTAAAAGACTTTATGTTTGGAATAATTCACCAGGACATAAACAATTATACACATATAAATATGAAAATACTCAATTAGAGTTATTTTAAGAGTTGAATACAAATTCAACTCTTTTCTATTTTATATAAAAATATGTTAAAATAGTATGTATTTTCAAGGGCCATTCTTATTGTTAAATGAAAAAAATGGGCATTATTTTGAAATTGATAAATTAAATATTCGTACTGAATTTGGACAAACATGTATAATAGATTTTTATATAGGGCAAAATAATAATAATGAATATGAATTGAATGAAATGTTTTATAAAGATGCTTTATATAATTCTATAGATGGTAGACAATGTTTTTGTAAAAGAAATTTGGCTAATTATATATTATATGAATTAGTTAAAGAAAATAAAAATACATATAGAAAGAAAAAATCATTAGAATTAAAAGTAGGAATGCTTACTTCTTATGATAGTGATGAATCTTTTTGTACTGTTAATTTTGATTATTTTATTATAGAATCCGATTCTAAATTATGTGTTCATTTATATGAAGAGCAAAACTTATATCAGCAAGAACATAATCATTGGTTAAATGAAGAAAGGATAAGACAAAACTTTCTAATGGATCATAATATACTACATAATGTTAAAAGAAGTATAAGGGAATCAGAAATAAAAAGAGAAGAACAAGAATTAGACGAAATACAGAATAGTTGGGAAAGATTTACTCCTTGGGGATTGTTTAAATTATGGAGTAATGGTAGAATTTAATTATGATACATTTTATATTTTCAGAAGAAGATCAAAGATATTTATTTTTGAAATTTGATACACAAGAAGATGACCTTTGGTTAGCTTCAAATAAAGATCATGTAAATTTAACTGATTATTTAAATTTAGTTGATCCAATGTGTTATTTGGCTTCATATGGAAATAGAGAGCCATTTACACAAGATTTTTTATTTTCTTATGTACAACCTACAGGACAAAAGATATATTATTGTTCTATAGGACTTTGGCAAGAAATATATCTTTTCTTTAGAGATAATAAAGTAGAATTTGATGGGTTAATGGATCATCAACAATTTTTTAAACGTAAAATCAAACATTCATTTGAAGAGTTTAAAGCAATTGTTGATAGTTGGGGTATGTCAAGAGTTCCAAGACCTTATCAATATGATTCAGCTTATAAAATCCTTTGTTGGAGGCAATCAGTTTCCGAATTAGCAACTCGTGCCGGTAAAACACTTATAGCATACATGGTATTTAGATATTGTGTTGAATATTTAGGTGCTAAACGTATGCTTATGATTGTTCCTTCTATTGACTTAGTAAAACAAGGTTACAATGACTTTAATGACTATAAAGAATTTTTCAAAACAGAATGTATATGGTCTGGTGGTAAATTAGTAGAATCAGCTAACCTAACTATTGGTACATTTCAATCTCTTATTAAATTCTTAGATAAAAAAGACAAAAAATATAACCCGAAGTTCTTTAATGGATATGATATTGTATTTGTTGATGAAACACATAGAGCTACAGCTGATCAAATGAAGACTATTATTAGTCAACCATTTATGAAAGAAGTAAAGATAGCTTATGGTATGACAGGTACAATTCCAGAAAGAAATACTATTGATTATTTTTGTCTCAAATCACTGATTGGCGCTACAATTCAAATTATTAAACCTTATAAATTGATGGAACAAGGTTATATTTCTAAAGTTCGTATCAATCAAATTAGGATGCATTATAAAGACAAGTTATTTGTTAAAGAATGTTATATGACTTGTGCTGAATATGCCGTATCTGATTTTGTTACTGAACCAGATCCAAAAAAACCAGGCAAGACAAAAAGAGTAGAATTGGAGAATCCTATTCACCAATTGAAATATGCTAAAACAATTCCACAAGGTTTATTAGAAATAAAAGCTAAAATATTCAATGGGCCGATTGATAGAAAGGATTTAATGTATGAAGAAAAACTAAATGCATATTTGAAAGAACTTAAGTCATTTATAGCTGATTCTAAAAATTCAAATGCTTTAGTTGTTGAAAGATATGTTACTCATTTTATGGAAGCCCGTATAAATTATCTTTGTGATAAAATCTTACCAATATGTACCAACAATACTTTGATATTAGGGCATCATACTACATATTTGAATTATTTAACAGATATAGTCACAAAAAGATTTCCACAAAGACATGTTGTTATTATAACAGGTGCAATTAGCACTAAGAAAAGAGATGAGATAAAACAATTACTTAAAGATAATAATGATTGTATATTAATTGCTTCTTATGGAGTAATGTCAACCGGTATTACACTTTCAAATTTATGTTTTGGTGTATTATTAGAATCATTCAAATCTAATGTAATCAATATGCAATCTATAGGTAGAGGATTAGGATTATCAGATCTTAAAGAAGAATATACTTTATTTGATATGATAGATTGTTTTGATAACAAATATTTAACAAATAAAATATTTTTACAAGGTAATAAAAAGATTGAAATTTATGAGGATAACCATTACCCTTATAAAATTATAAATGTGCAAATATAAATTAACTATATTTAATATATGTTAGAGATTAATGATTATCAAGCTCAAGTAAGAAATTTTGCTAAATACCCTATGGAAATAGGGCCATTTTATTGTACTTTTGGTATCGGTGAAGAGTTTGGAAAATTAAATCAAAAAATAAGAGAATTGTTAGATGATCCAACTCACCAAATAGATAAGCAAGATTCTATGAAAGTGGCTATTTCTTTAGGTGATATTTTATATTATATTACTAATATGGCTACTGATTTTGGAGTAACCATGGAAGAAATTTGTTTATTGAATATTCGTAAACAAAATATGGCATTAGAAAAGAAAACAAAAGAAGAAAATCAAAAAGTTACAAAATTAGATGAAAACAAGTAAGACACCTTTTATCAAATGGTCAGGTAGTAAGCGTAAACAAGCACCATATATAGTAAGTCAGTTTCCAAGAGAAATTGATACATATTATGAATGTTTCTTAGGAGGAGCATCAGTATTACATGAATTGTTAAATAAAATTTATGAAGAAGAAATTAAATGCAATCATATCATATGCAGTGATATTAATTATGATTTGATTGCTATTTGGAATCTTTTAAAAGGAAAAGATACAAGAGAAGAACTTTATAATTTTTATTGTAATTTACATAAACAATTAAAAGAAAGATGTAATTATATAGAAGGAACTGATATTACAAGAGAAGATGTTCAAAAAATACAAACATTATATTATGAGATGCGTCAGAAATATAATGATTTGATAGATAAAAATGACCATAGTCAAGAACGTTCAATGATTTTCTATTGGATTACTCGTACTTGTTTTAATGGACTTATAAGATATAACCCAAAGAATAATCATTTTAATGCATCGTTTCATGTGGCTGGTAGATTTGGTATAACACCTGAAGAATTAAGATCAGTATTTGATTCGTGGGCATTAGTTATTGATTCATTTATAGATAATGGAGGAACTATAGAATTTATAAATAAATCTTATAATGAAGTGATTTGTAATGCTAAATCTGGTGATTTAGTATATATGGATCCACCTTATGAAAATACAGGTGGTTTATATTTTTGTAATGGTTTTGATACGGATTTATTTTGGAAAACCATTATGGATATGAATGATAGAAATGTTAAATGGTTATTGTCTTATGATGGATTAACTGGTGATGAAGATAGAACAGCTAATATTCCACATTTTTATACAAGACATGAATATGTAGATGCGGGTCATAGTTCATTTAAGAAACTTAGATCAAAGTCTAATAAAGAATTCAAAAATAAAGATCAAGTTAAAGATTCATTATATTTAAATTATGAATAAAGAGCAATTTATTGAAAGAATAAATACTAAAGCATGGGCTTCACCAGTACCAAATCATATTATAGATAATTGTTATAAGTTTTTCTTTGAAGATGAATCACAATGGAAAGAATATCTTGATGGTACATTTTGGTATGTAATAGGATTATCAGAAGATAGATATGACTATTATTGGGTATGCATAAATAATAAAGAAAAGAAATTAAAGTTTATTACTTGTGTATATGATATTGATAAGCCATGCAAAGTAACAAAGAAATGGAATAAAGATGAAAGAAACAATATATTAAAAGAAGTTAAAGAATATTTTAAAGAACATTCTATTAAAGAGAATTTAATATATTTGGATAATAAAATAATGGAATAATATTAATAATGAATAAAATAGTTATAAATTATAGAGTAGCTGCTGAATATTGTAATTTCCCTTGTGTATATTGTAACCCTAATGGTTGGAGATTCACCAAAAAAGATAGATTAAAACATTTATATAAAAATCAAGATGTTGTTAATAAAAATATAGGGATGTTATTTAATGCTATTAAAACTAAATATGAAGTACCAATATTTTTAAATATCCAAGGTGGTGAACCGGCATTAGTAGATTTAAAATATTATAAGAATTTAGTAAAATATATAGATTTCGATTTGATAAATGATATTAAGATACAAACTAATTTATCAGGATCAGTTGAATATTATACTGAATTAAATAAAATTTTTAATAATAGATTAGTTATTGATGCCGCATATCATGCACCATTTGGAACTTTAGATGATTTTATAAATAAAGTTTTAGAGATACAAAAAAATGTTTTTGGTATTTTTATTCATTTTACAGTAGATGACAATAATTTTATTGGAGAAGAAAAATATAATGAAATTGTTAATAAAGGGATAAAAATACAATTAGTTAGAATATATAATAAATCTGTTTATAAAAATACTAAACTTACTAATCCATTTTTAGTAAAATATTTTGAAGAACACCCATCAGAAGGAAAAATTATTAAATCTACAAATTTACCAAATGGATTAAAATTAAAAAACAATAAGATTAATATTGTATATGGAACAAGGAAAATTCCTGGTGCATTTATAAATAAAAAAATGAATGGATTTTTTACTTTTTTTTCAAATAATGAAGGAAATAGATTATATAACCATTTAAATTGGAATGATGATATAATAAATAAATTTTTAGATGTTAATATTCAATGAATAAAATATGGATTTGTGCCATTGCTAAAATGGAAGAACTATATATTCAAGAATGGATTGAATGGCATAAAAAAATTGGAGTAGATCATATAATTATTGGAGATAATAATGATAGTAATTATGAAATACCATTACAACCAATTATTCAAAGTTATATAGATAGTGGATATGTAGAACTTGTTAATTTAAATGATAAATTAGGATATCAACAAACTTTTTATGCAGAAATATATCAAAATAGAAAAGAAGAATTTGATTGGATAGGTTTTATAGATATAGATGAGTTTGTAGAAATAAAGAAACAAACAAATATCAAAGATTTTCTAAATCAATCTATATTTCAAAATACAGATTCTATTTTGTTTTGTTGGAAAAATTATGGAGATTCTGGAAAAATACATTATGAACCTAAACCAGTAAAAGAAAGATTTACTAAACCAACTAAATTCAGTTATTTTAATGGGATTAAATACTTTATTCGTGGGCATTTAAATGAAGTTATTCAATTATATAGTATACATGAACCAGAATTAGGAAATTTTCAAGAAGGATATAAAATTAAAGTATGTGATGTATTAGGTAATTTTAATTTTACAAAAAAGATAAGGGAAGGTAAAGGTGATAGTTATTATACTCAAATTTTTATAAATAAAGAATATTATCAAACAGCATATTTAAGTCATTATGTAACTAAATCTACCGAAGAATATATTAAATATAAATCTTTAAGAGGTAGATGTGATAGAAAAGTAAATAATTATGAACCAAGATATACCGGTCAACATTATTTTGTGTATAATAATAAAACACCAGAAAAAATTAAGTTATTCAAAGAATATTATACTCAGATTAAAGAATTTAAAGAAATACAATTAAATAAATATAATTCATAGATATGGATATAGGAAGCGGAAATGGTTATCCAAGTGCGGCATTATCAAATTTTTCTCCACATCCGTTTGAAATAGATGGTGTTGAATGTGCATCTATGGAAGGATTTTTACAAGCATTGAAATTTGAATCTATAGAAATGCAAAGATATGTATGTACATTAGTTGGTAAGGCCGCAAAATTTAAAGGAAAGAAAAAGAAGTGGTATCAAAAACAAGAACTATATTGGAATGGAAGAACATATAAACGAGATTCAGAAGCATACCAAAATCTCCTCAATAGAGCCTACAATAGACTTTATAAAAATGGAAGCTTCTATAAAGCTTTACAAGCTACAAATGGAGCGGCTTTGGAACATTCTATTGGAAAAAACAAAAGTTCCGAGACAGTACTTACAAGACAAGAGTTCTGCTCTAGACTTACTTATTTACGAGACAGAGGAGAACTTCCAGAATACGATGAACCAAAGCAACCAACACAAATGGAACTTGGATTATGAAGCAACATATTTACAATCTAAATTCTAATTGATTATGAAAGATTTTAAAGGAAAAGAATTAAAAGAAGGAGATGAAGTAATATTTGTATTTAAACAAGATGGTAGTAAAGGAAAAATACAACTTTGTGAAGGTATAATTAAAATGTTCCATGCAGGTAATGCATATATTCAACCAAAAGATAAAGATTGGGATTTTGCAACATGGGGATGTAAAGGAAAATGTATTATGAAAATATAAATATAATTATTAATATGGATAATAAATGGCATTATACAGAAAAGGGAGAATATCCTCAAATATTTGGACAATATGAAAATAAACACTATCCACAAATTCCTTGTTTAGTTGAAGATGTTGGATTCTTTGGAATTAGATATTGGAACGTAACAGAAGAATGTTCGGATGATGAAGAAGCAGATGATTATTTCTGTGACAAGGATGGAATTGTAAGATGGAGATATTTAGATGCTCTTTTAGATGAAAAGTAATATGAATATAATAAAACCTGGTAAACTAATAAGAACCAATAAAGATTTAGTATTTTGGACTATATGGTCATCATGGCTTGTAAGTAATATTATCACTATGAAAGTATTTGGTGATGTTACAATTACAAATTTATTTTTTATACTTGTATTTACTATTTTAATATTAGTTCAATCATATAATAAAAAAATTGCTAATTGGTTAAAAAAGTATAGAAATGAAAATTAAAAAATTTGTTTCTTACTATGTTAAGTGACTTATATGGGAGAAGAATTTGAAAATGAATTTAGAAAAATGTGTTGGAATTATCATATAGATAGTAGTTCAACATTAGATTCTGGTGTTTATAGAGAATTTGCAGAAGAATTTTATAAATTAGGTTTGAAACATGGAAAATCTTGATAGAGAAGAAAGTAATATGTGTAAATTTAATATGTGTAAATTTTATGACTATTACAAAGATCAATGTTCAAGAGATTGTTGTATAAAAATAGAAAAATGATAATATGGCAAGAAAAGTAGATCCACAACAAAAATTGAAGAAATTTTATGAGAAGTTTAATGAAGAGTTAAAATTAGAAGGTTTAACTATTAATGAGCAAATACATAAGCTTATTGATGCCGCTAATGATACTCATAAATTAGTTGATGAACAATTAAAAGAAATTAAAGAAGTAGATTATGTAAAGGCATTAGAATTGACACCAATTGATAAGCCTACATATCTTGAATTTGTAAGAATTTGTTCATTAAAGAATAATGATAAATTGCATGATAAAGCAATTGAAAAATTCTCAGAAGATTTTGAACAAAGATTATTTACTACAAATATCAGACATTCTTTCTTAGAATCTTATATGAATGGTGATGAATTAAAGATTACAGATGAAGATAATCAAGAATATAAGCCATTTACTGATTATAAATCAGCAGAATTTGAACAAATAATGAATGATTCTGCTACCAAACGAGAATATATTAATTTAGTATTAAATAGAAGAATTAAACAATTAGGTAAAGCTGCAGAATATATTACTGATGGTGAACTTCAATTCAAAGATTTCAAGAAATTAGCAGACTTTGAATATTATAAAAATGGTGGAATACCTAAAGAAGACTCTCCATCTAAGATTTGGAAAATATTCCAAACATTTAATGATTCTTATCGTTTGATGAACAAATATGGATATACCCAAGAGACACATGATTTAAAATATGAATTCGGTTTAGATATTACTACAAAAGAACCAAATTATGTAGAACACTCTTGGGAAATATCACAAGATAAAGGAGAAGAATAACAGAATGCCCACAGGTTAACTTTTATTAACAATTATAAATATCTTTCAAATAAGTTAATAAAAGTTAACCTGTGTGTTTCTTTTAAAAATTAAAATCTATATTGTTCTTATCCATTCCATCATATTTGACAAATTTCTTGAATATGTCAAGATATTCATCTTCAGAAATCGCATATACTTTATCATTCCATTCTATATCTATTACTGATATATTATTATAACAATAGCATTTAGTTCTATTGTCAGTTGGAATACAGAAATAGTATTTTCTCTCTCCAAAGAATTGTACATTATGGTTTTCTTCTTGAGAATTTACCAACTTCATTATATAATATATTTTATCTGTATTAGTATTTCTCTCTATTAAGATTCTCTTACCAAATAATGTTTTAGAACTATATAATTTTTTATCTATTAGATTCATGTGATTTATGTATAATTTTATTTAAAAACAATAGGAAGTACAAATAATGTACCTCCTATATATTTTAGTAAAAATAAATAATTTACATCGAAAAGTTTAAGCAATTTCATCATCCCAGAAGTCGCAACGGAATGTTGTAGTCAATTGACGAGCATCATTTGAAGAATAATCCAAATCTTCAAGACCAGTAACAGCAGTAAGCATTACGTGGTGGAAGATATAAGATCTCCAAATTTGACCGTTACGGTTAGCTTCAGCAATACGAATCTTATCAGAAATATAGTCTGTCTTAATACCACGAGCACCAGTTTGTTGATCATATGACAAATCTTCCCAAGCACGGAATATCTTAAGAACGTAGTTATCTGTTACGTTACGTAAGTTCATGTTGTAAGTAATTGTAATATCAGCAGCAGTAGTATCAAGTGTTGGGTTCAAGAATGAAACTGTAGTACCATAGAACTTTTGTTCACCAGCAGTTGTAGTCTTTTGAAGTGCATCAAGACCTGATACATTAGTAACTTGGTGAGTTAAAATAAGACCAGAGTCTGATTGTAATTGTGCAATTTCTTGTAATGCAGGTGGCAATTCAAAATATACTTCATATATTTGCTTGTGAACTGGATCCCATTTGTTAATACCAGCTTCCATATTTCTAATATGAGGTAAGTGATTTAACTCTTGTGCCATATTGTCTATATAATATTATATATTTAGTATTTCTTTTATAAAAATAATAAACTTTTATAAAGTAGAGGAATTTCTTCCTCTACTTTTATTATGTTTATTGAGCGCTTATAGAAGCTTGCATTTCTCCAGTTCTGTAGATATGTAATTCGTGAACCATCTTACCCATACCACGACCAGGTTCGATATGTGTAGACAATACAGCCATTTCATTATCGATAATTTCTGGTGTGTTGTTAGATTCATCCATGATATTCTTATAGTCTTGAAGACCACCGTTAGCTTTTACAAGTTCACAGATGTTATTAGCTTTATCAAGGATAGCATTACGAGTACGTTGGTTGTTGAATTCCCATTGATAACGTTGAAGAACCTTTTCAATTTCATCTTGTAAGTAGATAACCAATTCACGAACATGAACTTTAGAAAGAGCTGAAACAGGTGTTTGTTTAGCTGTTTGGTTAGCATTGATGAATGTACCGAAGTTTGGACGGTAAACCATACAGTTAACACCAAATGGTTCAATAATTTGAAGTTCATCTTGTGAGTACTTATGGTCAGGACCAACAAGACCAGATGCAGTAATATTACCGTAGTTAGGACCTGCAACTATGTAGTATGGTTGACGAGAAATGTACTTGTCAACGAATAAGTTAGAAACAAGACCTGCAGATGGAATAATACTGTCAATATAACCATCAGAGAACTTAAGAGGTGTGTAGAATGCAATAAATGAAGCACCATCTGCATCTGATGGTAAAGCAAACTTAATTGAAGCAGCTTTTTTCTTATTGAATCCATCTACAACATATTGTACATCGAATAAACCTCTTCTATCAGTAAATGATGCATAAGGACATTTAACAAATGATTTAACTGATGGGAAGTTAGCGATACAGAAAGCAGATTGCTTTTCTTTACATAAGAATGAAAGAACATTCTTAAGGCTAGCTTGTGGGAATGATTCAAATGTATCAATTACATAACGATAATCAATTTCAGACTTATTAAGAAGACCAGTACGAAGACCTTTGTAATCTGTTAAAGCTGAAAGGATAAAGTTTTGCCATTGAACTTTTGCCCACATACCTGTTCCTTCTGGTTTATCATTCTTGTAAGTATAACCTTCAAGATATTGAGGAACCATTGTACCTACTTCTCTGTTAAGAGCACCATCAACACGAATGATGTAGTTATTTTGAGATAACTTAGCATTTTCAGTTGGTTTAGCAATAAGAAGAAGTGGTTCAGCTGAGAAAGTTACATAGTAGAATTTGAATTCACCAACTTCTTTTGTACCAGCTTTAACTTCATCATCATCTGCTTTATAGTATTCAGTACCAAAACCTGTAACATAAACGTTATCGTAGTACAAATCTTTATCTTTATCATCGATTTCACCATCAAGGTTCATATCATTAGTACCATCATCAGCTAAGATAGTATCACCATTTTGAAGAACTGCAAGTAATGACTTATCGCAGTAATTCTTAGAAATAAGAGCAGGTGTACCATATACTCCATCAATGATTTGGTCATCAACAAAATCCCAGTTGTTATCATTAAAATCAATGAATGAAACAGAAGTACCATATACTGAGTTTTCACCAATTTTACCTTCATTAACAAATCTTGTGTTAGTTATAATATCAACATTTAAGAAGTTAACTTTAAGGTTATTATCAACATCAGTAAAGATATCATAATCTTCTGAATATCCACCTTCAAGACGAGAGATAGAAGTAATAACTTTTTCAGGACCATCAAGTGGTTCTTCTTCGTCCATAAATGCATCTCCTGCATAGTATGTACCATAACCATCTTCAAGCTTAAGTTCTTTTGGATCACCAGCTTTAAATGGAAGTGTTTCACCTTCTAATAATTCTGCTTCAGCAGCAGCTACATCTTCTTCGGTGTAGTATGATTTAACAAGAACACCTAATTTAGCAGCTATCTTCATAGCTTGGTATTTATTATCAACAGTGATAGTAATCTTCTTATCTTCATCAGTATTACCTACTTGATTAAGAGTAATAGTAGAGATTACATATTTCTTTTCAACTGTTTCTGATGGGTATTCATCGTTTTCACCTTTTTCACCTAATTCTTGAACAGTCTTAGGAATTTCATGATTGATTTCAGATACATATAATGTACCATAGATCTTTGTCTTACCATTAGTTTCAAGTGGAACAAGTGCACCTTCACCTTCTGGAGCAGAAAGATCATAAACATTAACACCAAACTTGATTTCATCAGCGATAACAGGTGCATTAACGTTACCTAAAACAGTTGTAGTTGCAGTACCATCATAAATCTTTTCAAGAGAAAGAGATTTATTGTAAACTTTCTTTTGAGCTACAGCAGTATTTGTAGGAATGAATAAACGACCAGAAAGATCAATATTAGCACCATCACCTTCTTCAAGAAGATCAGTGTTGAATGACATCATCATATTGTGAATATCAGCATCTGAATTGAATAATACATTAAGAGCTGCATAAGCACCTTGCTTATTCTTAAAGTCAGGAATAAGAGAACCTACCCAGTGACCAATAGCTCCAGATGTTTCGTCATTGTAAAGAGCATCAAGTGGATCAACTGGATCACCAAAACCATCAAATACTTGGTTACGAAGAACAAGAACTGGTTCATCATTTTCGTCTAATTCATCTGTAATCATGAAGTAATTCTTAAGAGTTTCAGATGCAAGAACTTGCTTAGCAGTGAACTTTCCTTTGAATACATAGATTTCAGCAAAATAGTCAGACATCAAGTTATTTTCTTTACCTTCAAGGTATTCAGGAATTTCTTCAGCTCTGTCACTATACCAATCATGTACTGTTAAATTATATCCAGCTACCTTTTGTCCGCTTGCTTTACGGATAAAGTATGTACCAGAATTTGCTTTTGTATCTTTAACACAAATGTTGATATATTGGTCAAGAACTGTACCTTCAACTGAACGAGCACCATTCAATTGGTTTTCATCGAGATCCCAGAAACGAGTAGTGTCATAGATATCTTCGACCTTAAGCTTAACTGTGTCAATTGGATTAAATTTAGGGTTGAAGTCGGTAGAGATAGTTGCACCTGATACAGTTTCACCATCGAATTTCTTCAAGTTCAAGCAAAGAATAGGACTTACTTGAAGCATTTGAAGAGCAAGACGGTGGAAGAAAATACCACGCTTTTCTAATTTTCTACTTGGCTCACCGAAAATTTGTCTAAATTCACCAGAATCCTTAATATAAACAGGTACATTGAAAGGACCCTTTTCTGAATAACCGACAACCAATCTAAGCATTTGGGTATCTTGATTTAAAACAGTTGATTTATCAAAAACAACACGGTATATACCAGCAGCTTTAAATTGTTGTAAATAAACAGGAATTGCCATATTATATACTTCTATTTTTATATATTTATTATTTGCTTACATATTATATGTAATTTATTAAAAATAATATTTTTTAATCGGGTTGGAATTTAATATTATTACGTTTTTATATTATTAGAAAAATAAAAAAGGGAGTTCGTTTGAACTCCCAAGTTTGTGAGTTTGAAACTCACTAGATAATATATAGAGGCGAGAATTGTCTCTACAAAGATTAAACAAGTCCAAATTCGTTGTTGATAGCGAATGTGATGTATTGGAGTTCTGGATAGAAACCAGCTTCAACAATAGCATAACGGCTATTAACAAGCATCTTAGGAGCCATTGTACCTTCAGCTGTAATAGATACAGTATCAGCAAGGATATAAGGCATAAAGATAACACCAGGAGAGTTACCATCACCTTTACGTCCAACACAAACACGTGTATCACCCCATGTCATATATGGATCAACATATACCTTAAGACCGGCAAGAGTACCAGCTAAGAATAAGTTTTGAGAACCATCTTGAGCCATATTGTTAGCCATAGGAGCAACAACATATTGAGATACATCTTGAAGAGCTGTAGCTACTTGTGCGTTAGTAACAACCCATGTAGCACGACCACGACGACCAACAGTTTGGATAAGGTTAGCAGCAGCTAAGATACGTGAAGAAATACGACGTTGACGTGTATGAGTATTTTCAGCAGAAGTTAATGTTTCAACATTAGGAACTGCATTGAAGATATTCTTACGATCAATACCGCGGTTATCGATGAATTCACCAATTCCTTCGAAATCAGCAAGTGCTTTAGAAGTAGCTGAACGACCCATAAACAAGTTAAGATCAACACCTTGGAACATCTTTTGTTGAACAGCGTTAGTTACACCAAGTGCGAATACTCTTTCAAGAATTCTTTGGTTAATAGTTTGAGTAATTTCATTTTGCATAGCTTCCATGATCTTACCAACTGCATCAACACCAAATAATGGAAGGTCTTGAAGTTGTTGACGTGTTACAGCACCAGTAACTTCATAAGAACCAACTTGTACCCATTTGTTGAACAAACGAAGACCAAGTGAGTTACCTGTACCAGTTTCGTTTTCAGCACGTGTCATTGGACGACGACCACCATCGATAAAGTTAGCGAAACCATCAATGAAGTCAGCAGAAGTTTGAACGAAGTCAGCTTTTGCACCAGCAAGAGCAGCAGCTTCAGCTTCACCGATCTTAATAGTAACATTACCATTAAATACTTCTGTAATAGCAGCAGGTTGGTCACCTTTTACACATGAAACAGTTTCAAGTAAGATACCACCATCGTTACGACCGATACCCTTGAACTTACCAGTAAATGCAGTACCATCAGCACCTTTAACAACGATTGTAGCACCAACACCAGCAGCTTTAGCAGCAGCTGCAGCAGCAGCTAAATCTTCAAGATCACCAAGAATCTTAACATAGATTGGCTTATTTTCTTTACCTTCACCTTTACCATCAAAGTTTGTTAAGTTACCAGTAACATTCATCTTACCACCGGCATATGGGAAGTCCATATAAGTAAGTACAGTGAAAGGACCTTTAGTTGGAATAACTGGAACCAATTCAAGACCAATAGTTAACAATGCAACGTTAAGAGCCATTGGAAGAGTTGATACTGGGAGATCACCTGAACCAGGGAGTTGGTTATGGAAATCAGCACCAAGAACACCCATATTTTGAGTTGGTAATTGTTGAGGAACTGTCATGTTACCCATACCCATTGTGTTAAGAGGAGTAGCATAGATAGGACCTACACCTTGACCTGGAACTACACCTGGAGTACCAGCGAAACTGTTAATACCTAATTGAGATTCGTGAATTTCGTGGATAGCAGCATATTGAGAAACCCATTCAAGTTTTTCTTTATCAGTAACATTAAAGTTCTCTGTCAACATTTGCTTCCATTGATTTGAACCATTTTCATTAATAAACATACGTTTTTAATTCTATAATTTATTTGTTATATTTCAATGAAATTTTAATTTCTAAATTAAAACAATATTATATAAATATTATTTAATAAAAATAATTTATTTCAAAGGAAATGGTAAAAGATTACCATTTACCAATACGTCTCATTTGTTCAGCTATTGTATTATGATACTTTTGAATTGGGTTAAGATTTTCTTCAATCTTTTCTTCCTTCTTGTTAAATTCTACATTAGCCCAGAATGATTCAAGAACACCAGCTTTTGTGAAATCATAAAGCTTAGAACTTCTAACGATTTCTTCTTGACGAGCTTCATCAAGTAATTCCCAAGATGGTTTGTATTGAGCAGGCATGCTTTCAACTACATAAACACCTTTCCACTTAGTTTGTTCTTGATTTTCTTTAACAATATTCTCTAATGGAGTATTGTTAGAACCAATAGTTTCAAGTAATGAATCTATTTCTTCAAGACGACCAGCCTTATTTTCAGCTAAGAAAGCAGAAACATTTTCATTAACTTTCTTTTCAACATTTTCCATATGTTCTGGAGCAAATTCTTCATTTACCCACTTATCAATAACTGGAGCAAATTCTTCTGTAATCCAATTTTGTACTTCTGGTGAATATTCTTCAGTAATCCAGTTTTGTACTTCAGGAGCGAATTCTTCAACAACCCAGTTTTGAACTTCTGGAGCAAATTCTTCACATACCCAGTTTTGAACTTCTGGAGCAAATTCTTCACATACCCAGTTTTGAACTTCTGGAGCAAATTCTTCAACTACCCAGTTTTGAACTTCTGGAGCAAATTCTTCAACTACCCAATTTTGGATGCCTTCAGAAATAGTTTCAATAGATTCATTAATCTTGTTATCGATAATTTCTTCTACAGATTCCATTACATCCATACCATCAAGCTTTTCTTGTAATGCTGTTTCAATTGTCTTCTTGAATTCAGGAGCAAATTCTTCATTTACCCATTTTTCAATAGCAGCATAGTTGACAGGTTTTTGGTTATCTAAAGATTCTTTAGCTACATGAAGTTCAGCTTCAAGTGAAGTTACTTTATCAGTAAGCTTTTCAATAGCTTCTTTCAAATCTTTCATATCAACTTTTTCATTATCGTTATTTTTGTTATCGTCTTTGTTATCTTTTGTGTCGTCAGTTTTATTATCTTTATTATCTGCGTCACCTTCACCCTTATCAGTGTCTTTATCTTTATCGTCTGATGGTTGATCATCATCTCCTTCGACAATAGCATATATAACGTTACCATCATCTACTGATTCATTAAGACATTCAAGAGTTTGATTTTCTTTAAGATTTAATTTAGCTTGACTAAAACCTGGAGTACCTACCAAGTCATAAGTCTTGATAGTAGATAATGTAACATGAGATATACCACTTTCATTTGTAATTGTACCAGCACCACGTGATGATATATATAAAGGAAGACCACCTTCTACAATAGCTTGGGCAATCTGACCTTTAGGAGTATTTAATAAAAGAATTGTACCGGTGATAGTACCGTCTTCATTCATTTGAATCTTTTCAATCTTGTGAGAAACATTCTCAAGATTAATATTCATTGAATTAGGATGTTCCAATTCACCAGGACAACCATTATCTTCCTTAATAACCTCTTGCAAAGCTTCAACCATCTTTCCATAGTTCTCTTTGTCATAGATACGGTTATTTTGGTTCTTAACTCCACATACACCAAACACACCTTCTAAACGCATCATGCCTTTAGGAGCAGCTGATTCAGATACTTGAAGATTAGTTACCTTTCCCAAAGTTTCATAAACCAAGCAACGTTTGTTTGTCATAAATTATGTGAAACATATATTTGGTATTTTATATTCTATTAAAAATAATTCTTCTCTAGAAATAGATACGATTATTTAATAAAAATAATATTATTTTAATTGAAAAGAATATTATATAAATTTTAAAATGAAAAAAGGAGCATAATTGCTCCTTTATTTTCCTATAGCTTCATATATAAATTCTAATTTCTCTAATTCTTTTCTATTAAATATATTTCTTCCATCTATAATTATGTTACCTCTCATTAATTTTTTTGCAACCTCTAAAGACATTTCTTTAATTTGTTTCCATTCAGTAACAATAATTATTGCATCTGCATCTATAATAGCTTTATCTAATTCATTATAATATTCAATCTTCTCATTTGATTCACCTATTATTCTTTTAGCTTCACCTAATGCTATTGGATCATATATCTTAATCTTATCAAATGGTCCTAATTTTTGATTATCATTCAATAAATCATTTAAACATACAACTGAAGTAGCTTCTCTCATATCATCGGTATTAGGTTTAAATGCAGTACCCAATATTGTAATATTCTTTATTTGATAATCAACTCTTGAAGATGCTTTATATAATTTATCATAAAGGATATGTTTTTGTGAATTATTAGTAGCTTCAGCTGCTTTAATAACTTTCATATCTATATTATTTTGCTCTCCAGTTTTAATAAGTGCTTTTACATCTTTAGGAAAACATGAACCACCATATCCACAACCAGCTTGTAAGAATTTTGGTCCTATACGAGAATCCATACCTATACCTTTAGCTACATCTTCTACATTAGCACCAACTTTATCACAAAGATTAGCGATATCATTCATAAATGAAATACGAACAGCTAACATAGAATTAGCAGCATATTTTATCATTTCAGCTGATGGAATAGTTGTAAATACTAATTTTTCGTCTGGGAATTTTTTATAAATAGATTGCATAATCATCTTAGAATATTCCATATCGCAACCTATAACTATTCTATCAGGATTCATAAAGTCTTCAATAGCTGAACCTTCTTTCAAAAATTCTGGGTTTGAAACAACTTCAAACTCTACTTCTTTATTCAATTCTTTCAATGTATCTTGTACAACTTTACGAACCTTTTCTGCTGTTCCAACTGGTACTGTTGATTTAGTAATAATTAAAGAATGTTTCTTAATATACTTAGCAAACTCTTTTGCTACAGCTAATACATATTGTAAATCAGCTGAACCATCTTCATCCGGTGGAGTACCAACAGCTGAAAATACAGCATCTGCATATTCTATAGATTTATAATCATCATCAAAAAATAATTTTTCAGCTTGTATATTCTTTTTTACTAATTCTTCTAATCCTGGCTCATAAATAGGTATAATACCATTATTTAATTTATAAATCTTTTCTTTATTGATATCTATACAATGTACATTATGTCCCATTTCGGCAAAACAAGTACCAGTTACTAAGCCAACATAACCAGTACCAACAATAGATATATTCATATTATTGATCAGTTCCTGTTTTTATTATTTCGTTATTATTTGTTTCTCCACTATTTATCATAGCATCAATTTGTTTAATAAAGTCACGTGAACCCATAACAACTTTAGATCCATCTTCATTTTCAATATCATCTTTTTGCTTCTCTTCAAATGTTTCTTCACAATTAGCTTGCATTTCTTTAAATATATTTTCAAGATTTGCGGTTAATTGGTTTAATTGTGATTGCATTTGAAGCATAGAATTTTGTAATGAAGTTAATGAACCATATAATGTTCCTTTACCTGCATTAATAGTAATAGAAGTAATTAATGTATCTTGAGCTTTTTCATTGACTGCAAGCATTTTTAAAAGACGTCTGATATTATCCACTTCTTGAGCAATTTTATTAGGTATATAAGGATGTTGCTCTACATATCTTTTGTCAAAATAATAATCTGATAATCTTTCAACAATCTTCTTAGCTCTTTCATTAGTTTTCTTATCTACTTCTTCAAGATTTATAACTAACAAAGGAGTTTGTAAAGTATCATCAGTATCAACTAAATCTGGAGTATCAGATTGAATAAAAAGATTTTCTAATATATCTTTATTATTCTCTTCTGGTTCTTGAGTTCCATATTTTCCTTCGTAATTCATATTATTACATACTTTTTTTGTTATATATAAAAATAAAAATTATATTCTATTTAAAGCCAAAAAAAGACTGAATTTTGCATTCAGTCCTTAAATTTAAAAATAAAAAAGAGGAATTGATTTAAATCAATTCCTCTTAAATATTAGTTGTGAATTATTTCTTACTTAACATCATCAAAGTCTCCTCCCTTGTCCTTACCTTTGGTTTTGGTGTCATCTCCGGTTCCTTCTGGTGATGGGAGTTCTTTCTTTTCACCTTTCAATCCGAAAAGATTCTTAAACTGATCCTTTACTCCACCATTGATCATATCGAGAGCTGGAGCGAAGTTCTGAACAAAGCTCTTAGCGAAGTCAGCACCTGTGTTCTTATCACCGTAAACAGTAACATTACCAAGTTGTACGTGTTCAAGAACATGAGCTTGAGCTTCAGCGATACCTTTGTACTGATCAACCATCTTCCACTGAACTGCCATCTCTGGTGAACCAGCAGCTTGAATCATTCTTTCAAATGCCATAGCTGGTGCAAGTGCTTCCTGTTGAATACCTTTAGCTTTAGCAAGTGCCATAGCTTCTGCACCTTCAGCTTCGGCAAGCAACTTCTTACGATTACCTTCAGCTTCAGCTTCCAACTTCATTTGGGTCTTCTGAGCTTCAGCTTCAGCTTCACGAAGGATCTTTACCTTCAACGCTTCTGCCTCAAGTTCGGCTTTACGCTTAATAGCTTCGGCCTCAATAACTGCCTTCTCCTTAGCTTTCTGTGCTGGTACGATTTCGGTAGCATTCAATTGCTCCTCAGCGGCTTTAGCTTGTGCCTTATTAACTTCTAACTGACGTTCCTGCTTAGTTTTTGCAACTGACATCTCGGCTTCAACCATAGCAGTTTCCTTTACCTTCTTAGCATCAGCTTCAGCTTGACCAGCCTTAGCAGTAGCTTGTGCTACTTCAATCTTTGCCATCTGTTCGGCAACACCTGCCTTCTTATCAGCTTCTGCTTTACGCTTACGTTTCTCAGATTCATACTCAGCGGCTTTAGATTCCTTTTCCTGAGTTGCTTTTACAATTTCAGCTTCCTTAACCTGGTTAGCTTGTGCAATACGAGTTTGCTTCTTAGCTTCCTGCTCATTCTCAGTAGCTTCTGCATCAGCTTGTGCAGTAGCAATTGCCTTAGTCTGTTCAGCTTCTGACTTAGCTTTATTAGATTCAGCTTCTGCCTTACGAGCAGCAACTGCAGCTACCTTCTTAGCATCAGCTTCAGCTTGCTTAGATGCTGCTTCTGCATCAGCTGCAGATACATTAGCAATCTGCTTTGCTTTAGCTTCAGCTTTCTTAGATTCAGCAAGTGCTTGAGCTTCGGCAATACGTGCTGCCTTCTCAGCTTCCTGGTCGGCAATACCAGATTCACGTTCCTTTTCAGCTTCAGCCAATTGAATTTGCTTGTCTCTTTCAATACCTGCTACCTTAACTTCTTGCTCCTGACGAGTTTGATTAACTGTAACTTGCTTCTCCTTCTCAGCTGCAGCAACAGCAATTTCCTCTTCCTTCTTTGTGTTAGCAATCTTTACATTACCTTGCTTCCTCTGCTCAGCAATATCTGCCTCAGCTTCAGCTTGCTTACGGGTTGTAGCTTTTTGACCCATGTTCTTGATATAGTTGGCGTCATCGGTAATTTCTGAAATGTTAATGTTAGTAACATCATAACCAATCTTTGTCAACTCTTGCTCAAGGTTAGTACGTACCTTAGTTAAGAACTTATCACGGTCGGCGTTAATTTCCTCAATCAACATAGTTGCCATGATAGCACGTGTTTCACCAATCAAAATTTCTTGAATCTGAGATTGAATTTCTTGTGGATTAGCACTCAAGAAACGAGTTGCTGCATTCTGTTGAATTTCTTTATCTCGAGAAATTGCAGTTGTTAATACTACAGGCAAGTGCAATTGAATTGCTTGTGAATCAATACCGTCAACTGTCGCCTTAATCTGAATAGGCTTCATTGACATCTTCTTGAAGTCCTGAATGATAGGCCATACAAATGCACCACCACCTTGAATAATCTTACTTGGTACTACCAATGTTTGTGTCTTACCATCTTCACCTTGTACTTGGATCTTTCCAGATTTACCAAAAACAACCAAAAGTTCATCAGGTGCTGAACGGCGATACCTTGATAGAATTCCCCAAATTGTTAGAACGAGGAATAGGATTCCTCCACCAATCAAACACAATGTTAAAATTGTTCCAGTCATAAAAAATAAAATTAAAGTTAAAAAATATAATTAATAAAATGTTTACAATAAATTATTCGTAATATTCCCAAGTATTATGTTTAAGTCTTTTTTCTACCCATTTTAAAGTTTTATAATTTGAATAATCATAAAGACCTTTAGCAATTATTGCTCCAACTCCTAATAAAGCAATTGTACCTAATACTCCTTTTTGTTTATTGGTTAAAAAATTAAGCATCGATTGTATTTATTAAAATATTATTTCCTTCCTTTGTTAATGTAACTTCTGTTCCAGATTCTAACTCATCACCTGAATAAAATGCTGTTACATTAGTTGTTCCTGCAACTGTATGTGCTTCTACAGAATATTGTCCATTTCCTAGATTAAGATAGATCTTTCCTTTAGAATTATTAATACAATCTTGTGGTCTTTTTGGAGTTTGTGAAGCTTTCATTGCAAGTTTATATCCCCACCATAAAGCAAAAAATAAAATTACTCCAATTACGGTTGCCCACATATAATCTAAAGTACTAAATTGTGCAACTCCATTAATCTTATCTACTCCTGCCATATTAGCACGTAAAAATAGATATGAGCTAAAACCTAACAAGAAATGAATTAATCCTTTAAATGAAAATGCACTAGATACATCAAAATCATCTATACCATCTAAATCTACATCCATTTCAAAATCTCCTGCTGTCCAGGATAAAATCAATTTAACAGCAAACAATAAAAAAACTGTCAAAAATAAAATTGTATACCAAGCCATATTTACTTTTTATTAAAAATCTTTTCAATTTCATCAATACGTTCACGAACTTTCTTTAGAACTACTTCTTTAACTGTATCAGAATAATCAGTATAATTAACACCTGGTGTATCGCTACCCTCATGTATAATACCCAATTTCTTCATTGGATTTTCTGACAACATCTTATGAAAAGCTACTAATTCATCATGTTCATGTACTAACTGTTTAACATCATCAAATTTATTCATATTAAAAAAGTGGTGTTGAATTCATTATATCTATATATTGATTAATCTTTTCTACTGTCTCTAAAACATTATTTCCACCTTTCATCTCTAATCCATTAAAAGCTGAATGTGTAAAAGACATATCTTCACTAATTCGAAAACCTTCATCTTCTAAATTATAAACTTTATGCTTAAAACTTTTATAAGTAAAAATTGTCTTCATAATGTTTATTTTTTACATTATAAATATAGTCAAATTTTTATGTAATTTAAATAATTTTGATTTTTTGTCCACTAAAAATTTTAATTGACTCAATATGAGTAATTCCATCAGGTAGATATTCTGAAAGCTCATCAAGAAGCTTTGGATCAAACTGTGGGTACATTTCATAAAGATGATTATGTTCAATATAATGACCATCCTTAGTTCTTTCCAAAGTAATTCCACCAATCCAATTCATTGCTTGATCAATATTATCATGAATTGTTTTAATAATTGGCATGAACCTTACAAGATCATCACAATTAATTTCTGTCTCTTTATAACATGAGCCACCTCGCCTCACATTATGACCATATACAATCAAATAATCTTTTACATCCATAATATATCACAAATATTGGCAAGAAGATTCTTTTCAGATTCCTCTTGCCAGTTAGATAAATTTCTAATTACTTCTTGGTAAAGCGACCTTTAGCATCACGAGGCTGACCAACGTTGTAGGGCTCTACCATCTCGAGGTCAAACATTGTAGTAGTTCCGGCATACTTTCGGCCATTCAGGCAATACTTATCTTGTGTTCCACCGAAAGAAGGAGCAATTGCCTTATGATCACCTCCTACAATTCGATTCCGCTTGAAAACCGTAACGAAAAGCTTGTTATCGTTGGTGATACAATTGAACTTTACCGGATTACCGAGCTTTGTCTGAATTGCTGCACCATTCTTTGCCATCTCGAGGTTAAATTCCTTTGTCATCATAATTTGAAATTTTATTTGTTGTTTATTATTTGTTATTTACATATATAATATAGAAAATAATTCTAAAAATTCAAATATAATACAAAAATATTTCAAAAAATTTAAAATAAAAATGGGAGGTCTTCATGACCTCCCAAATGCATAAACTTAAAAAAATATATACAAAAATAGTTAACCTTAAGTTTAATATTATGAAAAACACACTAACAGTTTATGCATCAGTTTTTTCTTTATCAAAATATCTTAAATATAATCCTTTACAAATATCGATCATTTGATTAGTATATTTACCAAATAAAAAACCTATACCAAATATAATTATTCCTTCTAACATTAGTATCTATCTGAAATTATTTTTGTATCTTCATTATTTTTGAAAGTTTCTTTGACTTTATCAATACCTAATTGCATATCATCAATAACTTTTTCTGAGATGTATTCTTTACGACGTTCTTTACAAATTTCTTTAGGTGTATCAATAATGATTATTTGTACATTAGCATTAGCTTTCTTTAACTTATCATAAAAATTTTGAACTCTACCTACTTTTATATTTGTATTATCTATGACAAAATCTTTGCGTTCTTTAATTGCTTTATCAATTCGTTCTAAACAAATTCTTGTAACTTCTTTTTCTTGTTCTAGATTACCAATTGCTTTATGATCATCATCTTTCATTATGCCTAATTCCTGTCTAATATAATCTTGTGAAATTATATTAATACTTTTTGGAAGTTCTTCTTTAATATATGTTGACTTACCTGAACCAGGAAGTCCTACCATAATCCAAGCATTAAAAGGATTTTGTTTTTCAAATAAATATGTTATTATTGATTTCATAATTACAATCCTGTTAATTCCATTGACATACACATTGAAATTTCGGCTGGATGAATATCATTTACATCAGGAATCCATTTCTTCCAACCCATGGCATCAACAATTTTCTTAAAGTCTGATTGATTTAATTCGTGCATATAGTCAAATAAGAATTGACCTGCACCTTTCCATAAATCAGCATCTTTACCTGTCCATTCTTCTTTTTCTTTATCGTATTTGCAATCAGAATGTTCTTTAGTTAATTGGTCAAGAATAGTCTTAACCATTTCAACACAACCAGCTCCAGTTGTTTTCTTTTCTTCATTTATATAATTATTTAATGATTTCATGTTATTTCAATTTAACATATATATTTACTGAATCTTCAAAACTTTCCATTGGCTTTAATTGTAATACCTTATCAGTAGCTTCACCAAAGAAATCTTTATCCTTTTTAACTTCTTCAACTGTTGCAAATTCAATTATTTTATCTTCAATATTGATGATAAATATATCAGGATCTTTAATTCCTTTAGAATCAGTTGACCAAATAGTATTTTTTATCATTTCTTCTGAATTTGCTTCATTTATAAATGATTTAATAGTTTTCATAATTTATTATATTTATTTTATTCATAAAATTTTTCTAAGAAATAATCTAAAGCTTTTTTTGCATCGGCTTTACTTACATTCTTACCTGCTTGATTATATTCAAACATTAAATTAGTTAATGTATTATAAACATCATTGACTATATCTTTAAAAAATATAGCAGTTTCAAATTTTTTAACCTTTGATGATTCATTAATATATTTTGTGATTTGTTTCATATTATAATTCATCTTTAATAAATTTTTGAACTTGTTCTAAAGTAAAATTATTACGTCCTATAACCATTTCTATATAGGAAGCCATTTCAGCAGCACATCTATCATCATCTAAACATTGGTCAAAATAATCATTATAAGCGGCTTTCCAACCAAGTTTCTTATCAACTTTGTCATCTACAAATTCAATAAATTGACCATCTTTAGCATCTATATCTTTCTTTATTTTTTCAATTTCTTGTTTTGAAAAATATTTATCTTGTGATTCATTAATATAATTATTTAATGATTTCATAACAATATTATTTTTTATTTTATTTTCATTCATTTCAACACCTAATTTATCATAAGCTAATTTTATTCCTTTTTCTTTAGCTTCACCTTTAGGTGTACCAACTTCACCAGGACCTATGTTAATCATTGACTTCATGACACCACACATTCTTTTACGAGCACGTTCATCATTTTTAAATACTTCAGCTGCTCTATCGAGCATTTCTTCATATTCTTTACCATCTGACTTAAAATCAAGAATTGCATCAAGAAGCCAAGTAACATCTTCCCAATTAACAGAACGCCAAATCTCTTCTTTAGCTTTTTGTTTTCTTTCATCAGTTAATGTAACTTTACGTAATGATAAACCAGCTGAAGAAAGAACAAATTCAAATTCTTGGTTAGTATCTAATCTTGGAAGATCAGATATTCCATAATGTTTAAATGCTTTTTCTTTTTTATCATCCGGTGCTACTCTAACAATTGCAGTATCAAATGTTTGTAATTGCGCATTTAAATTAAGGAAAGATTTTTGGAAATTAAGTTCTTCTAGTGTCAATACAATAATATTGTCAATTTGAACAAACTCATCTTCTTTACCAACAATAGGAATTTGACATGTAACTATTGAACCATATAATTGGGCTTTCTTACCTTGATTTCTACCACTTCTAAATTTAGGTGTTAATTCATCAGGCAAATCCTCAACATGTTTTTTGAATTCCTTTTTAACATTCTTTATATCTTCTTTAGAATCAATCCATATACATAAGTCAATATCTCCATGATCCTTTTTAGTACCAGCATTATATGAACCAGTTATTTCACACTTTTTATAACCAGGAAATTTTTGGAGAACTTCCTTTTCATATTTCTCAACTGTTGGTTTAACATCAGCACGGAGAATCCTATTTCCACCAATTGAACCAGATTCAAATAATATATATTGTTTAAGATTTTTCATTTAAATTATTTGTTTACGTATATTTTTAATCTTGAATTATCTGGTAAGAATTTTCCTTTTAATCCAAGACGTTCTTTATTCTTAATCCAATATTCTTGTAAATCATCCGGGATGTCACATCTTGTTGAATCAAGTGTTTTCAAATATATATCATATATACCATCTAAATCTTTCTCTTTAAGATGTTCTCTAAGATATTCTTGAAGTTTATGGTAATTTTGTAATGTCTTTTCATCTAAATTAAAATGATAAAGCTTATTAAGTAAATCAATTGCATCTTTAGGAGTATTAGCTACTTGTTTACCCGATTCTTTTTCTTTAACGCCATAATTATGTCCAAATGTATATCCTTTATAAGCAAACAAATGTAACATCAATTGTGTTCTATGTAAACCTTTAACATTTCCAGTATATGAATCTGAGAAGTATGCAAATTTCAACCAGTCAACATCACCAAAGTTAATATCAATTTGTACTGTCAAATCAAGTTCTTTTCCTGATTCATCATATTGTGGGAATTGACAGAATAATACACCAGAACCAGATTGTTTACCATCAGTCTTAATAAGTTTTGACTCTTTATTAATTTTTTCACCAAGAGCAGTTATAATAGCTCTTTTCATTAATTGTTCTGGTGTAGCAGTACGAGCACGTTTCTTGAACTTTTCATAAAGCTCATCAACATATTTTTGATCCAAATCCCAATCATCAAGACTCGTAAAACATTTTTCGTCCATAGCTATATCAATATCACCAGATACATCTTTCTTACCAACAGAACCTAATGTTTGTGGATTATCAAAATGATTCTTAGCTTTAGGACAAACTCTTACAAATTCTTTAATGAACTTATCAAGTGTTCCTTTTATATATTCTTTCTTAATTGGATCAGAACCACCATCAAATACGTGACCACCTTCTAAGATAGTCTTAAGGCTTTGTATATTAGATTCAATTATCCAAGTTTTAATTGATTGCATATTATATGTTTATAAATTATATTTCAATGTACTATTTAATGTACTATTACAAATGGGAAACAATTTGGTCCATTCTTAACAGCACTTCTTATTATTTGTGCAAGGTATTTTAAAGAATCTTTATCATTAAGCATCTCATTAAATGCTTCTTTATACTCTTTGATATTCTTTAAATTATTATTTGTATATTTTTTCAATATTGTCCTTACTTCTTCGATAGCAGCTTTACCCATTGAAGGTGTTAGTCCTGAACCTTCTTCATTATGACAAAGCTGAACATCTATTCCGGCTTGATTGTTACCAAATGTACGTAAAGTAACTTTACAATATTTTGATTCATCATCATTTATTTCTTTACCAGTTTTTTCATCTATGATATTATCAACGAATTTGAACTTACCTTTACAAATTATTCCTATGCCATTTTCAGTATTTGACTTAATTGTATATGATTCCACAGATTCAGGAATACGTTCTTTATTGTCAGCTATATTGTAAAGTTCATATGATGGATTCTTAGATGTAATTTTCTTAAGGGATATTCCAAAGAACTTACCTGTCAAAAACAATTCATCAATATATTTTTCTTTAGCTGTTAATGGATCTGTTTTTGCAATCTTTTCTAATTCATCAAACTTATCTATAAATTCTTGTTTTGATGAATTTTTCACATTGAAACAAATTACATCACTTGGTTCGAGATTATCTTTGTTGGCATTCAATGACTTGCAATATGTTTCAATGAATTTCTTGTATGCATTTGCTACTTTAAAGTCATATGATTCATCAGAATATCCATATCTTTCAAGTTTATAATCTAATGGATTAATATGATCTTTTCCTCCAATTCTAAATCTTTCTAAGAATTTTCTGATCATATTCACTTGTTTTATGAAAGAATTATACCAATCAGTCTCAAAATTAGGAGATAATGGACTTAACAACTCTTTAAGATAATCAATATTCAATACTTCTTCATCATATTTTCCCTTTCCTTCTGATACATACATATTCCATACCAAGCATGTACCTACTTCTTGAGATGTAGTAGAAACTCTTCCTTCTGAGCCATTACCAAATAATATGACATTTCTCTTTTTAGATTTACTTTTGATCCATGTACCTGATGATATTCTATTTATTTCAAAATCTGGATGTTTTTTGATAAGAGTCTTTACATCATCTTCATATGATCTTCTAAGCTTAATATAATTATACTTTGTACAACAAGTAAATGGCTTATCACTTAATCCTTCAATTGAAACAATATCATCTATAAATTCTTTGAATCCATCAATATTCTTTAAGTTTGGCTTAGCTTTGATTATTTCATCATAGTTTCTCAATACTTTGTCAAATTTTGTTTCTTCTTTAACTTTTTCTGTAATGTACTGTATTATTGATTTCATAGTGAATGAATTGTTTAATGATTCACTAATATATTGTCTAATTGATTTCATGCCTTCTTTGATTTGACTGAGTTCTTTTTTAAATTTCTCCCAAAGTGGAGTATTTTCATCAAATCCTCGTGGCATCATTTTCATATATGTTGTAAAGTCATCATCTTTGATTGCTTGACGAACTTTTGTTGCTGAAGTATCATCGTCTGTTCTCTTTACTTCAAAAGCTTTAAACTCCATTAACATATCATTAGCAACTTTATACTTCTCTGTATCAGCTTGCTTAGAATATTGTGGATAACGATCAGAACCACAAAGCCACATTACTGGTTCAAATCCATTTTCATGACAAGTTTGAGCAATCTTAGCAATGTCAGCATTCTTTACATAGAAATGTCCGGCTATTGACACATGATTAGCTTTCTTTTGCTCATCCATAATGAACTTAATCTCTTCTTTAATCAATTCATCACTGAAAGGATGTTTAGCATCATTTTTAGTATTTGGAATTTGTAAGATAACACAAGGAAGTTCATTCTCTTTATAACCGGCTTCTACCATTTTCATATGTCCTTCAGTAAATGGTTGGAATCTACCAACTGTTACATTACATTTTTTAAGTTCTTTTGCCATATTAATCTTCCCAAGCTTTAATAACCTTTAAATTTTTTATATTTAATTCACGAGCAGCATTAACATTTTTCTTATCATCATCTACAAATACCACTCTATCATATTCTTTACAAAGTTTTTTAAGAACATTACCTTTCTTTTCAGCATCTGTCTTACCAGGATATGTTTTGATTTCATCATTTACTGCATGTGAAAAAGTTTTCTTAAATGAATCACCAAGTTCCTTTAATGCACCATCTTTATCTCTAAATTTCAAGAAATCCCCAATAGCTTTCTTAATAACATCTTCACACCCACGAGCTGTCAAGAAACAAAAATCATATCCAGCTTTAATATAGTCATCCATTATTTTCAAGTTCTTAATAAGTGGAGTACCTGTAATAATAGAATTATATACTTTTACTGGATCTCTAAAATCTCTATAATCAAACCATTTTCTTTTCTCTTCATCTTCAGCATCTGGATCTTTAGCAAATTCTTCAGTGGTTAATGATACTTCTGGTTTGCCAGGTTCTTGTTTATATACTTTCATCAAAGAAGGGTCAACTTTTAATATTGTATCATCAATATCAAATACAATCAACCCTTTAATTGATTCAGGTAATTTTTTAATGCTCTCTATTATATATACTTGTAATGATTTCATGCTTTATATAATAAGTTTTCTTTGAATATTTCTTTTCTATTTACATCTAATATTTTAGTAATTTGAATAGGAGCATCTTCATTTAATGTCAATTCATATTCATCTGGATCAATTATATTAGCTGCTATTGTTTCTTCCCAATTAACATCTTTTGGATCAACTAATGCGCATATTGTAATATTATTTCTCGAACTTCCTACTGCGCCATGAGAATCACCCATTCCTTCAATATAAGTCCAATATATACCAATATTACCTTTATATTTAGAAAATGAAGAGTCTAAAGATATGACTCTTTCAATTTTAATCAAACCTCTTTCTAAATCTAATGTTAATTGTTCATCAACTATATCTTTAATATATTCAATAAAATTCTCTTCATCATCAAATACAGAATCTAACTCATGTTCTTCACAATAATCTTCCCCATAACATGTATTATCTATATTTTGAGAAAATTTTGGATTATCAAATGGATTGCATTCATTATAATAATCGTAATATGACTTATGATTTGTTTTTAATTCTCCTTCTTTAGAATTATCTGAAAGAAATTGAATAAAATCATCTATATGTGATTGGTTTTCAATTAAATATAATTGTAAAGATTTCATACTAATTCAAAATAATCTGTATTTGGGTAATGATTCAAAAAGAAAATTGGGCGTACATCTCCATTTTTTTCTTTGTAGACATACAAATCCCCAAATTGCCCAATATATTTTTTTAATTCTTTTATAAGCTCTGATGCTTTAATACCTCTATATTCCATAAGCACAAGAACATATATTTGTTATTTCAAGATTTATAATTAAAAATAATAAAAGTAAGACACACACGCATCTTACTTTCGAAATAACTTAAATATTTAAGTGAGTATATGATTATGATTTTTTATTCTTATGCCGGAACTATTCCTCCATTATCTACTATTTTTCTGGCTGTATCATTTATCATCAGATGTTGATGTGTAGGATACATTTGGAGTAATTCACTTATATTATCATTATATAAATCAAATAACTTAAAATTAGTTATTGAACCAAAGAAGTTACTGATTTCTATTTCTGATTTTTCTGAAATTATCATTTCTTCATTAAATTTAGCTTGACATTCACTAACCGGATTATCAATATCAAAATAGTAATTTTGGTTACTTAACATATAAATAGGAATTTTTTCATTATATGTATATTTATATGCATGGGCATCAACTGAATTTAATGCTTTATTCCATTTAAGGATAACAAAAAATGGTGTATGAGCTGTTAAATTTAATTTGATTTTCTCGTTTACATTTAACCATAATACACATTGATTCATTTGTTGTTTGATTTTCAACTTAATATGACCAATAGACAACAAAGTATTTTCAAATTCATAAGTAGATATTTCCGGTTGTATTATAAATGAAATAGAAAGGTTATCTCCACAATATTTCTTTTGATATACAATTCTTGATAAAGGTTGTTGTACTAAGAAATCATATTTAGAATCTGAAACAAGTGTTCCTTTAAAATATAAATTATTTTGTCTTATATCTAATGTATCACAAGTAACAAATTTTCTTACTGCATCACTTACATAAACATTATATAATTTATTACCTGCATATATTGGTGCTACTGTAGATTGTTCACCAGAATCTTGAGTGCCATTATCATCTTCTCCGAACAAATCTTCATATTTAGTCTTTACAATACTATCAACAAATTCTTGGGCATCACCCAAATCAACAGAATCTTTTTCTTGGTATTTTACAAGTACTATTTTGAATGTTGTGGCAACCCACATAAATCCATCCTTCTTTTCTTCATAAGCTCCATTAACCATCCACATTCTATTCATTAATGGGATATATACTAAATCACCTTCCATAGGTTTAGCATTATTACCAAATGCAGTAGCAAATGAACCTTTAGTAATTTCAACCTCCCAATCTGTTTGCCAATCTAATCCAAATTCACTAAATTCAGGTTTAGAAGATGGCATATCATTATCTTGTATAACTATCTTTACTTGTTTAATATCTTCAACATTCATCAAAGCATATTCTTTGAATGTTATATCTTTAGAACCTTGATTAGGACTTAGTTTAATATAATAAGCTTGTATACCTACAACTTGAGATACCGCTTCTGCTAATTGTTGATTAAGAGAAATAGCATTTTCCATATTAGCATATGGATTGAATGTGCTTGAATTTTCTTGTGCACTAAATTCAAAACATCCTACTATAGAAGTTGAATAATCAGTAGTTTGTTCACCATTTATCTCAATCTTGCCAATCATTCCTTTGATTTTAAACCTAATATAAAAATCTTGCTTAAAATCAATAGTATTAGTTAAAGCTTCTTCATAACTCATATCACATGACCAAGAAAGATTGTCCATGCTATATGAGAATTGCAAATCTTCTAATTTATATTCACAACCACAATCATCATATACCTTTATAGTAGATATATCATTTAATGGATATGTTAAATTAACCGTTTGTGGTACTGTACAAGCACCATTACATGCTGTATTGAAATTCATAATTATATATCTATAGAATGATGATAGTTATCTAATACTTGATTAGCATATTTCAATCTAGTATTAAATCCTGATATTGCTTTAGAATTAGCGGCATCATAAGCTTTATCCAATCTTTTGATATCAGAATCATTTGGTACATTTGTCTTTGAACTAAAACCTCCTAAATATCTACAATAAACAGCAGCTACTGCTTCTTTAAGAGTTTGGCATTTAGTAATTACTATACCAAAATTAGATTTATACATACCATCTTTTATTTCACCAACAACCATTTTAAGTTGGTCAATTAAACTTAAAGTCTCTATACCTTTAGTTTTAATAAATTCTTGTGCTTGTTGTAGATTCATTTTTAATCCAACCATTAATGCTTTTTCTTTTCTATCAGTAAATGTCCACTGAATTATACCAGCACCATAAGCCCAAGGCGATGTTTTAGTACCATAAGGAGTATTTTTATTGCAAGCACTTGAAGAAGTTAATGTGCCATTTTTCTCTCCTTTATTAATCGCACTAGGAATAATATTAGATTCAGCCATCATACAACCTACTAAAGCTGCACACATATAATCAGCCCAACCTAAATTATCCCTAAGATATTCAACACATATAAGTTGATTCTCTAAATTAGCCATAATCTCTATATATTATTTTTAACCACCATTTGCAGTAGAAAAATGCATATAATCACCATATCTTCCACCCCAACCAAATCCATGTCTTGCCATTGCTTGAACTACGGGAGAATTTGGTGTTCTAAAAACTTTATCTGTATCTCCTGTTGACATTGGTCTACCTTTAGAAATAAATGGATTGACATCCCAATTTATATCTATGGCACACCCGAAAGAATGCATTGATAATGGTCTACTTGATGATTTATTATTTGGGTTATTGATTTGTCTATAACAATATCCACCAACCATGTAAGCATCAAAACCAGAATCATATATTTCTTGGAAAATAGCTTTTACATCTTCAGCAAGATTTTTATGAACAGTTAAACTTAATGTTCCTTTACTTCTAGATGGAACTTTAATTGTAGTCATTGCTCTGCTACATTCAGATTCTGATGGGTGTTCACTAAATCCTAAAGCCCTAATTGCATCAGCTCTTTTTCCACTACCAATAGTAGGCATACCAGAAACATATTCTCCTCCACCACCACCATTACCATCAAATTCTGTAAAATATTGGAGACCGTCTGTTAAATTCAAATTGACATATTGCCTTCCCTTTTCATCAACATTTATGTCAATAGATTCGCCTCCTTTTGTTATCTTATTATCTGCCATATTATGCGAAACTTCCCATACCACTTGTAACGCTTTTAGCAACTTGTAATCTATGATTCCAACCTACATCATTCTTTGTAAGTCCTTTCATATAATGATATCCATACCAATTTATAGTATGCATTCTTGCTAATCGTTCACCTGGGTTTTTTATTGCTTGTATACCTGGTTGTCTCCATGCCCATATCATAGCATCTCTATAATATGGTATAAGTTTTTTCCAATATGGATGATCAGCTGGTACTGGTTGTGTATACCATCCCCATTGAACTCTACCACCATAGCTTTCTCCACCAATAGGTTTTCTTCCATTTTGACTTATTCCTAATGAATTAGCATCAGATTGAGTTAAACCTAATTTAGATATAAATGAAGGATCATGAACTCCACCAGGAAAATCATATCCATAACAAGCAGCTGAAGGAACAACTGACCCACTTTTATAACCAGATACCCATTGTACTCCTATAGTACCTTCTGCATTGGAAATAAAATTATAAAGAACTTGATCAGAATAGAATCCTTGTGGTACTTCTTCTTTTCCTCCACCAGCTCCTTCAAAATTACCATTAACAAATGAAAATCCACCAGGATTACCAAATTGAATAGGATTATCAATTAAATAATTTCGATATTCAATTTTATTGTTTGTTGGCCCCAAATCTTCTCCTAAAAATTCTAAAGTTGATTTACACAAATTAACAGAAAATTTTCTAAGAGTTTCAATCGCCTCATCTATATTATTCATTATTTAGTTTTGGTATTTATATCTTAAGTTAATTACTTGTGTAAGTTCTGCTGTTTCAAGTAATATATTATTTATTTGTAAATCTTGTGGCATTGGTTTTTGATATTCAAGACATAAACAACCAATAAGTTGATTCTTGTTATCAAACATACCACTATAAATAACTCCAATAGTCTTAGGATCTTTACACATATCAAATAATGAAGGATTATTTTCTTCCATCTTTTCCATATCATCATATACTAAAACATAATTAGGAGAATCAAGCATTTCTTTAACAACACCAGACATAGCACTAAATGGCAATCCTAAAACTTTACTTTGTAATGATTGTAAACCTTTATCAAACCATTCATAAGTACATGAGAATTTAGCAAATGGAATACCTGTAAGATTTTGGTATGAGTTATGGAATTCAATGATGAATGCACGTTGAGCATTATGAATATTCATAATGTCTCTTAATTTATCTTTAATATCTTCAGTTAATTGCATTCTTTCACGAAGCATATCTTTATGCTCTCCTTCAGAATTGGTTTTTGATTTAATGATATAATCCAATAATTTTTCTTGTTGATCTGTAATTTTAGATACTAATTCTGAATTTTGGTTGGTGATACTAGTAGTTATAGATGTTGCTATATCTTGCATACCTTTTACTGTATCAGCTTGGTTTTCATCTAACTTATTTCCAATGTATTTTACTAAAAGGTATACCGCACCAATCATAGCAGCAATCAATACACCTTGCCATCCATATTTTTCTACAATCTCGAAAATTGTGTCCATTTTTATTTAATCATAATCACTCAAATATTTATTATCTTTATTATATAAAAATAATAAAAATTAAAAATGGATAGCTAACTAGCTATCCATATCATTACTGAGTGTATATATTAAAAATTGATTAGTGTTTTCATCCATGATGATTTTTATTGGAATCAAATCTTCTGTTCCATCAATTTCTTCATTTATACAAATCATTGGCCCACCAGTAGGATTTATCACAGTTATTTCATCACCATTCTTATATAATTGTTGAATCTTTAATGGAGAACATAATTTATAAATATTGTAACTATCTTCTTCGGGTGTTTCTTCTGTAACTTCTATTAATCTAAGATAATTATTTACATTATCTCTATTATATAAATCAATAGTTATATTTCTAAATTCTATATTATCATGCACAATATTCCATATTTGCTCAAATAATTCATCATAAGATCCAGAATTATCTATAATGTAATCATAATCTTCAACATCATCCAAATCATGTTCTGCAACATTATCCAATTGCTCTACAGAATTACGTTGAATAGAAATAGTTATACCATTTGTTTCATGGATATATTCAAGTTCATGATTAAATCTATTATCTGTTACAATAACATATTCAAGTTTAGGATTTCTTTGTTGTTCTTCTTTAACTGTATTACGTACTATATTGACAAATATTTTTTTATTTATAGATTGTTGTAATACATAAGTTCCAACATATACAAGAATTTCTCTTAAAGACATCCACATTTTAGGTTGGTTTTCACCTATAGAAGAAGTAGAGTAATAATATTCATCAGCAGTTATTATATGGTCTTCATCAGGTTTTATCTCTGTATATTGAAATTTATCATTAATACAAATCCAAGCTGTAGATTTATTTTGGTAGAATCTTTGCCTTGGTATTCCAAACATCTTTGCACAAATTTCTTTTAATTGATCTGCATAAGCTATACATAAAACCTTTTCATCATCTTCATCAAATTTAGTTATATGGTAAGTAGCTGATTGTGTAGGGTTTGTATATCTACTAAAATAATATTTCTTGCATTCATCTAATGTTTCCCAATCTTTAGATAATATTGTTTTAAGCATTTTTGCTACTGTATCTTTTCCTGCTCCTGCATATCCATTAAGACCAATAAATAAAATTTTATTCATTAAACAAACATATGTTTTTATATATTAAAATAGATATTAATAAATGTTAATTCAATTTAACCAGAAGCAACTTCATCATATCCTCTCATCAAGAATAATGGGTTATATTGATTATGAGTGAATAACATTGCATTAGTAGGATCAGTAATTAAACCATCATTTGAAGCATTTTTATATCCTTGATATTTCTCCATCACTTGGCGATTAGCTAATTCCATCGCTGTATCTGGTTGTGCATCCTTAGCTCCTTTATTAGGATTATTATTAGTATTTGGTTGGGCTTGTTGTGAAGATTTATTTGGTTGATTTTTTGAAGATACCAATCTATCTTCTTCTACTTCATTTTCTGGGGCTACATATACATTATTTTTTGCATTTTCACCAATAGCTAAATTCATTTGGTGGAATTGCTCTATTGGTTGTCTAACTTTAGCTTGATAAATACCTCTAATACCTTGGGTATAATATCTGCCAATTTCTATAACATCTCTAGATCTACCAGGTTTTAATGTAACTGTTACTTTAACCTCTGACGGGAAGTCATCTACTCCTAAAGGTCCCATGTGTTGAACTGAAGAATTAGTCATAATAAGATTACCTATTGACATGATTGGGTTATATGGATTACCAACAGTTAAATGCCAAAAACCAACATCATGACCACCAATAAGTGAATTCAAAGCAAAAAGTTTTGGACGACCTAATTTACTCTTTAACATTGCTTTTACAGCATTAGAAGCACCTGTTAATTTTTCTAATTCTTCTGCTCCACTAGCTACAGCCCCTAAAACACCTTTATCTTGAACAGATTCTACAACATTTCCAACCATTTTGGTACCTTTATCAAGAGCACCTTTCATGAAATTAGCTATTGAACCTAATATATCATTGAAATTAATTGTACCAGAAGCCATAGCATGAATCACTCCACCTAATTTTTGCCAAGCATTCTCTAAGAAAGCATCATAAGTTTGCCATGCTGAAGTATTAGTAGGTGGACCAATCATTCTTCTTGCACCTGCCCAATATCTACCTCTATTATATGTTGTCTCTAAAATATTACCCATTAAATCAAGCATAGCTGACTTAGGATTAATATTATCATAAGCTCTAAGTTTATAACAAAAGTTAATTGTTATTTCTTGATTTAATGTTAATTTACCTTCATAAATATGAGTATCTTGAACGGTATTCTTTGGGGTATAAACTTTATTCTTATCAGAATCCATTCTAAATATATCATAGTTAGAACTAGAATCCAAATTAGTCTTGAAAATTTTTGAACCTAAATAATTAAAGAAAGTATTGTTAGCTCCACCATATTTGACATTAAAAGAATTATATGCCGGATTCATAGTATTAGCTAATGTACCAAATAAACCTCTCTCAGCTTTATCTTGGTCTTGGTTACCATTATCAACTTCTTGGATTTCTGAATTATACTCCTTCCAAGACATTTTCATTTCATACTTGCAAATATCTTCAAGTTTATTATCTTCAGTGCCAAACCAAGTTACCAATCTACCGATATCACCTGGTGTACTAAAGTTAGCATCTTGAGCACTTGGATCAGACATATTAGGATTTGTTAATCTACCAATATGATCACCGATTGCAAATGGAAATCTACGTAATGTTATTAAATGGTTATTTGGAACTTTTCCTAAATCTTTACAATACATAAAGTCAATCAATCTATATCTTGCTTGACCTAATGGAGAATTCATAGTTAATGAATCTTTAATCAAATTTTGAATTGTACAATCTTTAATATAAGTGAAATTATTTTCAGTCGTATATAAACCATTTATCAAAGGAACATTAGGAGCAATACCGGCAGCTGCAACACCATAATAAGGATTAAATAAAGCCATTGAAGAATTAGTACTAAGATAAGCCACTTGAACTTTTTTTCCTTCTAATGATGAATTATAAAAAGCTTTGATACCCTTTTGATATGTGAATTGATAGGTATTCATTTCTCTTAAGAATGATAACCCAAATTTAGAAGGGTCTTCAAAAATAACTGAATTTGAATGATTGTATCGTTTTAACCCTATATATCCATTAAAACCGGATATTGTATTATCCTTTTTGAATATATTTACTTTAGTTGCTTGTGTTAATGTTAAATCTTTTGTTGGTACATTTGTATATACATCACCACTAATAAGGTTATTAATAGTACTTCCTAAGCCACCTAAACCAGATAAAGTACTTTGTACAGAAACCCCACTTAATGCACTTGATGCAATAGATCCTAATGATAAAGCCATTATTTCTATATATTATTTTGATATATATAAAAATAAATTTAAAACAAAAAAGGTAGCTATTTCTAGCTACCTTTCTTTAATAATGATATATTTTAATTCTTCTTAGGTGGAAGATAAACTGTATCAACTTTCTTGTCACCACTATCCCAAGAGTCCCAATATTCACCATTCTTAACAGTTACCTGATGCTGACGAACATGAAGAATGTAAGTTCCATAAGGATGGGTCATTGCAAAGTTGTTGACAGTAATTCGATCCTTTCCCTTAACCTTCTTCTTATTATAGTTCTCATCAACAGTACAACCAAACTCCTCAATAAGAACCTTATCAGAAACATACTGAACCATACTTGAATTAGCCTTAGCTACACGAGATGCAATATCAAATGCCTTCTCCCAAGTAATATCAAAAGCGGCACAATAAGAACGAAGAGTGCAATCACCAATATTACGTGACTTAGGATTTGGGTTATACTTATGCCAACGGTGATTGCCATTCATAAGCTTGATAAACTTCAAATCCAACTCCTTAACTCGGGCAAGCATTCGGCCAAAATCCTCACCAAACTCCTCAATGTCACCGGATTCAAAATAAATTCCGGCCTTACCATCCTTGATAACTACAGTTGCTTTGTTCTCACCAGAAGTCTCATCAACAAGAGAAAATGAATTATCCTCTGTAGGGTCAAGAAGAGACTCAATTACATAAAATACTTTATCCATTATTATATTATTTAAATTGTTAATTACTTATATAATATAGATATTCTATTATAAATTTCAAATATTATTTGTTTTTATTAATTTCACTCATAGCAATTTGATATTGAATATAAGTACGGAGACGCCATTCTTTATATTCATCCCATTTCTGTTCAATCCAAACAATAGGAGTTAATACCCAAATATTTAACTTAACCCATGCATACTGTAAATACCACTTAATTCCCATAATCATTATAATTAAATTTTTTCAAAATATTTTTGCCAAGAATTTTCATGGAAAGTATGTTCTATATAATTTCCATCTTCAGCTGTATACCATACAATATCATTCATTCTATGATACTTTAAGAAATATGTACAATTTATGTAAAAAAATGTCATCTTAGGAGGATTGATACATTTTACATACATTGAATAAAGTTTTTCCTCATCCATAATTTTTATGATATAATTTATCGTTAAACTTATCCCATTCTTCTCTACCCCATACACTGTAAGGACGTATTGACTCAAATCTCTTAATATATACAATTCTTACATTATGAAGTTTTTCTGGGGCTTTATAAAAACTTTCAATATATTCTTTAAGTTTAGCTCTTAAAACTTTCTTATTCTTTCCAAAAGTTTCAAAGGTTACACATTCAGAACCATTAGAGCCATTATAATATTCTAAGTCAAATAATACTTCGTATTTCATATTACTTTGTTTCTAAAACTTTAATTTTAGTTACTTCAACATCATTCATTCCTGTATAAATACATACTGATTGTCTATTAATATAAGAGCCACCAGCATTCTTATCAACAATACGTACAACTCTATATGAACCTCTATATTTGCCGGCCGATTGCCAATAGTTTTGTACTTCAAATTCTGAGCCTTTCATTTCATAAGTACCAGAATAATTTCTTGGAGTATAGCCATCATATACTGTCCATTCAACATATACTTTACTATCTTCCTCACAATTATAGTATATTAATTCACTAATTATGAATAGTGGTATAATTGAAATCCCAATTGTCATTGTAATACCAAACCAATGTCTACTAATCCAATTTTTCATATTATTTTGTAATTGTAGGTAAATCAATAGTAAAAGAAATTAAATCTTGATAAACTTTATATAGTGCTGCATCTCTATCCCATGCTGCTATAGCTTCATCATTATAACAACGATTTCTTAGCATTCTATTTTCAACAAATCCGAATCTTCTCTTTAATTCTTTGATAACTGATTCTTTTGGTATATATTCTTTCATATTAGTTAAGCATTAACTTATGTTCATCATATCTACGAGAAATATGTCCTTTACAAGAAATTCGAGATGTCTTTACACCAGCGATAGAATAGTTCAAATCATTTTGATTCATTTTTCCATTCTTTACTCGGCATCGTTTCAACCGTTGATAGAACTCAGACTTTTGTACTCCACCTTCACCGGTATTATATACTAATGAACAAAGACCATCAAAAAATCCTTGTGAAAACTTATACTTGTAAGGAAGATTGTTGATAAGACGATTTGCAGCCGCTTCAATCTCTTTAATATCTTTATTAAAATACTTATTCGCTTGGGCTTTAGAGATTTTCATGTTCTTTTTCACATCTGAACCATGATGTCCCCAACCAATTGAATACCCATTCGAATCCCAATATGCTGTCAAAACACAAGTCTCTTGATCTTTTATAAACTGTTTACCAGAAGTTGAAATATTATATGCAAATGTATTAAATGTGCTCAATAAGAGCATTGTAAAAATCAATTTTCTCATTATTTATTTGTCTTAGTGGCTTCAACAATTTTGTTCATAAAATCTTTAGCTACATGCATGGAGTCAATAAGTTCTTTATCAATTCCACATTGTCCAAGCTTATTGATAATTGAACTATATCGCATAGGATTTGCAAAATATTCATCCATTTTTTCAAGCCAACTATCAATTGTTCCAAAGGCATACATTGCCTGAAACATAGGATTGACTCCTGCAGTTTTACCAATTTCTAATACATTCATTACTTCCAATCTTTACCTGTTACTTTCTTATATTCTGAATACCAATGCTCTTTCTGTTCGTCAGAAGCTTCTTTCCACTCATTTGTATAAGCTACTGTTTGAGCTCCACCCATGCATGTAAATTCACCTCTGAACATTACAATATCGGCATAAGGATAACCAAGCTTATAGTTTTTTCCAATAAGGTGAAATACTGTATTCTCATTCTTGATTAAAGTACAAATTGTACCATTTTTAATCTTCGGAGTAACTGACTTCTTTTCCATATTAAAGTAAACCTGCGTAATATTCGTCTGTATGATATTTACTACTTGCTATAGAATGGAGTGCTTCTTTTCCTTCAGGAGTTTCAGCTTTATTTTCATCTATAAGATACCATTCGGTGTAAGGTACTTTATAAGCTTCTTCAATTAGCTTCTTGTCTTTTTCTGTTAACATATTATTTAATCATTTGACTTTGACCACTCATTCAAAGCATCCCATCCTTCGTCGGAATTATCAAAACCAAGGGCATGATGATTGAAGAAAACCATATCTCCAGTTCCATCTCCCCACCAGTCAGGAAAGCTTGCTACCATATCAGTACCAGTTGCATCGATCTTCTTAGAGATACCTGACATAATGCCGGAGACCTGACGACCGGTGAAGTGACCTCCCTTCTTAGCATCATTTGTACAAGCACCGAGTCCCCACTCATCTTCATCTTTACCGAAATTAACTTCTGAGTCTCCCCATGCTCCATATCTCCAAGCATCTTTGAGGACCTGAATCTGCTTCTCTGTAAAAATCTTTGAAAGGGCTTCTGTAATCTTATTCATATTTTTAATATTTATTTGTTTTACATATATAATATAGAAAAAAAGCTAGGAATTTCAAATTCCTAGCTAATTTTTTTTAATATTATTTGTTATTTAATTAAATATTAATTTTGCTTCTCTCATTACATTTGTTTTTGAATCTGAACTATGCATAACATTTCTCATATCATCTTTACCATATTTATCCCTAAAATGATCTTTGATTTTATCCATCTCTTTAATTGGATCTTTTGAACCTTCATAACCCCAAATAGATGCTTCAATATATCCTTTCATATATTCACAAAGATCTTTATAGAAATCTTTATCTTTATGCATCTTATAAAGTTCTTTTATTTGCCAATCACTAAGTTGTTGTTTGTTAGTATGATCATACATTTCAAAACCTTTTTCTTTAATGTAATCATAAATTTCTTGTGTATAATCTAAAAATCCAGGTTTGATTATTACAAAGGCTTTAGTAGTTTTAGGTGTATTGATATGTTCAAATAACCATTGAGATATTTCTTTCATAATTCATTTAATATTTATAATTAAAAATAATTTATCCAATACGTATAATTCCATCTTTATGCAATTGGTGTTGAATATTCTTATCTAATGAATATCTTACTTTGACATCATAATAACCTTTTTGATAAACATTATTATTTTCTGGGAATGATATTAAAGCCATATTTTGATTAGAATTGATTTTTAATGTTTTATCCATTCCTATTGATTTTGGAGTTATTTCCCATTTAGGTGAATTAAATATATCGACAGGTAGCTTATTATTGTTTTCCAATTTAGCCACTATCATTTTATCATTATCAAAATGGTTAACTCCATTAGTTTCTTCAAACATCATACGGTTAATCAAGAATTCATTACTAGATCCAACTAATTTTAATACATATGGTGTGTTGTTTTCGTAGAAATCATTTTCTTGATATATTGTAGATTCTATTACTTTATAATCTTTAGAAATCTTTAAGTTACTATTATTAATGTTCTTAGATATAACTTCTTTAGATATAAATACACCATACCAATAATCATAGTCATGCATTAAATAGAAGTCATAATCAAAGAATTTCTTTAAATTGATTTTTTGTTTGATTACTTTTACATAATTCTCTTCTACAAAATAATCAGGTAATTTAATCTCTTCTAAGTTTTCAGTAATTATACAATCATTATCTTCATTAATAGGAGTACTATCTATTATATATTTATAAACATGACAATCATAAAAATCTATGTATGTTTTAATACTGAAATCATACTTAATCAAATTAACCAAATTATATTTATTAAATTCTGACAAACTATCAAAATATGCTAAAATATCTTTATCATTAACTTGTGTATATTCATAATAAACATCACCATTAGTAATTAAAATAGTGTTATTATGCAAATCTGTATTAGATATAATTTTTCGACAAGTAAATTGATTGTTATTTGACCATTTCAAATAATTTTTTTCAATATTAAATAATTTTTCTATCTCATATACAGTACCAGTATTTTCTTCACTTATTCTTCCATTTTCATCTCTTTTTGTAGCAAGATAATCTATTTCAAAGAAATCATTATATAATTTTACTTTATCATCATCGGTATTATCATCATAAACATATTTATTACCATCAATATTGATTTCTATGAATTTATTAGAATCTGATGATGGAATATATTTTAATTGTGAATAACTATTTGTTAATTTACTTGAGAATATTTTAGGTATAATATATCCATCTATAAAAGTATTTTGTACATTATTTTCGACAACAAAACTCATTTGTATAGATTTTATATCATCAGTCATCAAAAATTCACTATCTTTATATTTAAGAATTTCATAAGAATTTTCTTTCAAAATAAATAAATTTATTGATGCTCCATAAATATTAGTCTCCCAAGTTAATGTATAAATGTAATTTTTAATATAATTAAATTTATTAGTTATAACATATTTATAAATGCCATTTTGTGTTGTATTTAAGTTATTTACTATACCTTTAATTGTATTTTCTCCATCTTCTAATTCAATTTTTGTGTATGATTTATAAATTATTGGATTTAAATCTTCTTGATTTTGATATTGATATATAACATAAACTATATCGTCATCATTAAGACTAATAAATTTAGAATCTAAAATATTGAAATCTATTTTATTTAAATCAGTATTTGTTTTGCTATATATAATTTTATTAAGTAATAATGATTTTTTATTATTGAATTTATCATACATTTTTGTTAATATTCTTGTATTATTATTTCCTTCATTCACATGTTGTTTAGTTTTAAAATCATGATAAATATCTTCTAAAATAATACAATTTTCGGCATTACAATCAGAGAATTGAGACATTAAATCATATGCATATTTAATATCTCTTTCATAGAATATCAAATATTTAATATTATTATCATAATTAACTCTGTATAATCTTGCCAAACCACGATCTACTAATAATTCTCCTGCATCATTACTTACATCTAATGAAGATTCTAATCTATCTAAATTAAGATTTTCAGTACTTGTTCTATAATAATCATAATTATATACATATAATCCAGGTTGTTCAGCTTCTATTATTGATGAAATTCTATTATCTAAATATTGTGAATTTCCTTTACAAAATATTTTTATACCTTCAAATTTTCCATTTTTTAATTTATTTAGATCAATAGCATAATATTCATCATATCGTTTTCCAATTATATAATTGGTATTACCTATTTTTCCAAAACCATAAGGTATAATATCTAATTTATCAATTATATTTTTTGACGTATCTAAACGACTTAAATATGCATCAGAAACATTTAATGTTATTTCTTTTTCTTCACCAACTTCTTCATAAACAACAGAGATTTTAATTATAGTACATAATAATTTAATATCTAAGTTGCCATCATTGTTTGAAGAATTGATTCTATATAAATCATAATTTGTAATTTCATTTAATATTGAATATTGACCATTTAATGGATTAATCTTAATATATTTAACATTTAAGATAAATTTATTTGTTTCTATTTCACCAGTTTTATAAGTTACAGTAATATTGTCAGAATTTCCAAATTTTTCATATTTAATTTTTTGAACATTATTATTGATCCATTTATAATCACTTGGTAACTTATCTTCAATATGGGTAAAATCTTCAATATTATTACAAATTATTTGAGCTAAATTTTCTTTTTTATAATTAATTTTAATATTACTACCAATTATATTTCCTAATGAATCTTGATAATATATAAATTGTCCTGGTATTTGTATTGCTTCTAAATTTCCTAATATAGGTTTTATTTTTGAACCCCAACTCCAAGGATATTTTCTATGAGAATCTTTTTGGTTGATATAAAAACCATACAAATCTAAATATTTTGAATCAATATTTTCACTCCATAAAGCTTTTCCCTTTAAATAAATTTTCTCATCTAAATCATTATGAGAAAACATAATACCGTTTGCACTTAATTTTACATTACCAAATATTGTGCTATTAAATATATTCTTATTAATTTGATTGTTCTTGAATATATTGAATATTAAAATATTATTAAGATAATTTTCATTATTGATATTTATCTTTTCAGTATATCTGTTATAAAAATTATTAATCTCAGGAATGATATTATATTTAATTTCTTGGTCATAAATATTTTGGATTTCAATATGTTCATTATTTGTAATTGAATTAAGAGGTAAATATATATGCTTTTTAATTCTATTTATACCACTTATACCATTTAGATTAATATATCCAATATTATATTTTCTTAAGTCTTCTATGATTTCTAACCAATCTTCGGCATTTCCAATAGTTTCTAAACCTGCTTCTGTGTATATTTCATGGTATTTATTTATAATTTTATTACTATAACATTTATTGTTATCTATTTTGAAATATACATATGATCCTAAAAATGTGTTATCATCATAATTTCTTATAAAGAACATTTTATTAAAATCAAAATATCTCTCTTCTCCTAAAATACATAAATCATCATTTCGATTAGCTAACAAATTGTAACCTATTTGAGCAGGAATAAGTTTGAACAATGTATAATCTTCTTGTAACCAATCAGTATCAAAATAGATGAAGAATTTTTTATCAGTAATGAATTTACTAATATATATTTTTATTTTTTTGACTTTATTATCTTCATCATAATATTCATAATCTATATATCTATTAAAATTACTAAGTTTCAATAATTCTCCATCATTACTTAAATATTTTAATGAATTCAATTTAATATAATTATCTAAGTCTTTGAAAAAATTGATATGATTAACTTCAACAAATTCTGGGTGATACATAAATGAATTGAATGTAACAGAATTTGAAGTTAAATCTAACAATTGAGAAAATCTTGAATAATAATTATCTGTAGTGCTATAATATTTATATTTTAATGTACCAAATTTCAAGTTTACATCCGGCATTTTAGTTTCAAAATCATATTTATACCAATGATTGTTAACTAATAATCTCAATGTAAATTTCTTATTAATGAAATAATTAATATCTTGATTATTGATATATTTAGGATATAATATAAATGAATTGTATACACTATCTAAATGTGTTTTATCTTGTACAAAATTAAAATGAGATTCATACATAACTTTACTTAATGGTATGTAGTTTATTCTAATTTTGTCTTTAATAGATATTGAATTACCTGTTTTTGGCTTAATTATAAAATCATGAATTTCTGTTTGGTCAAATTTTAATTGAATATTTACTTTTGGTACAATAAATATTTCCCCATAAATATCATTTGTATTCATAGGATTAAAATTGAATTGACTAATAGGTGGAATATAAATGTACCAATCTTTATCAATATATTCTATAGGTGTTTCAGAAATATGCAAATATTTGAAATTATTATGAGCTTCATCTTCTTTAGTAACACTTAATTGATCTAATATATTAAACAAATTATTTATAATATTAGAATCATAATTTTTAAACTTATTCAAAATTTGTTGAGTTAAAGAAGCCCTATATAATTGAATATATTCACCATCATCTGTATAAACAAACTCTAAATTATAATTTTCATTATCTAAATCATAATATTTAGAGAAAACAGGTATTGCAAAATATGTTTTTAAGTATGTCTTCAATCCTTCTAAACCATTAGATATGATGTCAGATTTATTAAATTGATTCATTTCTGAAAATACAATTTCATAATTAGATAAATCTAATGGTTTTTTAGTTTGTTTACTTAATATATTGATGTCATAATACCAAATATTAATTGGATGATTAAGAATATTTAATCTATATTGATTGATTGTTTCATTATCTAAACCTTCACGTTCTAACAATAATACACAATTAAAATATGTAGGTATATTTAAACCATTACTATCTACATCATTATTAAATCTAATAGGTATACTCAAACATGTATCATCTATCTTGTAAAAAGTTTTTCCATTTTCTTTATCATTATAAGATTTATATTCATTAAAGTTTTCATCTACATAATGAATTTGGTGAGTAAAATATCTTACATTATTGCTATCAAACTCAACTATATTTCTTTTAAATTCAATATTATTTCCATTATTTTCAAATGTCTCTTCTGTATTGATAATTGATTCAGTTCTTACTGTATTGAAAACTTTATTATCAAACTTGATATCATTTGTAAATACTTGGTGTGCAATAGTTGCCGAATGAACTTTTAAGTGAATAGGCAAGAAATATGTTTCATAGTAATATTTTAAACATGATAATTTCAAACCCATTTCATAAAAAGTAAAATCATAATAAGGCTTCCAATATGTCCATTGGTCTTCATCATAACCAACTTTAACTGGAATTTCCTTTTTGAAAAGATTCTCTAAAATAGGTTTACCTTCACCAAAGAAACTGCTTTCTTTATCTTCGTTAAATAAATATCTCTCTCCTATTTCTTGATTTTCTTTAAGCTTAATAGATACAAATGTACTATTTCTAAAATACTTAAATGATTTAATCAGATCAGTCTTAAGATTAAACCAATCATGTACATATTGTTCTTTAATATCATTATCAGTTTTCATAAGTTTGGTTAAAACAAGATGGTCTTTATAACCAAACCACTTTAATGAATTATTTGCAGATCTAAAGTTACCTTGTTCTCCTTTAATGTTCATAAAGTTAATAAGGTATTCTTTAAGCTTCAAATTATAAAGATTTTCATTAAACTCATCATTCAAGAAACTTTGTTGGTATACTGCTCTGAACATTTCTTTAGGTAATGTAATACCCATGTTTTGGCCATTGATTGTCAATATTTCATTTTCATCTTTAAATATTCCACCAACACTAATACTTACCCAATCTTCTGTAACTGATTCATAATCTTCAGATTTATCTTTTATATGAATCAATATATTACTAATCCAAGTTCCTTCTTCTTTAGCTTTTCCTAAAATATATAAAGGAACTACAGCCATATTTGATCTAACCCATTGATTAGAATTCTCATAGTTATTAGAAATAGTTAGAACATATAAATCATCATTAGTTAATGTATTGAATCTATAATTATCTTTAGCATTTATATTATGAACAATATTTGAAATATTATCTGTCTCATTAACTAAGTTTTGTATATCTGTAGGTTTTAATAACCAGAATTTATGTGAATCCATAGAAATAGTTATATCTACTAATTCATCAAATGACATATTCTCATAACTATCATAAGGTATTACAAGGTTTATAACACGACTATAATAGTTATTGACCGATAAAGAAGAAGTTACATTATTGTCTAACCAAAATATATAATCATTTTCTTCAAATTCATGACCTATTGGCTCTTCAGAATATGAAGGTAAAGAAAAAACATGTCCACTATTATCTAAGAAATCCATCTATTATTTATATTATCTATTTAATATTTTAGTTATATAAAAATAAAAAAAAGAGCTTAATTTTAAGCTCTTGTTTATTGTTTTGTAATATGTTTGAATGTTTTTAACTTATCTATATACTTGAACATTAATATTAAACGTAAATCTATCAATTGCAAAAATGTCACAAATATTGAATTACCTTTAAATAAAATTTTAGGCAATACTTTATTTAATAACCCATTTTTAGCATAATCATATCTATTATCACCATTAAAGGTATATTTCTTGAATGATTCTGTTCTATATTCTAAAGATTGTTTTATATCCATATCAACAAATTTGTGTTACTATTCCAATACCAGAAATTTCTTGTGGTTGACGATTTATTTTTGAACCATTATCAATCAAATCATGGTTTTCATTTATCTTAAATCTTTGAATGTCACCTAATTTATATTTATTATAAATTTCCTTTTCAGCCTTAGATAACTTATTTTCAGGATTCAAATTATTTTCTAATATATCTCCATAAGTTGAACCCATGTTCTTATTATATTGACCAATTAGGTTAAATAAATTCATTTATTATACATTTCAATATTATTTTTAGAAAGTCTTTGTTTTAATCTATCAAATGCTTCTTCGGCAGTTACATTCTTTCCTGAAAGATGCTCTTTACCATACCAACAACCTTCTTGTGTCCTATCAACTACTTCTCCATTCTTTTCAAGATGAGCTCTAATTGATTGATATACTGATTTATCATCATTATATATACAAATCTTTCTATCATCTGATAAATCAATATAAATTTTCTCTCCACCCTTAGGACATTTCATATCCTTTAATTTATCAGTAACTTCTTTGGCAGTTTCTATATAATCAGTTCTACCTTCTTGTAAATATATATTTAAATTTTTCATATTTATTAAATTGTATTTGAATTAAAGAAATAGTCAGCGGAATGTTGTTTATTACACCATTCATCTATCTTATCCATTTCTTGATCTGCACTATCTTCAAATCTTGCATAATTTATTGCAACATTACCAGGCATCTTATACTCAAATGTACCAAGAATTGTAGCCATAGATTTTTTACCTAAACAAACACAATATCTAAAGAAATAATAAAGCTTATATAAATCTTGTATTTTGCATCTTAAGAATGTTTGTAATATAAGATTTGAATAACCTAATGCGCCAAGTACTACTAAATCATTAGAATAAGCATTATAGTTAAATGTTAATGGGCTTTCAAAAACAGCTTTATATGTTTGTACTTCATAAAGTGCTCCCATAACATCAGTCAAATTATATCCAGTACCACTACCAAATACATCACTTAATGTTCCACCACTACCAAAAGCTAATGCTGAATTATTTAATATCATACGTTCAAGAGAAAAGTCTCCCATTACAGCATATTGGAAATTATCGCTTGTCTTATAAACCCCAAATACAGAAATAATTCTTGGTGGTAATTTAATAATTAAGTTTGGACCACATTTATTAATATCAGAATTTCTAATGCAATAATATCTTTCTTCAATAGCACCATCATAATTTTCCCAGAAATATTGAGCTGCTTGAAGAATAAGTGGAGGAATAGCTGCGGCTGGAACAGGCAATGGTAAAGCACAAGATTGGGTTAATTCTTGAACAATTCTTTGTATAAATTGATAATCAACTTGGTCTTCCCATTGTGCTTTAAGTTTCAATGCTTCCTCTGCTGATATGCTTTTTACACCATTTTGTTGAGTATTTTGTTGTATACAATTCATATATTATTCTAATAATTATTATACATTTATTAAAAATAATTAAAATATTCAAAACTATATTCGTGAAACTGTATTTATAGTTAAAAAATTATAATTTCTAAATAACTATTTTAAATCAAATTAACATACATTAGTTAATGGCAGATGTATTAAATTTAGGAAAGTATTTAACAGAACTTAATAAAATATATTCAAAAAATGATAAGCAGTCATTAACAGAGACTCTTAATAATTTTAGACAGATTTCAGAAGAATATAAAGATTTTAATGAGACAAAAGAAGAATTTAGTTATTCTTCTTATAATTTTCTAGAGTGTACAAAAGAAGAACAATTAAATTTCTATAATGATCAATTACAATTATTAGAGTGTCTTGTAATTAACAGTATTTATGAAAAACAAGGTTTGGTTTGGAACTGGGGAGATATTTATAAATTATTGATAAATCCATCTTATTCAAAAGTAGAAAAAGCAAATAGAAAAGTTGTATATTCTACAAGTGCTAATATTCGTCCTATAGGTAATGGGTCATTTAATATGTGGAATGGTTTGCAGATTATTGACCTTGATATAAAAAATGCAGAAATTACTGATAAACTAAAAACTGTTATTTTTGATGAACTTAAGAAATATAATTGGTTTTTAGGTATTTGTAAATCCGCTTCTAAAAAGGGTTTACATGTTTGGACTAAAATCACTCCTTTATCTATAGAATCAAGTAATCGTAAAATTGAATATCTTTGTAATTTTAGGCATAAATATTCTTATGTATATATTGTATTGACTAAATATATGCAAGAATTCAAATATACTAAAGAAAAGATATTTGAATATATGGATATGGCAATGGCTAAACCACAACAAGGTATTTTCATATCATCAGATGATAAAGCTTTAATGAATATGAATTTTAAAGATTTGCGTCTTGATGTTAATTTTGAATCTGCTTTTGTAAGTGGTGTAGAGTCAATTAACTGGATTTCTCATCCTGATTTAAAAGATATTTTTCATAAACTGGAATGGTTTAATACTGATAAAGAGACAGATGATATTGATATTGGTACAATTACTGGTATTAATGATAGAGATGAGTCAAAAAGTTTAGGTAGAAAACACTACAAACATGCTCAACGTTGGCAATTGGCAAATACATTAACATCTATATATGGATATGATGATGCATTAAAGATGATGGTGGAAATTTGTAAAGGTACAACAAAAAGAGAGCTTGCTGGTGATGTAAAGACCGCTTCAATACATAATAAGCCAATTTCGACATGGGCTATAAAAGAATTAAATTCACAACATGGATTTAATCTTAAAATCAAGTCAGATGATTTATATAAGAAAGAAATTGAAAAACTTGAAGAGACAATAAATAATAAAGATGAGAATCAAGGTGAAGATCCAATTAAAGTATTGAATGACAATACAGAACATGTTGAACTTCATTTGAAAGCAAATCAATATCTTTCTGATATCAAGGATGATATTATGAAAAATCTTTCTCATATTACCTTATTAGAAGCAGGTGCAGGATATGGTAAAACAGAAATGATTAAGTCATTAAAAGCAAAGACAATCCTTATATTACCATTCACATCAACTATTAAAGCGAAAGTTGAAGCTGATGAGAAGACTTCTGATTGGTTATATTATTATGGAAACAAGAGGCCAACTTTAGATGAAATTCTTGGAAATAAGAATATGTCAATGACAATTGATAAATTTTCAAGATTGAATGTAATGGAATTAGACCAAGCAAATTTTGAATATATTGTAATTGATGAGTCCCACTTATTGTTTACAAGTTCATATAGAGATGTTATGACACCAACTATTCAAAGATTGGCTAATTGTAAGGCAAAAATCATTATGATGACAGGAACACCAACAGGTGAATTATTGTTCTTTCCGGGAATTAAACATATTAAAGTAATCAAAGAAGATTTCAGACAAAAAGAGTTTGAAATCAGAACAGTTCCTACTAAATATGAAAAACTCATTGAGATGGCTAAGTCAATGGCTAAAGACATCACAGAAGGAAAGAAGATATTGTACCCAACCAATCGTGGTAATCTTTATTTTGAACAAGTTGTAGGTCTTATTCAAGAATTTCTTGACATTATGAAATATCCAAATAAAGTTAGAGCATTCTATTACAAGAAGTCTAATTATGGTGAAGAGACAATGGAAAATATTAATGTAGATAAGACTATTGGAAATAATGATATAGTGTTCTGTACATCATATCTTTCTGTTGGGGTTGATATTTGTGATAGATATACATTTAGTGTATATTTTAATGAACCATGGATAGCTCAAGATATTGAACAGTTTGCAAATAGACTTCGTAATAATGATTTGTTTGTTAAATTGTTCTTAGAGAAAGAAGATTCTACTGGTTTTCCAATAGATTATTATCATCCACACCCATTAGACTTATCAATATCTCAGAAAGATTTATTGATAGCAAGAGACTTGATTAGAACTTGTAATGATATGCTTGATAGAAATCAAGAAGAGTCAAAATATAACCCACTTATTCAATCATTATTAGGTGCTAACAAGTATTTAAAATATGATGAGAATGATTGTAGATATTATATTGATGAGACCACATATAAACTTAGAGTATTTGAAGAAAGATATTCAGATTATTCAAAGCAATTACCTATGATGATTAAAGGTATGCAATATTATGGATATCATACAACAACTGTTGATAGTGATGAAAGAGTACCAGAAGATAAATTACAGTGGTTGGAAGAATATCTTAAAGCATGTCGTCATCTTAGATTTGATTATTGGACTAAACAAACATTTAATTTCTTAGACCATCTTAATGATGGAAATATTGATACATATAAAGAATTATTAAAAGGTGACTATGCTATATTCAAAGATGATGAATTTAGAGAAGTTCGTGAAGAGAATAATCTTTATGTAGAGAGTATTGAAATATTAGAGAAAAATCTACCTATTGTCATTGGTCTTTATAGATTTTATGATTGTGATACTATTCATGATATATTTGATTATTGTGTAGATAAAAAACAAAATAAGATAAATTATACTAAATTAAACCGTATTCGTAAATTTGTATTAATAGAAGTTAATAGACGTAAAAAGCGTATAGATTTCCCAGTATATAAATTTATTGTTGATGCACAAAAATGGGCTAAAGAAAATCCATCTGTAACTAAAGAAGAGATATTACATTGGATAGCTAATTGGGCAGCTAAATATGCAAATACAATTAAAGATATTGTTGTTGATGATATTGATTTATTAGAGCATATTTTTGATTTGATGCAAGAATTATTTGATGTAATTATTGTACATTCAAGACCAAAAAATGGAAAAATATCAATTAAACCATTTGAACTAATTTGGGAAAGAAAAGAGGATTTGGCAAATATATATGGTAATAGAAATACAAAAGAATTCTTCTCTGAATTAATTGATAATATTGATACTAATAAACTCGAAAATGATGATGAAGAATTACCAGAATTACCACATACTGAAAAATTACAATTATCTGATGTAGAGCCAGAATTAATGAATGTAATACATAGTCAATTTGGATATTTTGATTATTCTAAACTTGATGAATCTAATGATAGATTTATGAGAAAGCAAGAAAATACAAATGCATTAAAGGATAATATATTTGCTCAAATTGAAGATGATATGCCGGAGAATTTAGGAACTAAGAATAATCAACTTGAAATTGATTTTAATTAGTTATTATTAATTATACATAATTTTAAGAAAATGGTAATAGCTAATTCATGTGCAGGAGCTTTTTGTTATCAAAATAAAAAAGACAGACATTATCAATATGATAATCCTTTTGTAAGTTGTACAATTTTTGCAAAAGATTGGAATTTATTATTAGAAAATTTTGAGAAGATAAATTTTTTGAATATTAAAGTAGAAAATGGGATTTTTCCTTTAAATCAAGAACAACATAATTATATTATTTTAGATAATCTTGTTCAAATTTGGTTTATCCACTACCCTACTATTGATAGAGTTAGAGAAAGGTGGCTAGATAGAGCACAAAGATTAATTGAATTTATCCAAAATAATAAAGATTGGAAAAACAAAATATTATTTGTAAGTTCATCTTATATAGTTGATAATGAATATGGGTTAATAAAAACTGCCACATATTTTAATCATTATAAACAAATTATAGATACTTTTGGAAATGAAGATTTATATAAAAAATTAAAATCTCAATCACGAATTTCTAAAAATACAAAATTATATAATAGAGGTGATAGATCTTTTAGATATTTATCAAATTTTATATTAACCTTTTATAAGCATTTTGTAACTAATGAATTTAAATAAATTATAATATATATGAAGCGAGAAGTAATAGATCATTCACAAAAACCTGAAGATTTTTCATTTCTTTATGGTCAACGTACATTATATATATTCTATCAAAATCTTAAACGAGAGAATTATATAGTGATTTATGCTAATTCTTATTTAGAAGCTAAGAATTTATTATATTCATTTAATCCTTATGCAAACTATGTATATAACTTAAATGAATATAAACTACAACACGTTAATGGCAAATATTTGTTTGATATTTGTAAAATTGATCCTGATTGGTGTGAAGTCCCTGTATTTATAACGAAATCAAATTACAAGAAATTATCAAAATATATTATTGACAAACAATTTACAAATATAAATCATAATAAGGTTATTACTCCAAATCTTTGGAATAAAATGGGATTATCAGAAAATAAATCTTATAATTGTTTGACAACACAAGAATTTGTAAATATGTTAAAAAACAATATGGAAGATAAGGTCCATATTAAAAAAATAATAAATGAACATTTGATAAACAAATATCCATTATTAAAAACTCATATTATAACTAAAGGTAGTAATTTTGATTTATATACAAATTCTAAAGAACAAACAGAAGTTGTTATGAATAAGATGCGTGAATATGATAATAATATCCATGCAGATTATAATATTTATAATGAAAATTTTATTACAGGAACAGATATAAAATCCATTAATAATTATAAAGAATTAAATAAGCAATTACAAGAAAACAAAAATAATTGTTCATTCAAAGATATTAAGACACCATTCTTTATGTTTGGAAACAATTATCAAGAATATAATAGTTATATGTTACCAAAAAAGGAGAACTAATAAGTTCTCCTTTTATTTTAGGTTTGTTCTTTCATAAACTATTTCTTCACCATTTCTCAAATCGAGTTTTGCATTCATCCTTGATTGTTTATTCAATCTACGTCTTTCATACTTGGTCCAATATCCATGATCCCATATTGTACCTGTGTTTTTATAAAGATGCATAGAAGGATCAAGTTTTTGGTATTCTTTCCAGTTTTCAGCCGGTCTCCAATAACGATGATTTATCTTGCATCTATAATTATGTACAGGTAATTCTTCAGGATTGCAAGGAACTGTTGGGATGTGCCACATTTGATAGTACATTTTGGCACGTCTATCCCAAATTACTTGCTTACGACGTCTTCTCTCTGCTCTATTAATCATTTCTTGAATAATTTATTTAGTGTATTAAATTCTGTATTAGTAAATGTAATGTGTGCTTCCAATATTTTGCTATATACAGAATCAATAAGTTTTTGCTCTTTAATTTTCTCCTTTTTCTTCAATTCACGCTCTTCAGTAAGTGTATGCCCGGTAATTCCCTTGTATGCATTATCTTCAAATTCTCTCTTCCAAGCTGTAAAAGTAGTCTTGCCCTTCTTAATTGCTTCTTTTAGAGATGCAACCATTCCAGAATCCAACCCATAAGCAGATCCATACCACTTGCAATATAGAGCTGACATTTTGTCTTGTAAGTCATTATACATTTTTGCATCTCCACCATAAGACATATTTTGGTACCGAGGAATATATCCATATTCGTCTACTTTAACTTCTTTTGCCATAGTATGTTTACTTATTTATGTTAAATTCTTCAATATTGATAGTTATAACATTCTCATTTCTTAAGTAAGTATATTTAGTGATTGTAAGTTTCTTGTTCTTGATTCTCTTTTGCTTTCCATTGATTACAGGAAGATAATAGTAAAATCCATTATACCAATTCTCTTTAACCTCATTGAAGTGATAGATTACATCTCCAATTCGAATGTCACCATCCTCATCAGGATTATATTCAGGGGTAAACTCAATTATTTCTTCATTATTCAGCTTTTCCTCAAGAATATTTGCTATTTTATTATTCTCTTTTTCTTCTTCAAGATCTTCAGGACTCATAAGATATTGATGAGCAATCTTTTGGCCGTCCAATTCTGAAATCCAACAGCGAATTTCATATCCATTTTTCTTAAGAAACTCAGAGATAAATATCTTATGATCTCCATCAACTTGATCCCAATACCAAGCAGTATAATTCAGATCATTAATCTCTTCAATATTTTGGTATTTATATTTACCAAACCTAAACACATCAACATTATCCCAAACTTCCTTCGTTGATTCCCAAGAAATTGTCTTACCACGAAGATTCTCATCAAGAATAGCTTCAGGATATTTAGCCAAAGCAGTTTCCTTATCAAATGAAATATTCTTGATATAATTGTAGTGGGTTACTATATAATTACAACCATTACCAAGAGGTTTTGATTCCTCAGTGATATTCCAAAGAGTGTAATACTTATTTGCGAAACCAATTGCTGTGATTGCCATAATTCTATATATTTGTTACAATATAATATAGAATAATATATAAAAAATTCAAATAAAATAATAAAAAATCCACCTACTTTCACAAGCAAGTGGATTCAGGGGAATATATTTTCGTCCAGGTCTCATCAGAGGATGATTTTAGAGTCTCCCTGGCTGACTGTATTATTTACCAAGTAAATGCATAACCAAGTTTGTCACCCTTGTAATTTTCATTTACTGGCTGATCTACCTTTTCATCAGTTCCATAAACCTGACGATACTTCTGGAAGTCTTCATACTTAACCTTTACAATAAGTCTCTTTCCCATACGGTTCTTTAGACCAAAAGCAGGACGAAGTACAAGACCTTCTGCCATCTTTGCATCAGGATTCTGTGCTACCTTAGAACGGAAACCCTTACGAACAAAATCAATGGCCTCATCAAGGGTGAAGTAACCTACAAGAGGTACAATAGGTGCACCAAGTTTAGTTGCAATCTCATCACGGGCAGTAGTCAAAAGATAAATATCATTTACCTTGACATCAAAAACGATAAACTCATTTCCACCCTTGATATACCAACCACCTGACTGAATTCCTTCACCATAACCTTCACCATAGATAGTGTAGATATTAGGAATCTGCTCATAAGTAAGCCAATTGTGCTCTGACTCCCACTCATCTACAGGAATAAATTCCTTAAGACCAAGTGCTGCAAGTACCTTCTCATCAGGATATTTCTCCTGCATGTGCTTAAGCAAGTTCTTTGGAATCTGAGCATTGTCAGTCTTACCAGCAATACGTACATTGAACTTTACACCTTCAAGCTTACATGGCTCCATTGGATCATCCCAAACCTCTTCCTTGGTGACCTCAATACGCATGTTAGTGCCATCAATCTTCTCTTCACCACGCCACTGTAATCCACGGAGATAGTTGAACTCAGGCTCAACAAATGGCTCAAATGGCATAATTACATTCTTTGCATCACGCATGAAGATAGTGTTAATCTTCTGATAAGTGTTCTCACTTCTTTTCTGTTTTCCCATAATTTTTAAAATTTTAATGTTTTTACTACTAAATTTGTTTCGATCCTATTAGCTCAGTAGCAGAACATCTTATTTCTTATTTACTTTCTCAATTATTTCTTCAATATATTCATCTGGGTTTTTACCTTCTTTATAATATTTCCTCCCAAGATCAATTGCTATACGCCATTCATCAGAACCATCTTTAAGAGTATCTATATATTCCCAAAGTGTTTCAGGCTTTTTTGATGGCTTCGGCATCAAATCATCAATATCAATCCAATCATCAGCAAGCAAATCTTCAGCCGTCAATCGTACATCATTATCCAAAGTATCTGGAGTTTTACCCATTTCAAAATAAACGAGACGAATTAAATTTGCAGTACTTCTTAACTGAACAAATGTATTTTTAGACCAACTTGCTCGTCTAATATAGGAATGACTTTTAAACTCTTCAAATATTTCAAGAAATGTCATATTATTTGTTATTTGATTTTTACAAATATAATATAGAATTTATTCAAAAAAATTCAATATAAATTTAATAAATATGTTTATTTTTATAAAAGCAAATAAATTTATTAGATAAATAAGTCATGGCTTATACGTCAGATTCAATTGAAAATACTATTAAATCACTTACATTAAATGGAAAAACATACCCATTAGGAGTACAATATGCCGATAGGGCAGATTCAATGAATGTATCTGCGGCAATAGGTTCCACAAAAAATCCGATTTATCTTAAAGCAGATGGAACATTTGCAAAAACAACATATACATTAAGTAAATCAGTTCCATCTACAGCTGTATTTACAGATACTACTTATAAGCTTACATTAAATAGTACTATAAAGGGTGGTGGTTCTACTGATCTTGGTACAATATATGCACCAACATCCGGTGGTATTCATGGCCAATATTTAATGTCAAATGGTAGTGGAGAACCATCATGGGTTAATTTACCTATAATAATAAATAATTTAGATGTTAATTTTTTAGGGGTTGGTGCAATACGATCAAAAACAACTAGTTCTGGTCCAATAGGCACTATTTCTTCTGAATCTCTTTGTCAATATACAGACTATGTTAATATATCAAATTATATCGGCAAAAATCCTGTTATTACGTATACTAGATCGATTCACACTGCTCCACAAAGTGGTATAGGAATTGGGTTATGCTTCTATGATTCTAATAAAGTTGCTATATCAGGTGAACCTTTAAAAGGTAATGGCTCAGCTATAGGATATGAGTTAGATACAATTAATGTACCATCTAATGCAGCGTATATAAGATTCTCTTGCTTGAAACAATATGTAGATATATTTAGTGCTAGTATAACTATAAATACAGAAAGTAATTTAAGTCAAAGAATATATCAATTAGAAAATAGAATGTCACAAGTGGAACAAAGAATATTAGATTTGGAAAATATATTCTTATCTTATCTTGGATATTTTGGAGTATAATAAACAACAAATGGAAGCTAAAAGCTTCCATTTATAGTCTTAACTTTTTGGTAATTAGAGGATAAAGTTCTTTAGTTAATCCAACTTCATAATTTGTTTGTACAAAATGAGATTCTAATTGCTCTTCAGTCATATCATTATCATCATCTATTATACAATACTCTTCTATATAGATATATTTATTATCTTTCATTAAATATTTATATGATTCGTGTTCGACATCATTTGCATATATGAAAAATTCTATTTCCGTACCTCTAAAACCTGATTGTGACCTTGGCGTTACTCCTACAATGTAAGGAATAATAGGTGCCATTAAAGTTTTTTCAAAATACTCACATGTTTCTTTATATCCACCTATTCGCCAACATGATGTTATGACTATACCTATATCATTTGCATCTATAAATTGAATGAAATTTTCTAATTCTTCAGTATCAATGAAATCATATTGGGCATCTGTATACCCTTGAGAGATCATTTTATCTACTAATCTTTCGGAATTGAAAACTCCATCAATATCTAAGAATATTATATCCATAAGTTATAAATACAGGTTCTAATTTAAATAATTCTTCTCTAGTTGGTTTATGATCTAAATGGTGTTTTTGCATCATATACCAATCTAAATCATTATCACTTATCTTATATTTATTTCTGAGATATTTCCTAATTCTAAATTGTTTACTCATAACTCTTCAATTTTTAATCTAACTGTCATTCCTTTACGATCTCCTTTTTTATGTGGTCCTAAATCTGTTTGCCAAAATCTAACACTATCAGGGCCATAAGGAAAACATATAAAGTATTGTTTAATATTAGGAAAGATCATTTGAATATCATATTGATTGTCTTCATAAAATTTTTCAAAATCCACCCAACCAAAATAATCTATAGAATTATCATCATAATTTTTATTTTGAAACAATTCATTAATTAGAACATCTTCTTCAATAATTGTTACTTTAACTTTGATAATATCTTCGGGTTTTCTAGCCCACATATATGCAAGTTCTTTCTTTATGCCAAAACTATCATATATGATTTGCTTAGTAGGTTCTCCATTTATTTTTCTAAAACCCTTTGCACAATCTATTTCAAAAGAATATCCAACTTTATAATCATTGATTTTCATGTCTATCTCTAATAAAATTACATTGATACTCTAATCCTATTTCCATATTATATTGAAGAGCCATATCTAAAAGCCAAGTACCGAAACATTTATCTCTGTATTTAGGGTAATCTTTAGGGAATATTCCATGTATATTATAATCAGCATGAAAATATCCACAAGAAGATAAATAGTCAGCTACAAAGTCTATAAACTTCTCACAATCTTCTTTTGGTTTACTTGAATTCCTTTGGAGATTTTGAACTTTCTCTTCCCACGATTCATTACGTAATGGTGAAGGAGATACAAAAGTCAATTCATTAAAATCCCACAATGATACATTTCCTGAATCTTCATATACTCTATACCATTCTTGACTTTCGTCTTCCTTATCTTTCAATACATCGATAATAATACCATGAACTCTTGTTAATTTTCCTCCAGCCTCAACTTCTTGGCCAATATATTCATTTTTTTTCATATCTAAAATGGAAATCTTGTTTTAAGTCATTATATTTATTAGACAATTCTTCTGATTTATTAGGTAAACCTTCACATTTCTTTAGATATTCATTTCTTAATGTAAAATTTAAACCTAAACAATTATGGATGAATAATCCATTGAGTATTTTAATTGCATATATTGCTTCTGATTCTCCTATACCATGTTCATAATTTGTTTGCACAAAATGATAAAGTTGTGAATCCCACATATCTCCATCATCATCTATTATAACATAGTTTTCCACATCAGGATGTTCATTAAGCCATTTTTGTATCTCTCCACCACGCCCATTTCCTAATCCTACCCAAGGTGTAACATCATATATATTATCAATGAACCATGACATCATCTTTGATTTAGGACATCTTTTTGGCCTTTCTTCTGATATAATATATTTAGTTTTTTCAACAGAATTACTACGCCAAGATGATGAAACAACAATCTTGGCACTTGTCTCATCTACTATTTTCTTAATCCATTTGAGTTTTTCAAGTTCTATTCGCCATTTTGGTGGAATTGTTATAACACCATCAAAATCAAGAAATATTACTTTCATTCATTGACAAATATATATTTATTAAAATCATTCAAATAATCTACATCTACAGGATATCGTTTATTATAATCAACATATAGTTTTCCATCATCATCAATTACCATTTCAACCCCTATAACATAATCAATTAAATCAGTAACACCTAAATATATGTTGACATTATAATTATCAATCATAAGGTATTTAGTAGCAAGACCTTTTTGTTCACATACTTCTTCATTTTCAAACTTCGTATAAAACAAATTTCTAATAAATGGATTATTTGTGGTAAAGTTAACTCTAATACGGGCATCCTTAAACCCAATTTCTTTTGAAAATGATGCAAAACTATTAACAAAATTTATCATATCAACATTTGTATAAATAACTGCTACAGATGTTACCGATATTCCAATATTGTTAAGATTTTGTATAATAATCTTCAAATCATTATTTGAAGGAATATATTTTGTCTTGAAAATATCCTGCCTAGTTTTATAATCATAATGATGTAATGAAATATTAACTATATCAACAACACTTCTCATATAAGGAATACACTCATAAAGATGAAACCCATTTGTTGTCAATACAATCTTATCTATTTTATGACCATAATCTCTTTTGAAGATACTGAGAAGATCCATCAATGATTTGAATTGTTGGATATTAAATGTAGGTTCATTACCAGTAATATCAAGACTAATATGTCTATTATCAATGTTATTAAACAATATTTTTAATGAATCAGAAATATTAGTAATAAAACCATCCCAATTATGCTGTTGAGTATTAATTGTTTGGTTGTTAAAACAAAAAGGACAATGTGCTTGACAATAACAAGGTACAACAATTTTTACGGACAATGTATGGCCATGACCGTCACGATTTGTATTGTCAATATTGATAGGTCTAAACCCGTCAAGAATTGTTTCTTTAAATTTAGTATATTGCATATATTTATATTTCTTCTTCAGTATATGTTAACTTAATTTCTTTAATTGTGCATTTAAAATCTCCACATTTTTCTACCCAATAAGCATTATTTTCGGCATATCTTTTAATTTGCCATTTCTTTGCAAATTTCTTTTGCCTTGTGAATGGGAGATGTCCTTCAGATATCAATAGGCCATAATTATTCCTAGTTTGTTCCGATAATTTATTCTTCTCTTCATCTGTCCAGCAATAAATATATGTTTCATTAGAAGCTGCTTTAGGGTTGAAATAAACAACTTCACCTTTATGATATTCTACATTAGGAAACTTACAATCCCTAATACATGTACATTCAATAAAATATAAAGACTTATTCATACTTCTACTTCTATAACTTTACGTTTCAACCATGCTTTATAAATATCTCCAGTAGATTTTGGTTTTTGAAAATCGAATACTTCCCAACCATTTCGACCAAGAATATTCAATGCATTTTCAGTACTTTTTATAGAATTAAATAATTCAGCATATTTATATTCGAACTTATCTATTCCTTTAACTTTCATTAACACAGGTTAATTTATTTATCCATTCTATATAATTATTAGTCAAATAGAATTCAGTGAACCTGTGTGCTTCTATTTGACTAATGCATTACTGGAATGTTACCACTTCTGGGTCTGATTCCCAATCCATTTTTGCTTTTTCAACAAGCTGGCAAATCTGAGGATAAATCAATGAGTTTACAAAACAATGATTTGATTCCCACTTACCAGTATCTTCATTTCGTTCTGGTTTATCGAGCCACATACCGACAAATCCATTCTTGTTGACGGCAAACCAAACTTGAATTGTTTTTTGATTAAAAGGCCACATATTATCGAGTTTCTTTAATAATTACTTTACCATTACAAATACCATAAAGAGAATATTCAACGAATTCTTTAGTCTTAGGTACATAATTAGAATCCATAGGTTCTACCAACATCCAAATATCACCATCACCTTTCCAAGTGCATTCAACTAATTTCTTGCCAGATTCCAGTGTAATTTCTGTTGTTCCGCCAAATTCGCGAGTAAAATACTGTTCACATGAGGTCAAACAAAAGACCATCATTAAAACAAAAAGAATTTTTTTCATATCTTAATATTCTGAATTAATACATTCGCTAATATAATCTAAATCTCTAAGTTCTTCCTCATTCTTACGGCGCTCAGTAATATGATTTACCATATCTTCAATAGTTGTGTAAAGCTTGATATCAGTATCAAAAGTATCAATAACCATAAGATTGTCAAAATCAAACTTGAAGTTACAATATGTTCCACCAAACTTATCAACCATAAATGAACTGGTACCATATCGATACCCAGAATATTCCCTGAACTCTACCATAGTAGACTGTTCTTTGGCAACCTTCTCACAAAACTCCTTGAATTCATCGAATGTCTTGAACATATTTTCTTATTTTGATTTTACATATATAATATAGAAAAAATCCTTAGAAATTCAAAATTCTAAGGATTTTATTTCTTCATTAACAATATTTAAAGCTTTCTGCCAAATCTCTGAATAAAATATATCTTCATCAATTTCTTTAAGAAGTTTATTTTGGATTCTTGCAATAGTATGATCTAATAAACTTTTAAATTTACAATCTGATTCGATAGAATTATTAATTTTTGATTTTAGTTCAGATACTTCAGATCTTAATTTATCTATTTCATTTGGGGCATTTCCATCAACACAACAATTAAATCTACTTATATCTTCTATTCTTCCACTTACATCAATATTTACAGTTGTTCCTATATCACCATATCTATGTGGAAATTCATAATCGGTATTATGACTCATTTCTTGTGAAATGTCTACTTTTAAGCCACAATTTACAGCTGTATGTAATAGATTTCCTACATTACTATCATTATAATATTGTGGATCAAAAGAACCCCACCCACCATTTGTAGTAGCTTTGTTGTATGTATCTTCACCAAAAAATGTTTTATCATTTAAAGTTAATTCACCCATTATTTCTCATATATATATTTTTAAATCTCTATAAATTAACTAAAATCATCTCCTTGAAAATGTATTCCTTTACTATCACAAATTCTAAAAAATATAATTGTACCTATAAATACAACTACACATATTATTCCAGCTATATATAAACAATTCATTTTTTCTTTTCGTATTTTTGATCATAGTAAGATTCAACAATAGCTTTTCTGGATTCTTCTGAAGTATACTTATCATTTTTCCAGAATTCTACGATATTTGTAAAAATATTTTCATCGACATCTAATTCTCCACTTTGCCACCATGATTGAATATCCATACTAAACCATCCACCATATTTAGTTCTTGCAAACCAAAGATTATTATCGTCATAAACCGGACAAGAAGCTTCTATAAAATAATCTGTTTCTGTAGAATATAACCAATCGCATTGTCGTATTTCATCCTCCCAAATATCTTCTAAAGACATATCAATGAAAACATTTTCAAATTTACCATTTTCATAAATAGTTTCACCTCGTGGAGTACTTAATATAATATCCTTAGCTTCTTCAAATGGTACTATACGTTCAACTTTACAAATATAGTGTCTACTTGCACTTGTTTTCCCGTCATCCCAGAAATGATAGAATTTTCCTACTTCTGGTATTGGTTTTAATTTTTTATTATCCATTTCTAATTACATTTTTATTCACACCAAATTTCTTTATTAGGATTCTCTTCTAATTCTTTTTTGAACTCATCATAGAATTTCAACCATTCACCTTCTCCAGATCCTGTTCGAAGAAATTCAATTGTTTTCTCACTTTTATCTAAATTGACTTTTAATTTAAGTCCTTTTTTATCTTCTTTAACCGTTGGATAATGCATTTTATATTCATTTCTTGAACATTTATCTGACATTTCCATACGTTCTTCACCATAAAATATTTCTGACCATTGTTTAGCATCATCAGTCCAACCGATTTTTTCATCACAACAATCATATAAACTAAATATATGTTCTAGAACTCTAAACCACCAACAAGGTTCAAATTGTTTTAAATAATTGAATTTTCTCCATTGTCCTTTATATAGAATATAACAATCACAACCTAATTCATGAATAGTCCTTTTATCATAAGTTGTAGAATATCCATCACCACTATAATGATTTAATTCTAAATCATCAGGAATATTTACTCTCACAAATGATCCATGAGAATAAGTTGGCTTCGAAATAAGTCTATAATTACAAATTTCTGGTTGGTCCCAAACAACACCACAAAATATATATCTATGTCTCATATTAATTAAATTTAAGTTTAAGTAATGGGTTATTATCTCCAAGCATATCTGCTAACGAATTAGAAGTTGATTCAGGTTTAAATGTTCCACCATTGTTTAAATATTCATCACCAGCTATTTCTTCTGATAATGCCCATTCTTGTAATGAATAATCATTTTCAAAGCCTATATCGGATCCTGGAAATCTTACTGGTTCTTTATTAGGTCTAAGATATTTAATTCCTTTTTCTGGTTTAGGCAAAGGATCATCCCAATTAACATAAACAACTCTTACTTTTCTTTTAATATATGAATCAGTTGCTTCATCATATATTTCCCATATTTCATCTACACCAGGACGTTCTTTCTTTGGTGGCTCAACATAATCTAATGCATTCTTTTTGTCACCCCATCTAAATTGAAGCCATCCTTCATATTCACCTCTTATATCCCAAATATAGTCATCAGGTATTTCATTTTCATCCCTAAATAAAACATCTATATTTGCCAAAGTGATTTTATTTTCAAATGTAAACCCACAATGCTTGATAGTATTAACAAGTTTAATAACTTTCTTATTAATCATATCAAGTACCATGTAACCCCAAAAATAAGCACCATTTGAATAATCTAAAGGATGTTTATTCCCAATTAATTTATTATCAATTTTTTGTGGCTTTGGAGTATTGCAATACATTATATTAATAAGTTTTGCTTCCTCTAAAGCTTCTTCTAATGTATCAAATGGTGTCACAGAAAATGATTTTGGTGAATCAGTATATGTATTAAATATTACACAATATTTAGTTGGTCTATCAATATTATAAATTCTTTTGAGATGCCACCAAAATGTTCTATGTCCTAATTCTTCCCAATGTTTTAATTTTATATCACTCATAATTTAGTCCAAAATCTTCTATCTAATTCAGCATCAATTTCTTTTTCCCAGAGTTCTCGATCATCATCACACCAAATACATTCTTCAAAAACTTCATCAGGAATATTTCGTCGCCAAAGTACAGTATTTTTCATATTATGATTGTTCACTATTATGTATTTCGTTAAATATTTTTCCAAATAATTCTACTCGGTGATCTCCATCTAAAGAATCAAATTCAGGATGATTTTTTTGAATATAGTCACAAGTCTTAATAATATCATTACATCCTTTATCGAATTTTTTCTTATTCTCCTCCCAACGTTTTCTATCTTCTTCTTGTTTTTTTCGTATAACTTTACGACGTTTAGTAAACATACTCATAATTACCAACTTATAATATTAAATACTCCACATTTACCTGAGTGTCCTTGACGAATTTCATAACCAAGTCCATTTAATTCTTTAATTTCATCTTCACTTAAATAGATATTTTTTCCTATAAGTGAAACACATCTACTACCTTTATTAGCTGCATTTCTAATAAGTGACTCAATATAAGAAAATTTACATTTTATTGAAATATCTCTAGCTGCTTCTGCATTTATCATATTAAATTCCAAAGGTTTTTAAATGAAAATTTATTTGGTTTTGAATTTTTCTCTTTTTTCTCTTCTTTTTCTTTTAACGGTTCGTGGTGTTTTCTCGGTAAATTACTAATTGAATATAAAGTTAAATAATATTCACCTGGTTCTACTTTATCTCTTATTTCATACCACATTTGAGAAAACCCATCAACTGGTACTCCACCAAGATAACCTTCAATTTTCTTATGACATTCAACTAATGCAGGAATCTGCATAGGGTATTCTGCCATTTGCCAAAATGCTTTTGTAGAATCTTCAGGAACTAATTTTACTCTATATTCATATTGTTCAAAATTCCAAGTAGGCTCTAAATCATCTTTCCAATCAGATTCTTCAAGTTTTCTTGATTGAATTCTATACCCATTTTTATATGCACTTATAACATGTATTATATCTTTTTCATTCATATTATTCATCTTTATTATAATCCCAACCCATAAATTCGTGTGCTGATTTTTCTGGGTCATCTACATACTCAACTAATTTTGAATTTTCAATCCAAATATTATTATCAGAAAAATAAAATATATTTTTTGTCAAATAATGTTCAAAATACTTCCATTCTTTATCTATAAATATTTTCCAATTACATTTGTCACCTATTGGTCGATTATCATCCCATCTGTTCCAATCACGTTTGGCATACCACCCAATAATTTTTTGTGAATAAAACCCAATATCTACTGGCCATAATCCAGGTACATATTTTTTATATCCTTTTTGTGTACAAGAAATCATGATTATTTCTTTTTTCTAATAGCGGAAAAAAACAATTTAGGTGCCATAGTACCTTCAGAAATTATATTAACACCTGCTATATCATATCGTTCACTAAATTCAGGAAAATGTATAGTTTTACCATCATTAACTATATCATTTTCATCTCTTATACCTATTGATAATACTAAATTATTAGCAAAATCATCAGGAAAATCTTTAACTACATCTATAAATTCTTTTAAAGTCATATTATGATTCTTTTCTTTTTCTAAAAGATTGTTTTAAATCAAATCCATGTGAAAGAATTTTTATATCATTATAATTAGTAGATGGACCATTTTCATCTCCAAATAAATCAATTAAAACTTCTTTACGGACATCATTAACCCAACCCATATCTTTAGCATATTCTCCTTCTTTATTTCCATTCCAACTATAAGAAGGAGCTTTAATTTGATATCCTATTCTTTCATCTTCACATACATCAAAAAACTTAAGAACTTCTTTATATAAATCGGTGATAAAATGATCTTCAATACCATTTGTTCCTGGTAATAAATCCCAAGGTCTTGTTTCTTTATTTATAGAAACATCTCCACATTTAATAGGATAAACCATTTCATATCTTTTATCGGCAAACTTAAATACTAATTTCTTATAAGTTGCCATATCATATTTATCATGGTTTATTATCTTTTGTTTTTCAGCTTTATGCTCTTTAATTTCATAATAGTAAAAACCAAGTTTTGAAGTTCTTGTAATAGTTTCAGTCCATGCTTTAGTTGCTGGTATTATTTCAACTTTACTATTTCTTTTTAATCTTTGGTCTATTTTTGTTTTTACTAAATAACCTACATCTTTTGTATTAGGCCATTTAGTCATATCAAGAAATTCGATTTTCTCAATTTTTATACCATTACGACTATATAAAATAGTTCCTTTTTCTTTTCTACTCATATCTATTGTAAATTATAATGTGGGCACATATAAGATTTTTCATATTCTGTATATCCTATATATTCACAAGGCCATGTACATGCTTTACAATGTTGTAATGGTTTAACCTTATTTTTTCCTGGAATATATTTAGGTGGTTTTTTCCAACTTTTAACAAATCTTGCCCAATATGGCTCTTGATAAGGCATATTATGTATTTTCTAATTGTTCAATAAACTCTATTAAATCATTAAGTTCATCTATGCGACCTTTATGTCTTACTTGGTCATGCTTAAGTGCATTTATACGAATAACTTCATGCTCGAATAATAAATCTGGTTGATTCTTAATTCGATTTTCATAATCTATATCCTTTTTAACATTGATAGACCATTCTTTTCTAATATGATCTACCAATGTATCATATAATTTTTCTTTATTCATATTATCCAAAATGAACATAAAAATTATTATCACCTATATTACCATAGAATTCTCTTAATTTCTTTTCAAGTTTAGGAGTTAATTTATCTTCTTTAACCCAATCTTTTATATCTTCATCATAATAACCCAAATAATGGGATTTTTTTACTTCTTCAATAAGACTATCTACAGTACAGAATTCATCTTCTGAATCTCTTTGATTTCTCCACCATTCTCCTTTAAGATTTACATATATATCTCCTTGGCGTTTAATGATATAAAAATCATGAGTATATCCAGCATTATGTTTAGAATCTTCTTCTTTAGTATTTTCTAACATTTCTCTGAATGTCATATTACCTTCAAGGACCTTATTATAATATCCTACATTTCTATCACAAACTGCAATTCGTTTTCTTAAGTCTTCTGTAAGATATTCTTCAGTCATTTTCTCTGGTGAGACTCCACATTCATTGACAAAATAATCATATTCTTCTTTATGAAACTCTAACCAATTTTGTAATTCATAATCCCAACCATGTTTTCTATAATTATCATAATAAACTCCACCAGTATGTCGGATAGCATCTTCCAATAAATATTTAATTTGATCCTTTGAAAGATATTCAGGTTTAATAAATGTCCATGTCCAAGTACTCATATCTTGTTAAATATTTCAATTTTTTGTATTGTATTAATAACTTCTTCTTTAGTATATAACTTTAATAGTTTCTTAAGTTCTTCATAAAGGTAATCATTATCCAAAAATTCTAATTGGCTTTCTTCAAAAACATCACCACCTTCATCAGATATATACATTCCTGGGGCACTTTCAATTTCAGTAACCCAACCTATATACCCATCGGGTAATTTAGCTTTTAACCATTTATAATTACCCTTATAATGTTCATTAGGATTTATCATATTTTAAAAGTTCAGTAAATGTTACTACTCTTTCATTTTCTTCATTAATATCCAACCATTGATTCTTTACAGTATTATATTGAATCCTAATGGCTTTATAATCATTTGTAAAACACCAATCCCATCCCCATTTGGTGTTACAAAAATCATGATCATAATTTATAGAATCTTTTGGATATGCATTATTAGGACCAATATAAAGAGTTCCTATCTGGTCTTCAGTAGGTTTTAAACTAGTCCAAAGTTTATAATGGGCAACAAGCCAATTATAAACTAAATCATCAATCTTTTTATGTAACTCACGTTGGTGATTGATATTATATATTAACTCTTCAAATATGTTCATAATTTAATATAGTATTTAATAATCTTGTTTTACAATACGAATCAATAATTCAGTTTCATCGACCATACCTCTGAGAAATTCATTGTAACAATTATTTTCTTTATAATATTCATCTTGTGATTGTGTATACTCTTCAAGATTATCAGCAAGACATTTTAATATCTCATCAATATTAAAATTATCTTCTTGAGTTTGCAAAAACTCATCTAAATAAATATTTGCAGATTGTCTACCATCAAAATAACGAATATCATAATCATTATTAGACAAATCACACATAAGCTGCCAATGATTCTTTTGAGCAAAGTTGTATGTTCTAAGAATTTCAATTGTTCTATTTGTTTCCATATTTTAATCTCGTTCATAATATAATCCTTTGATATTACATCTTTTACATCTTACAGGAGTAATTACAGAATCATAATCATTTTTTCTTGAGAAATCTTCTACCCAATTATGCTCTAATCCACAAATACATTTTGTATGCATATTTGCAAATAATTGATTATAATATCTACTCTTATAATTTTCTAAAATTTCATTATTTTCCATATTTTTTCATATATTCAAAATCTTGTGGATATATAAATTCACCTCTATACTCTGGGTTATCATTATCAATACAAGTCCAAATAAAAATACATGGATAAGACATTGGTTCTGATGTAATATATTTACGGCGAATAAATAATGAATCAGGTTCTATATCTATTGCATCAAAAAGATCATGTTCTATTCCACCATCAATATTTGTATATTGACTTCCATATTTTTGTGAAGTATTGTATACATCATTTTCTTTACAATAATTGATATAATCTTCTTTAGTTTCTAAAAGTACTGTATTCATTTTACAATAATATTGAATTGGTTATGATATTCGAACTTAAATCGTTTCATAGTATCAAAACTATCTTTATAAATATATTTATAATGATACTCATCATCATGATCTTCATCCCAAGATTGGAAATACCAAATCATGATTACTGGAAATTTTATAGGGTCTTTAATACAATTAATAAGATATTTATGATTTTCATTATTGATTAACATCATTTTTTGCCAATCCTTAAAATCTTGTAATGTTTCAAAAAGTTCAGTTTTCATGATTTAATTTTTCTTTTGCAAATTTAATCAATTGTTCAGGAGTTAGTTGTTGATATTTTTTATTATTTATAGAAATATAGATAATCCTATGTCTATCTTTAGCATCTTGGAGTGCTTCTTTATAAGAATTCAAATTATACCAATGAGTACCTCTATCAATAATTTTTCCTGATGGTGATTGTCCATCTCCTATTCGTAATACTATATTATGTGGATATTCTTTCATTTATATCCTTCTTTAAAATATTTTTCAAATTCTCTTTTAGTATACATACCATCGGCATACTTAGCCATATGATGGTAGACATATCGATGATTATGCCAACCTATATGGTAGTAACATTCTTCACCTAATGTAAAACCATCTTCTTTATTTTCTTTAATACAATAACAAGGAATCATATCACTTTGCTTCTTTTATAAATTCATTCCATTCTTTTTCTATTTGTTCTGGTGGTTTTGAAAATTCATAAAGCATATAGAATGGAAATGTTATAATATCAAACGCAATACCCAAAGGCCAAAATAGAATATATAATACTCTAATCCACTGAACTTTAAGAGAATTTGGGCAAAATGCATAACCAAATAGACAATATATGAAGAACAAAAGCATCATACAAATCATTGCACATATAAGTTCTCCAAAATTTGAAATACCCATCCAATAAGGGAAAATTGAATAATCCATATTATTTCTTTTTAGTTACATTATAAGGATGATGGGTACAACCTACAAGAACAGGCTTCCAATAAGTGATTTTATAAGGTTCTCCAACAACCATAAGTTCGGCATCTTCAGGACCATAACCAATAGGACGAGGACCATATTTTTTATTATACAAATCTACATATTCTTCCTCATTATTGACATCAATTATAGTTTCAAATTCTTTAAACATCCAAATATAACATCCTGATTGGGTGCCATCTAAATTATGATTCCAAATGAAATTTTGACGAAGTTTATTCCAAGCTTCCTCATCATTCTTAGCTTCTATTGGATCTGATTCACGCAATGCGTTTGATAATTTATATCGTGCCATAATTATTTATTTTAAACCATGAATTATTTTCCATTCATTATATTGTTTCTGAATTTTAGCTTTATCTTTATCACCTAAAGATTTGCTATTATGGTGACCTATATGCCATTTATTACATATCGGACATTTATAAGCAACTAACTTGTGAATTGTTTCTGGTTTTAAATTTAACTTAAAACATTCTTGTTGAGCTCTTAATTCTGTATCAAAACTCTTTTTTGCTTTATATGTCCTTGAACCATCAGTAGTAAATCCTTCTGGTGTCCAATGTTTCTTATCATATTCCATTATCTACCAAATGTTTCGTGCAACTTGAATTCATCCATCTGACGAACCTTGTAAGTAGTTACTTCTGGATCCTTCTTCCAACCTATGCAACTAGCCTCAGTAAGGAACTTGCCTCCATAAAACTTATCTGCATAATCACAAATCATCTTAATCTGAATTTCAGTAGGACAATATGGGTATGGAAAATCCTTAGTACGCTTTTCTGGATCTCTCTCACCAATGAAACTACCATAAATCTCATTGTGATGAATCTTAATCCAACCATTCTTCTCTAACCAATAATCCGGCTGATCTCCACTACCAAAAATACTTACTCCATCATTCATCATTCGTACTGCGTACTTATTTGTTGGAGCATTGAAAATCTGCTCAGCAAGATTCATGTGGATTAAAGCAGAAGTTTCACCATTTGCACCATAGAACTCACCGTCAGGAGAAAGCCAACCGGCATCATATCCATCCATAATGTTCTTCTCAATAATTCCATTCTTAGCATACTCATTACCAATCTTGGTCTTAAGAAGATCATCATGCAACTGCTCCTTATATCTATAAAGACCTTCATTGCAAAGAGGATGATAATAACCTTTGCCAGTATCTGTGAATTCCATAAGAGTTGCTATAGTATTCTCAAGCATAAGCTCAATCATATTTGGTCTTTCAATAAAACCATTTTCCGTAAGAAAGAAATACAAGTTCTCAAAACTCATATATTCCTTATGGAGCATCTTTATAAGCTTATTATACTTAACGGTAAAATAGAGAACTAATTCATACTTGGAGATATCATCTGAATAATTTCCATCTTCATCTCTTCCATACTCAATCTTATCTTCAACTCTTTCCCAAATTGATGTAGGATTGGAATTACCCTTATCACAAATCTTACCATCAAAAGAACCAAGGATACGAGCGGCAATTGTATGCAAACCAATCTGCTTAAGCTGATCACTTGTAAAATATCGAAGCATCATCTCAATGATACTATAATCTTCAATATCTCCGTTATAGAACTTCCTGAATTCCTGCTCAGTAAGTACTAATGACTCACGAATTCTCTGCATAGTTGCAATCTTCTGACTGATAATCCACTCCCAATTTAGAATATTATGAGTGTTCATTGATAAAACCTCAGGATCATCAGTTAGATTAACTCCTTCACCGTCTTCGTCTGTAACAAGAACTGCCTGATTCTTCAACAACATGAGGACATATTCCATAGTGAAACCATGAAGGCCCTTAAGATATACATCCAAGCCCTTCCGGATATCTCCTTTTGAAATATTGGTCTGGCAAATCTCAAGCATTACTGCTCCAAGATTTTCTCCTACCTTCATGTGTAATGTTTCCTTTGCCATATTATTTAGAAATTAACGTGGTTATATAATTCACGAACATTATGTTGATCAAACTTTACATTTTCACAAAGTCTATCATAATTTTGCTGATTTAAAATTCGCTCTAACTTCCAAAAGAAAAACCAATGCCTGCGATAGCAATAATATAAAGTATCGCCTAATCGAACAGTATTGTATGTCATCTCATCAATCTTATCATCTTGCTTAAGATAAGTACCTTTAATGATTTTCCACTTACTCATATTACTTAATAACTTTAAATGTAGAACCTGGATGTGACTTATGAAGTTCTCTGGCTTCTCTTTTACCACGGCTTAATACCTGGTGCTGATAACCACCTTCTGTATAAATAACTTCATACCAAACAGATTTCTTAGTTCTCATATTATTTATTTTACAAATATAATATAGAAATTATTTTGAAAAATTCAAATAGTATTTAGAAATTATGGATTTTTATCTAAGGTCAATATTTTCAATTACTTCACAAGTATATTTTCCAACTTTATGCCTAAATTCATGATATTTATAAATGAATTTCTCGGCATTTTCCAGATGAACAAATGTAGCTTCCTTATCACTTATAATAGTAGAATTAGCATAAGGCATTTCAACTGTCTTCATAGGTTCCCACCAATGAAATCCTAAAAAACTTTCTCTATGATAGCATTTAAATTTACTAGTTGTATCAATATCTCCACGAAGATCTATTCCAACATAAGAAACTTTAACAATTTTATAATGTTCCATATTTTTCTTTATAACAAAAATTATTTTTTATAGCTATTTCTTTATCACCTGTGCAAACTCCCCAATTACAAAATGGACAAGCGGCATATTTGCATTTATATTCTTCTAATATAGTATTATGTTCTGATCCCCATCTATAAGTCATATTGCATAAGTATTCAGATATTTTAGATCTGTGTCATTGACTTGAGAAATTCTATCAATCAGATCAAAACCAATTTTATCTGCCTTTTTAAGAATGTAGCAAACAGATTCTAATTGATTCCATTCAAGAACTTCAAGTCGTTCTGTCTTATGGAGGTATTCATCACCAAATTCTTTAGCTAATTTCTTTTTATATGTTTCTTTAATAGACCATTCATCATAACGTCCACGTTCACCATGTTTCAACCAAATCTTAGGAATTTCAATAACTTTATATGTTATATGGCCAGATGAATGCCTTCCACACCAAGGCTCACTATCCCAACCGAATCGAACATGTACATTTTCAGGCAAATAACTTAAAATCCTATCCATATTAAAACATTCCTTTAAAATTATCCATCACAAATTTTTTAGCTTCGAGATACATCTGAACTCTTTCAATTACATAGCTTGGGTTATCCAAGTCAGATACTTTAAGCATATTGTAATCAATCATCGTCTTGATAATGTCAATAAATTTCTCTCTTGGTGTCATATTATATACGTGTATGCTTAATTACCATATAACCAAACCAATGAACCAGAATAATCATCGGAATATCAATAAATAGTAAATTTGGATTTTTACCATAATCATCTACAACAAAGACAATTAACATTCCAACCCATACCAAAACTGCAAATATTATGAGGATAATCATTACGATTCCAAGTATGGTATAAAAAATATTCTCTTTCATTTCTATTATTTGTTTTACATATATAATATAGAAATAAAAGAGAATTTTTCAAATATTATTAAAATTATTTATCCCAATTTTGTTGGATATATAATACTAAATCATCCAAATTCAATGAGTTAAATTTTAGTGGATGATTTTGTTTCAAATCCAAATATAAATTAAGTGTGTGAATAATTTGAGCATCAGTTATTTTGTCCATTTCTTTGAATGTCTTTGTTTACGTTCTCCAATTTCTTTCATAGCATTATCCACTACTTCTTCATTAGTAGTTGGAAAATTATCAAGAGTTATTGCAAGAGGGCTACCATATTGTTCATTTTTTGCCTTCATATTTCCTGCATATTTATCCCAATCCCTAGCAATATAAAGATTATCAAAATTAATTTTACGATCTAATTCACATTCAAGAGTTTCAGCTGCCCAATGAAGTTGTTCTTGAAATAATTTCTCAAGATATGCTTTCTTAGCTGTTTCTGAATGCATAGATTGAAATTCCTCAATTTGGTATTTATTGAGGTCAATCTCAATTTCTCCTTCTACTTTATATTTTACAACCATATTAATTAAAATTTAATCCAATTACTTATGAGTAAATGTAAAATTAGCTTCGTATGTTTCACAATATCCAGGCTTATCGTATTCCACTTCCCAACCTTGTTTTCTATAAATAGGTTCAATATCTAACCAACTATTCTTGAACAATTGATTTCTCGTAACTCCTTCAGGGGCAAAATGCAATACATACTTAATCAATTCATTTTGTGTAAAATGAGATGTTTTATCCAAAGCTTTATAATGTGCCTGAATGCACTCATTAGCTCCTTCAATTACAAAATCAGGAATTGCCTGCTCAATTTCTTGTGGTTTAATAGGTTTTACCGACATATTACTTATGATTATTATATTTTAATTGCTGTTCTTTAGTATATATTGGATTAAAAAATCTTTTATCTGGACATCTCCATTTTTCTCCTACCATAAACAGTCCATCGCATTTATGCATTATACCAGGTCTTGCTTTATCAATTTCTTCACCTTTACTACATGGGTACCAAGTATAATCGGTTGGCCCATAAGCAGACCCACGATTTTGGCAATTATTACAATATGGTTTTCTACTTATTAACATAATCCATACCAATTCCAAACTTGACGATATTTAATATTATATTTTCTTACAGCAATTTTATATAGCTGAGAAATTTCATAATTGGCCAATGAAGTAGCTAAGCTAAATCTTATTCTTGCTAAATCATCTTCAGAAAGATGATCAACAGTAGCCTTCATTATTTTGACTGAATTAATCCATTGATTTACCCAAAGTTTTAATTCAACATCTCTTTTAAGTTTTTTATTAACTATTCTTTGTTTCATTTATGATATTCAATATAATGTTGAGGATAAAAAACTTCAATTACTTTTACTTTATCACCAATATGATACTTATGAGAGCAAAACCACTCATTGTATGAATCTTTGTAAGTTTTCCCATCAAATGATATTGTGATGGTTGTTTTTGTCTCCCAATGGCCACCTTTACCAGCTACTCCAACAACATGTCTCCATTCATCTACATCAATTATTTTACCTGTAGAATAAATTGGTTTATGGTATTTATAAGTACAAGAATCCATACCCCACCACCTATACTCTTTATAATAAAGATATTCAGTATCTTCTTTAACAAGAACATCATTTGGAGTAATAATTGGATAACTTACTAAAACTGATATTATTGTAAAAAATATTACCAACCAAAAAATTTCTATCTTTTTCATTTACTTATCATTTATTGGTGAAAGAAGTTCACGAATCATATTGAATGTATCAAATGGGTTTAAGCTTCCATAAAAATCCTTAATATAATTTGAATTTGATTTCGAAACTACGGTAATTTGAAAATTGGTATAAGGATATTTAAGAATCAAAAGTGATACTTTGTTTCCATCAATTTTGGAGTAAAACGAATTTTTACTTTCAAATACTTCCTGAAGTTTTTCTAATGTAATCATAATTGACTTAAATTAGATTTCCTCAACCTTAAAGAACTTAATCCACTCAATACCATCACAACCATGAGGTGTAAAGCGAAGGAAAAACTCCTTAACAAGATTAACATCTTCTACTTTATATCCAAAATGCTCATTCATGTGGTTGCAAAGTCTCCAAGTATCAAGAACATAATGATGTCCATCCCAAGTAGTAGGAAGACCTTTTCCTTTACCAAACCAATTCCATGTCTGCTTACCAGAATTCTCGTTAATCATTGTGGCAAGATTTGAAAACTTAGTAAGGTCATTCAAAGAAATTTCCTTTGTGATTGTAGGAGAACCACCTTCCCAATTGAGGGTTTTAATCTGGATCTGAAATGTTATATTCATATTATCGATATTTAATTACAATATAAATATAGAATATTATTAAAAAAATTCAAATATAATATACAAAAATAGCTAGTTTTTTTCAAACTAGCCATTTGAATAAAATTATTAGTCAATTTTTGGATTTTTCAACTTATCATCTACTTCATCAATATTTCGATTAATCTCCATAAGTTTAGCATTAGCATCGACAAACCTTTCTTTAAGTTTGTTAATCCATCCCTTATTATCGGCAAATTCTGCCATTCCACGAAGATACTTCAATCGACCTTCACCATTCTCAAGGTCAAAACCACCAAGAGTTCCATAGTTCATCTGAAGTTCTCCATGACCAAAATCTTCTTTATCCCAGGTGATTTCAAACTCATGGCCAAACTCAAAGAAATATCCCTTCTCAATTCTCTCAGGAGTAAAAGCTTTTAGGCCAACACTAAGGTGAGCTCTATTCCAACCATGACTAAACTGGCATCCCCAACCTTCGCCAATATATTCATTCAAGAAATTCTGCACAAAACCTTCAACTCCCTTAATAAGGGTCTTTCTAACATGAATAAAAAGCTCTCGGCGCTCCTCCAAATCTTTCTTGTACTTCTCACCTTCTGGAGTTGCATAAAAAGCTTTCTTTTTAAGACGAAGTGCTTTAGCTTCAATTGCTGTCTCCATAGCACGAATCTTGTCTTCCAAATCGACCTTTTTGAACTCCTTAACAAGATAACTAACCTTATTTGTAGAAAGATTCTCCTTAAATTCAGGACCTTCAAACTGCTTCTTCAATTCGAGATACTGATTTGCAAGCTTTTCTTTAATTCCCATATCTTTGTTTATTATTTGTTTTACATATATAATATAGAATTTATTTTAGGTTTTTCAAATATTGTTTATGAAAAAATTTATTTTTATATAAGTTAGTATATATACAAAATGAAATCAATTTTAGAATATTTAAATCGTAATAAGTTTGAAAATAAACTAGGTAATATTATCTTTCAATTGGATGAAGATTCATTAAATTTATTGGATAATGAATTCAAGCAAATATTGGAAGATAATCATAATGTCTTATCATATAATCTTATAACTGAGGAGAAATATTATGATAAAACTCACAATCATAATAAATCTCATGGTAATAGAACAATATGGACTTCTAAAGATGGTGATGAATTAAAGATGGGAGACCATGCAAATTCTCGTAAAGATAGACCTGTTGAAAAGGGTGGAGATGGTAAAGAACCTATTAAGCAATATGAAATAGTTAATATGTTCAGATGGGCATGGGATGATATTGTTGAAATGGATTTAGATGGTAAATTAACACCATTTGAATATAAGCAGCAAACAGTAAATGCATGGACTATAGAATGTCAATGTTGGCTTAATAATGATAAAGAACACCAAGGAGAAATAAAATATGGTGGGGCAAGGCCTAAAGATATGAATCTTTGGGCTGTTTGGTTAATAGAATCAAATGGTAGAAAATCAGATATAACCATCAAAACTATTTTTAGAGGTGAACGTATGAATCATATTGCCGTTCAAGAACGTATTCGTATTAGGGCAAATGGAAATATTGAACAAAGATATAAAAAGATTGAATAAAATAATATGAAACATTTAATTGATTTTTTAGTTGAATCTAAAGAAGATGGAAAATATTTAGATTTGCCACAATCAATGAATAAACCATTTTTCTATCCTGGCATGCCTAAAAGTACAAAAGATGAAATGAAGAATAAATATAAAGAATATGAAGAATCTGTAATTAAGATAAATACAGAGAATTTCGAAATTCTTGTTGATAAACTTAAAACAGCAATGACTTCTAAAAAAGGGCATAATAACTTTATTCTTAATGCCCAAAATTGTACATTTGATAATTTCTATGGAAAAGACGAAAATGGCAATAAAGATTTCTTTGATTTTGTAGAAAAAGCAACAAAAGAAGCAAGAATTGCATTAGAAACAGATGATATAAAAGTTGCAAGTTTCACAAAAACACGTCAACCCGAAAAAAGAAATTCATGGGATAAAGATGTCACATTATTCTGGTCTGAATCATCAGGATTTACATTTTCTATTTATCTTGCATTAAGTGTTATTGCGCAAGCTTATAATGTTAATATTCCAAAGTTTAATGATAAATTTAATATATTGAAAACAGATTCAGTATATGGTAAATATCAAGAAATGTGGGATCAAACATCTAAGCCTAAAAATGATAATAGAAGAGAAGAAAAATCAAGTAAAGTTTATAAAAAGGCTGAAGCAGAATATGAAAAGGATTCTAAGAAAATAAAGAAAATGCGCGAGGCCTTTAGAAAATCAGATTTATATAAAGATATTGTTGCAATATTAGATAAAGTTGAAGATGACTTAGAAGCAACAGAACAAAACTATAAGAAATGGGAAAAGATATTTGCAGAAAAAATAAAAAAAGATGAAGAAGCCAAAAAATTAGCTGATGCAATTGAAAAGATTAAAGATGATGTTCAAAAGGTTTTAGAAAAATCATTTGGTAGTTATTCTCGCATATCTTGGGGTGTTGATGGTCTTTATAAATTAGCTGCTAAAGCTTATTTAGAATCTGATGAGAAAATGCCTGAAATTAAAGAATTATCACATCATACTGGTAGTTGGCTTTCAGGAATGCATACAACATGTGAATTTGAAGTTATTGGTGCTAATGGAACATCTTATGGTAAAGTTAAATTACAAGACAAAGGATTAGATGGTGATGACGGTAAACCCGTAGATGGATTTGGTGCTATGGATTAATAAAAAGATATTAAATAACGTCAATGAAAACTTTAAAAGATAAAATTTTTGAAGCTAATGAGTCTAAAGATAAAACCTTTAAGCAAATTAGAAAAGGAGATACACTTTATTATTTAGATGTTTATAATAGTGATAGAAACCATAAAATAGAAGTATGTTCTGTTGATGGAGTATATTATCATGAACCTATGTCATTAGGAAGTTATACTACCGAAGAAATGTGGGAAATCAAATTTACACGTAAAAACAAAAACAAAAATGGATCATGCTTTATCTATAGAAAAGATTTTGAAAAGAAACTTTATATAAATATATGTGGTTTTGGTGATGATACAGTATTCCATTATGTAGCTACAGATAGAGAATTGCTAAATGATTTTCAAGAAGAAATTATTGACAAAGATGTTAAAGAACTTGAAAAAGAAATGGAAAAAATAATGGCAAAATATGAATCTGAGAAAGCTAAAGTTCAAGAAAAGATAGATGATCTTCTTAAGAAAAAATTAGAAAAGTATGAAGATTAAATTAAGTTAATAATAGAGGTGATAATACCAAAATTATTTAAGTCAACATATTGGCAAAATTAGGAGCAAGATCAGATTGTAACAAACATGTTATTAAACGTGAACATTATGCCAAAAAGGAAGGTGATTGGAAACCTAAACAAAAATTTGAAACAGAAACTGAAGCCTTAGCTTGGATAAAAAAATATAAAATGTATAGATATACTACATATATTTGTAAGGTCTGTGGAAAATGGCATATAGGAATGAAAAATAAATAAAAACTATTTTATAAATATGAAAGATCTTAAAAATAAATTAATAAATGAAGTTCTAAATAAAGATAGATTTCCGTCTCAACTTAAAGAATTAGAAAAATTAGGAGCAAATGATGACTTAATACAATATATAGGTCATTCAAGTGAAGGAGAAATAACTTCACAACAATTGATAGTTATATTAACTATGGTTTATAAAGATATAAAAAATAATAAATAATGAAAGACCTTAAAGAAAAAATAATAAATGAAAGTAAAAATTTAGAAGATAAAGCTTGGGATGCTGTATTTGATTATGCAGATAAAGAAGCAAAAGATGTTTCTGAATTTTTAAGATTTATTATGGATATAATAAATGAAGTAACTGGGGCCGATATTTGTAGAGGTGATAAAGATAAGGATGCAGGATATTTACAAGATATCGTTGAACTTATTGGTGATTATTGCGAGAAGAAAAAACTTCTTGATTTTAGTGAATATAAAGATAATGCATAATTATGAAAAATTTAAAAGATATAATAGAAATAACTGATAATGTTATTAAAGAATCATTAGAGGATTACATACCATATGGTGAAGCAATGTTTTCAATGGTAACTGTTTCAAATGGTGATAAGTGTAAAGGTTATTTGTTTAAAGACCTAAAACAACTTTATTCATTATATGATGAATGGGGTGGATATGAAGATGATGAAATACGTGATATATGCCATGATTCAGATAGATTAAAGAAGAATGAAAGTATGGTACATGTATCATCTAAAAACGAATATGAAATTATAACTGCGTTAAAGTAATTATGAAAGATATTAAAGATTTTATATTAGAATCAACTCAAGATGAAGACTTACATGAAGAAATAGGTCTTGCCCTTAAGGAATTTGGTAATATCAGAAATGGTTTTAAGATGGCTAAACTTGATGATATTAAAGATGCAATGTATAAAGCAGGTTTTGATTTTGTTGAAGAAGATTCATCAGATGAAAAACTTGTATTTGTTGGTGAATATATTGATACACAATACGAAGTAACTTTATTTGCCGCTGATCATGTATCTGGCAAATTCAAAATTAAAAATTTTAATGAAATAGAAGCATAAAGAATATGAAAGATATAGTTACCATGATAAATGAATCTAAAGGAAATTTAGATAAAGCAATAACAAAAGATATTGCTCGTAAAATGGCAAGTGATTTATCACAATTAGAAAATCTTAATGTCCAATATAGTGAATATGTTAAAAAATTATTTGATGATGTATTTACAGAAATAGAAAAACTTCAAAAGAAAAGTTATGATATAAATGTAAATCAATTCATTTGGGATATGAAAGATTATTTTGATGCTAAAAATAAATCAACACATGAATAATGAAAGATTTAAAAGAATGTTTGATAACCGAAAAAATAGCTGATGAAGAAACAATTGTTCTTTCTCCAGAGGATTTGAAAAAAGTTCTTGAATACATAAAAGGTAAGGAAGATAAAGGTTTATGTCTTCGTTACACTTGGAATGATGACGATGAATGGTATCAAATAGATGCTTGTCATTTTGATGAGAGAGGCGACAAAGGTCCTCATGATTGGCCTTGGAAAAAAATATATAAAAGTGAAGGAGTATAATGAAAGACTTATATAAATATATAAAAGAATCTGAAAAAGATGGCAAGAATGGCCATTATGAGGATTTTGTCGATGAAGATACAGGTGAAATTGTAACTCTTTGGGTAGCTGATCCGGATCCTGAAGAAGAAGCACAAAAAGCTGCATTAGCAAAAGCTGAACATGATAAATATGTTAAACGATTAGAAGCTGAAAAGAAACTTCGTAAAACATTAGATCCACTTGAAGATAAACTTTGGGGACTTAATCAAGACCTTAAAGATAGAACTCGTGAATATAGAGATTTACAAATTGACCAAGAAGAGGAAGTTGGTGCTCTATATGTAAAAGGTGATGAGGCTAAAGCTGAAGAATTAGCACAAGAATATGGTGAAAAGTTCAATAAACTTGCTGATGAAATTGATGCTATTAAAAAGAAAATTATAGAACTTAATCCTAAAGTAGAAAAGCTTCAAAGAGAACTTCTAAATATATGGGATGATTAATATGAGAGATATTAAAGATAAAATAATAGAAGCTAAAAAGGATGAATTACCTAAACTTAGACCTTTGAAAAAAGTACCTGAATGGTGTATGTCTTATCCAGAATTTCATGATAGAATTGAAGAAATTTGGGATGAATGGAAAGATGGTGATAGAGGTTTTATTGCTACTATGGTATATTTTATGACCGGTGATGAAGAAGCAGAAGATTATGGCTGGTCAATGATTGAAGAAAAAATAAAAAGTTTATATCATAAATAATATGAAAAACATTAAAACATTTATAATTGAATCAACTAATGTTCCTGTATTTGATCCATCTGAATCAGAAATTAGAAGTGATGGTAAAACATTAGTCGGAGCAATATATAGTAAAGATATGAAAATCACCGATCATGCTGAATCATATGAAGAAGCTGTAACCATGATTGAACGTGACTGTGACAAAGATGACAAGCTTTATTTTATTCGTTGGGATAAATTAAAAAAGTATTGGGTAAATGCAACAGTGACATTCTATTGGCAAAAGGGTTCAGGAGATGAAATACTTTTATCATCTGAAGGTGATTATAAAACAAAAGAAACTCTTAAGAAGAATTTCAATAATGGTGATTATGTTTTAGTAGTTGTAGGTAAAGAATAAATACATAAAATCAAAATATGAAAAATTTAACACAAATTGTAACAGAAAATGCACCAAAAGGTGAATGGTGTCTTTGGGATTATAAAGATTCTGGGGTTCGTGAAATCCTTATTTGGAAAGGTGATGGTAAAGACCAATCAGATGTTACAGAAATTGATAAAGATGGATATGAATTAATGAATGTAGATTTTAAAGAAATTGAAATTTATTGTAGAGATCATAGTAAACATGAAATAGATAAATTCCATCTTGACTTTTCAAATGCTGATTTATCAAAAATACCAAGTATATTTTAATTATGAAAAATTTACAAGACAAAATTTTTGAAGGACTTATAGTAGAAGCAGCTGCCAAAAACGTTCATAATCCTCGTAAAGGTTCAACTTTATGGGTTTTAAAAGATGGAGAAACAAAAGCTATTCCTGTAAAAGTAGTAGATACTTATAAGGTAAAAGGTTCTTGGTATCGTGGTACCGATGGATATGATATCAATATTGAATTAGCTCAAAATGAATATAATATTGATGGTTGGACTGAACCTCATTATGGAAGAAATTTTGATTATTCTGATGAAAAATATCAAGTTAAACCTATGGCTTTAAGTAATACTGAAGGAAAAACTTCAACGTATTATGTTGGGACATCTAAAGAAGCTATACAAGATTTTATCAGAACTAAAGGAGCTAAAAAATTAGAAGGAATATTGAAAGAAATTGAAAAAGTTCAAAATGAATTAGATGAACTTATGCAAAAGAAACAAAAAGCTGAAGCTGAAGCTAATATGGAAGTTAATGAATCACTAAATAAATAATATTTGATATGAATATATTTTGTAAAATATTCAATTGGTTTAAGAATTTATTCTCTAAGAAATCCGATAAAGCTACTATTGAAGAACCAATTGAAACAAATGAAGAAAAACCTGTTTTATTAGGTGGTAGTTATGTTCCAAGACCAAAATTCAACATCGATTTACTTATATCTAAATTGGAGTCATATAAAGACAAAAAAGTATTTTTAAGTGATATTAAGAAATATGATGTCAAAGAAGGTGAAGAGAAATACTCAGGACTTAGTATGGATGATAGAGCTTTGAAAGAGAATTTATATCTCTTATTGAGGGTATATAATCGTAATGATGATGCTCGTTATCAAAAATGGATTGAGAAAAGAATTGCATACTATCACCAATGGGATGAAGAATATGATGATTTCTATATTAATGAATTAAAAGAAAAGGGAGTTCTTTGTCCAAAATGCAATAAAGGTGAAATGAAATATCATGAAACTGGATTAGCCGATATAGAATATGATTGGTTTTCTGGTGGCCCTGTTGGTGCTGGAGTACATGTTTCTGGCCACGGACATTCAGAATATCAATTCCATTATAAAAAATGCAATAAATGTGGTTATTATGTTATAACAGAATATAGAGAAGTACCTAGTTGGTTTGATGATATTATTAGTGATTTATTCGATCATCAACAACCATTTAAAAAAGGTGATTTGATATCTGATTTCAAAAATATGAGTGGAAAAAAATATACATCACATAAGATATTAAGATGGTAAAAAAGAAGGAGCTCTTAAGAGCTCCTTCTTTCTTTAAGTTCAATCAACCAATCTCTCAGTTGACGATGTTCTAATCCACATAAAGTGTTATCAATTTTTTCTTCACAATGTTGAATTGCTTCTTCCAAAGTCATAATACAATTTAAATATATGTATTAATCTTCCCAATCATATTCCCAATCTCCCATAATTTTAATGAATATATTTTTAAAACATTTTATCATATTCCCATTCGGGTATATGTATTAATCTTCCTCTTTTGTCATACACCGGAGGATCTTTTTCCCATGCTTCTTTAGGGCTACCCCATTTTTCTTCCCATTCTTTTGATGTCATAATTAAATTTAAATATATTTATTTGGGTACATATGATTGCTATAGCGTTCATAGTCCCATGCAGCTTCAGATCTTGTACATTCATGGTTGCTTATCCTTGAATCAAGCACTTGCATGTAGTTTCTGTCATCTTTTGCTCTCCAATAATCTACCGTTTTACTCATAATTTTAATGTTAATATATTTAAACAAAAAAATCGAGCATAACCTACCAAATAATGATAAGTTATGCCCGACTGTCGCAGTGACTGTTTCCAGTATGCCGGCTTCAATAAATTAATTATATAATTATTATATAGTCATTATACAAGGATAATTCAATTTATTATCATCTTGTGGTAGACCATCATTTCGCATTTCAAATCCTACAATTTTATAATTACGGGTAATTGCAATTACACCATACCAATATTCATTAAGGCGGTCTCCATTGTCTTTCCAAAAGTCTTCTGCCAAAGGAACTTTAGTTTTAAAAATTTCATCAACTAATTTCTCCAAATCGTTAGTATAGTTTTCCCAACGTTTATCTTCCTCATACCAATTACGGGCAATTGGCTTTACTTTAGGATTATCGTTATAGCCATCTATGTCACTAAACATTACTGAACTATATACTTCAATACCAGCATTACCATAAATTCGATATTCTGGTCGATATGCGCATGACAATGGAATCATGTTGTCACCTTCATCTGCATATTTCTCAAATATTTCATCAACTAATTTATGTACCTTTTCAGAAATTTTATTATTCTTGGCATTTTCATAATCCTTAAGAAGTTCATTTAACTCTTTGGTGGTGCGAAGCATAATATCATCCTTAGCCATTTCACCACCATCTTTCCATTCATAATTAGTCGCCTTACGCTTAGCTAATTCTTTCTTAATATTTACAATATCTATATTATTCATAATTTACTTAAATAATGTCACTGCAACTATAACAAGAAATATTAAAACAAAAACAAAACTTGTAATCCAAACAGGTAGGCAAATTTGTCTCTTGACAAGATTTTGGGCAATTTCTGACTCATAGGTATCGACCCATTTTTCGTCATTTTTCTTCTTTAAACTTACTGACTTTACACTATACTTTGCATAATCAACACATGCTTCTTTCCATTCACTCAAATAATATGAACCAAGCCAGAAACCAGCAATGATTACTACACCACAAATAACTAACCAAATAATTTGTGCAATTTCCATAATTTATATAAATTAAATGTTACTAATTATATTTAATGAATGAAAGGGCTTAAAGCCCTTTCATTTAGTTAAGATCCTCAAATGTGTTCTCAATACCTTCAAAAGCGGCAATGTAAGTAAGGAAGTGCTCTGACCAACCAGAAATTTCAGCTGTCCATACTCCATTGTAGTTAATACCATGGGTATGACAAGATACATCACAGATGTAGTTGTACTTACCAAATGGACGTGGCTTTACATTACGACCATGGGAAACATCAATATCTTGAGAGTCTGAGAAGACAATGATACGAGCGTAATCATTTATCTTACTACCAAGCTTTGAACGAAGCTTCTCAAGGCATTGGTATGTGAAAATACCACCACCATGTAGACGACTAGCAGCTTCACGAATTTGCTGGAACATCTTGAATCCCTTAGAAGGATATTCAATCATTTCCTGGTGCTCCTCACAAGTACTGTCATAACCAGCAGTACATACAAGTTCGAAGTCTTCACATTGGTTAGCGGCAAGCATAGCCATAGCTGCAGCCTGGTCCAAACGTGAGAATATAGAACCACTTGAAGTGATTGAACCCATAGAACCTGATACGTCTACAATGAACAATGTCTTACCAGGGAGCTTTGGCATATTCTCATATGTCTTAAGCATAGCATCTTCAATTTCTCTCTCGAAACCATTGCTTTCACGCATAGCCTTCAAGAAGTCAAGTGGAAGAAGCATAGATCCCTTAATCTCACGAAGACCTTGCTCAATGATAGGACGTGCAACCTTAGCTGATTGCATGTTACGAATGTTCATAAGCATTGCCTTACCACCAATCTTACCTTCGGTAATAAGCTTTGTCCAAACAGCAGCCTTCTCTTCAGGTGTGTGGGCCTTTGAAAGCAATACCTCCCAAGTTTCTGGTGTCTCAAGAGTACGGTCAGCAATCTTCTTGTAAAGAAGCTCTTCAAGTTGATTCTCTGGCTTTGGACGTACCATGAACATTACGTCACGAAGCTTAATCTCTGCATCGCGATCATACTTAGCGAAGTGATACTCCTTGAAGTTGTGAAATGCTTCTGCAAGACCCTTCTTAGCTGCATTACAGATAGGACACTTACCATCAGCCCAGTAAAGAGCCATAAAGTCAGTAAGCATATCTGCACGAGTTATGATCTTTGGAAGTACATCCTTAACATAAGGACGAGTTGCATCATGCTTACACATCTCAACTGCAAGAAACAATGGGGTGTGACGAAGCTTCTGCATAGTACGAGCCTCTACAGTAAGCAAAGCAACATCCTCTGGATTGCAAAGAGGGATGAGTCTCTTGATTTCTGCAGCTACAGATTCACCATCCATATATGCAATATTCTCCCAAAGGAGGTTTGCCAATACAGCTCTACGAAGAAGCTGAATATTTGATTGAGCAGCGGCAGTGTTAGTTACTACACCTGCGATTTCACCAACAGATGTTTGGTTAGACTTAAGAGTCTTTGACTTTCTTGTGGAATTAATCTTACTCATAGTTTTTTCTCCTTATATTTTTAAGTTATCCATGTTTAATATGTTTGTGTTCAATGGGTTATATTTATGTGGTGTAACTGAAACTTTATGCCAGTCTCCACAATTAGGACATTGAACATACTTTTCTCCATTTGACAAAATAGTATCTTTCATAGTAAAGTCATATTCTGACCCACATGTATTGCAAGTTGTTACCCAACCATCTACTTTGTAATTTATATTAACTTTTCGTAGTTTCATTCGTAATATCTCCAAATTAGTTCTTCATTTGTCAGCATCCATTCAAAATGTTCAAAAAGACTTTTTTCTGAATTATAACGATCCATTTGGTCATATCCATCACATACAATACAATAGAAATTCTCTTCTCTTGTTTCTTTATCAAAATATGTGAATCCTAGTTTTATATTAGTACCTTTAATAAAATACTCATAATAATCATCTACATCTTTCTCATCATAATAAGATGGCCAACTACCAGGACGTTTGTCAATCAATTTATTAATCTTCATTGAAATCATTCTTTAAGTGTTCCTTGCACTCTTCAATAAATTGTTCACCACCTTCAATAGACTTCTTAATCTTGTCGATTCGCTCACATAATGAATTATACTTCTGTTCATAATTAGAACGTAACCTATCAGCTTCATTTATGAGCTTCATTATCTCTTCATGACAATGATCTAATCGAATCTCTTCATTAGCAATAGACTGTTCTGTCTTAGCCTTATCTAATTCACTTATCTTCCAACCCATATTATTTACCAATTAGATTTTGAACTATTCCATGTGTCAAGATTCTTACCAACGATAAGACTCTTTCCTTCTCTTTTATAAAGTTCAACCTTATAGAATGAACTTGAAATTACATATACATACTTCATGTTCTTTGTATACCCAAGAACCTTTCCAATACCAATCGCTCCTCCATTCTTAAACAATACATGAGTATTTGGCTCAATCTTTACACCATTACGATCTTTAGGAGGAATAATATTTCCAGTTGTTGTGATATAATCTACCATATTAATATCCTGCTTTCTTTAAATTATTCTTTACATTACCGATTGAAATATACCAAAAGAGCCAAGCAATATTGAACTCCAATGATAATGGTGTACTATTCGTTTTGTGCATCCAATTCAAACTTACACAAGGAAAGATTGCAAAACTTTCAATCAAGTGCCCACCTGTAACATATTTTAACATAATAGTATAATTTATTAGTTCTTATCCAAATAAGCTTTCTTGAAGCACCAGAGAACAAACTCGAGACTTTTACGATCAACCGTTACATTATCTCTGCTAGTCTGACTATTTATGTTTTTAATTAGAGTATTATAGGTTTTCTCTTCAAGAGATGTACAATACTTTGCTTTAAGCCAATCATGAATTTTCTGAATATCACTATAATCAAGTTCATTGATATAAGCAATTACACGTTTACCAATATTTCGATCATTAATTGCTACACGAATATCACAATCAGCTACATCATCAAATGTGTAATCCAAAGAAGTTACAGATACCGATTCAAAGCCTGCCTCTTCACCAATGTTAATTTTCTTGACATACACAGGATTTGTAAACTTATCACGTGTATATTCACTGATAGCATCCTGCTTATCGTCATGATAACCTTCACGCATTATGATATTAAAAATACCACGGATCAATTCATACTTTTTCATGATTTACTTGCTATTAAGTTCAACAAATGAGTCCTTAACAATATCAAGCAGAGAGTTCATAGTGATATAAGCAATTCCACGTATTTTATAAGAGTTCTTGTAATTGACAAGGGCATTCATGAGCTCAACCATCTTGTCATTTACGAATTCCTCATTAACCTTTCCAGATTCATAATCTGTAAACAATGTCTGAACAAAATCTACAACAGAATTGATTCGGTTAATAAACTTGCTTACATTTGGGTAAGCGTTTGGAGAGATAGAGACTGGAGTGTCTTCAATTTCTTTCACCACTAATGCAACATCAATTACCTGATTGCATAGAACATCACTGAAATTCTTATTCATATTACTGTCGTTTTACAATTAATAATATAGTTTATTTTTCAGAAAATTTAAATTTTATTAAGAATTTTTATACATAAACTTCTGTAGCTTTAATATTCTTCAAGAAATTCATCAAACCCATCTTGTTAGTGTGCCAACCACGAAGTCTTGTCTCACAACTCCTCATTGCTGCATATCTAGGGCTATCAAATGTATAGAACTTAACTGATTTGATATTCTTGAACCTATACCAAATGATAGTTGGAAGTGTCTTCTTCAAATAATCTACTTTATAGAAATCTGTCTTGAAGTAGAAAATAACTCCATTATCTCCAGTTACTGCACAAATCAATGCATTATTTTCCTTTCTACGAAGATTTTCTTTTGACTTTTCAGAAAGGGAAGAAGCATTCATCTCTTCTTTTGTAACATGGTTAGCTACTTTATAACCACTTTCCTTGGTAAGGCGCTTAGCTTCATCTTTGAACCAATATCCGTGAGCATCATAATAACGCTTAGATACTTTCTTATGATTCTTAATGAAATGCTCAGGGTGCCAAAAGTAATCTGCAATATGAATCATCTCATGGAGAAGAGTTTGTATCTTGACTTCCTCAGGAGAGTCATAATAGTTTGAGATAGCTATCTTAGTTGGAATAATTGTATCATTAGGAAAGTCATAGTTGAAATATGCCATTCCCCATGAATGCTTAGAACGATTAACTACAAACTGAATCTGTGGGAGTGCTCCATTAAAATAGAGTTCGTTGAACTTAGCGTAATTCTTTGCGATCCAATTCTTTGTAACTATCATATTTTTTATTTGTTTTACATATATAATATAGTAATTTTTATATATAATTCAAAAAAATATTTATAATTTATAGATTATTTTTAAATAAAACAAAAATATATTTATGGGAAAAAAATATCTTTTTGACAAGAGGGGTTCTCTTATTTCAGAAATACAAGAAATAGCAAGAACACATTCTCTTTATGTTATATTATCAGATGAAAATATTCAATACAGTATTAATTCTTCTACACAAGTAGAACCAGTTGAAGAAGTTGAAGATTTTATTGATGGTAATGTTGTATTATGTATATATAATGTAACTTCTACTGAAGAACCTACTCACCTTTATCATAAAATGGGTTCTAGTGGTTCTGGTAATGGTGAAAATACAGAGGTATTTACTTCTATGAAAATAGATGGAATTGAACAACAAGAAATCGTTGATTATTATACATTTAATACAATAGGTAAACATAAAGTTTTATACACATTAACTGATCCTACTGATGTTGGTAAATTTATGTTTCAAGATTGTAAAAATATTACATCCATAATTTTAGGAAATTCTATTGAAAATTTTGCTAGTAGTGCCCTTGAAGGTGTATATACAATTAATTCTTTAACCATAGGTAGAGCATTTAGTAATGATGAGGGAGGATTTCAAATCAAAGAATTCGGATATATTAAAGTACACCCAGATAATCAAAAATATGATTCAAGAAATAATTGCAATGCAATAATTGAAACATCTACTAATAAATTATACTTAGGTAGTAAAAATACAATTATACCTAATTCAGTGACATCAATTGGTGATTCTGCATTCTCTAGATGTTCTGGGCTTACAAGCATAACTATACCTGATTCAGTAACATCAATTGGCGATGGTGCATTCAGTGATTGTACTGGACTTACAAATATAACTATACCTAATTCGGTGACATCAATTGGTGCCTGGGTATTCGGTGGTTGTACTGGACTTACAAGTATAACTATACCTAATTCTGTAACATCGATAGGTGGTAGAGCATTTGCTAGTTGTTCAAGACTTACAAGCATAACTATACCTGATTCGGTAACATCAATTGGCTATGAAGCATTTGCTAGTTGTTCAAGACTTACAAACATAACATGTAATGCAACAATTGCACCTACAATAAATAAGAGCACATTCTATGATATTGCACCAAATGGTACATTAACAGTACCTGTGGGTTCTACTAGTTATGATGTTTGGATGGGAACAGATAATTATTATTTAGGTAAATATAATTGGACTAAAGTTGAAAAATAATAAAATAAAAGAGAACTCATTATTTTGAGTTCTCTTTCTTTATTTTTTCCAATAATTCTCTTTCGCTATCTCTAATATATGTAGGCATCTTGATATGAACTACCAATTTATATTTAAGTCCACCATATGATCCACCTACATCTATTTGCTGACCTTCTTGACAATATTTAGGAATATTTACAGAAACTTCTTTTCCATTCTCTAATTTATGCTTAAAATCAGTTCCTTTAAGTTTTGAAGTACCAAGAATAGCATCATAATAAGGTACATCAACCTTTTCATATATTGTCATACATCCACCTTCATCAGGTTTGATAATATATTTAGATCTATCAAAATCATATGTCAAAACAACTATTAAATCTCCGGCAGGCATACCTGGTGTCTTTGACTCATATCCCATACCTTTGAATAATATTTCTTGTCCATTACGAGGATAATTGGCAAATACATGAATTGATTTTTCTTTTACTTCAAATCCAGTACCATTACAAGATTTACATTTATTCTTTATAACTTTACCAGAAGCTCCACAATATTGACACGGATGGCTATTTTGAATCATACCAAATGGTCCATATTGAGTTTCAGTAATCATACCAGTTCCATGACAATGAGGACAATCACTTATTCCATCTCCACCAACACCATTACAAGTATGACATCTTACTTTACAATCATATTTGACTTCTTTGTCAATTTTTCCATTTAATATATCTTTAATAGAAACTCCAACTTGCATTTTGACAGACATACCTGGGTGATTTTGTGGAGTTTGTTTTTTGTAAGTTCTTCTCGAACTACCAAACATTCCACCAAATATATCTTCCATGTGTCCAAATATATCATCAAAATTAAATCCAGTACCATTCATCATATTATCATCAACAGTACCAAATCTATCATATTTAGCTTTCTTATCTGGGTCAGACAAAATAGCATAAGCCGCTCCAATTTCTTTGAATTTCTCTTCGGCTGCTTTTTTTTCTGCTTCTGATTTTCCACCTTGTCTATCTGGATGATATTGAAGTGAGAGTTTTCTAAATGCTTTCTTTATTTCGTCTTCAGTTGCATTTCGACTAACTCCTAATATTTCGTATAAATCTTTATTCATCATCTATATTGATTTATTTCAATTTCATCATTATCTATTTGTTTAATTACATCTTCAAGTCTTTTATTTAAATTACTAAGCATATCATTAGCTGATGCATAAAGAACTCTCATATTCACAGAATCCATTCTACCAACAAGTTTTTGAGCAGCATTATTGTTATGATTTATATATGCTTTTTGTTGATCTATAATAGATAATAATTCTTCTTTAATATCTTGTTTTGTCATAAGTTTAAATTTAAAATAAAAAATGGGATGGGATTTCTCCCATCCCATTACTCTCTTATTCAATTTCAATTGTCCTTGTTTCTTTCTTTGTTTGAGGATCTTCTTCCTTCTTTGGCAAAGTAATGGTTAAAACACCATTATCATGCTTAGCAGTAATTTGGTCTTCAATAACATTTTCTGGAAGATTCCAAGATTCGTTATAAGATGATTTCTTCCATTGATGTACATGATATTTATCATCATCTTTGGATTCTGTCTCTAATTCCATAGAAACATAGATTACACCATCTTTTACTTCAATCTTAGTGTCATCTTTTCCAAAACCAGGATTGGCAATTTCTATTTCATAAGCTTTATCAGTTTCCTTTACGTTAACCTTTGGGGAATTGGTAAAGTTTGATGGAACAAAGTCACCTAAAAAAGTTTTAATAGGATTAAAACTAAAATCAAATAAGTCTTTTGAACCAAAAAAATCTAAAGCGTTTGTCATAATAATTACCTCCAATTATTGAATATTTTTATATTTTAGGAACTCTCATATGAGAGTTCCATAGAGAGTTTCTTTAATTCTTAGGGGTTGCAGTTGCAAATTGTGATGGGTCAAAATTTTGACCTCCAGCAAATCCACTTGCACCACCAAACATATCATTAAATTGATTCATGAAATTAGGATCTACTTTTGGATTACCATTTGCATCTTTAGGTGCATTAGCTTGATAAATCTTAGTAATGATTGGATCATATACCTTTTGAAGTTCATCCTTAGCAGCATAGACACTATCATTATTCTTACTATCAATAGCTTCTTTACCTTTAGCTACTAAATCTTCAAGATGCTTACGTTCATCATCTGTAAACTTATCTTTAAGATTCTCATCATTAAGTGATTTCTCAACATTATAGATATATCCTTCAGCGGCATTCAACTTATCCATTTCTGCCTTCTTCTTATTATCCTCTTCCTTATGCTCTTCAGCTTCCTTCTTGATTCGATCAATTTCTTCTTGTGAAAGAGAATTAGAATTATCAATAGTAATATGTTGTTCTTTTTGAGTACCAAGGTCCTTAGCTGATACGGTAAGTGTACCATTAGCATCAATATCAAATGTTACTTCGATTTGAGGAACTCCACGACGAGCTGGTGCAATACCATCAAGATTAAACATACCAATTTGCTTATTATCTTTACTCATTGGACGTTCACCTTGAAGAACTACAATTGATACAGCAGGTTGATTATCCTCAGCAGTAGTAAATACTTGTGATTTCTTACAAGGAATTGTAGTATTAGCTTCAATAAGCTTACCCATCATATTACCATTAACCTCAATACCTAATGTAATAGGTGTAACATCAAGAAGTAATGTATCAGTATCTTCTGGGTTTACAATAGCTTTAGCTTGCTTAGCTGCACCAAGTGCAACGGCTTCATCGAAATTAGCAGTCTTGTTAAGCTTATCACCAAAGTTATTTTTAAGTGCATCTTGAACAGATGGAATACGACAAGAACCACCTACAAGAAGAATATCATTAATTTCTGAAGCAGTCTTTCCAGCTTTATTAAGAGCACGCTTAGCAATTTCAACTACTTTATTATTCAAATCAGCTACTAATGACTCAAACTTAGCACGTGTAAGTGTAAGTATAAGCATTTGTGGAGCACCATCCAATACAGTAATATATGGAAGGTTAATTTCAGTTTGCATAGAAGTAGAAAGTTCACATTTTGCTTTTTCAGCTGCTTCTACCAAACGAGCATAAGCCATTTGATCTTTACGAAGGTCAATAGTTGGGTGATCCTTCATAAACTCCTCAGCCATCCAATCTACAATTCTATTATCATAGTTTTGACCACCAAGGAATACATCACCATCAGATGCTAATACCTCAATCATACCATCTGAACATTCACAAATAGAGAAGTCCAAAGTACCACAACCATAGTCAGCTACCATAACTGTTCTATCACCTTTAGTTGTATCAATATCAGATGAAAGAATTGCGGCTGTAGGTTCATTTATAATACGAAGTACTTCAAGACCAGCAAGTTCACCAGCTAACTTAGTAGCTTTACGTTGAACATCATTAAACCATGCAGGAACTGTAATAACAACCTTCTTAACTTCCTCACCATAATAGTCAGAAGCTACTTTAGCCATTTCAGCAAGAATATAAGAGGAAATTTCTTCTGGAGAATATTCTTTGTTGTCAATCTTAATATAAGGCTTACCATTCTTATTGACAACATCATAAGTTACCATAGTAAGCATTTTTTGTACATCAGCATCATTCCAATCAGCACCCATAAAACGCTTTACAAATGATACTGTGTTCTTAGGATTCATTACCATACCACGTTTAGCCGCATCACCGACTTTACGTTCATCGCCTTTAATAAAAACTACTGAAGGAGTGGTACGATGTCCTTCACCATTAGCGATTACTTCTGGCTTGCCACCTTCAATAATGGCACAAGCACTAAAACCTGTTCCCAGGTCAATTCCAAAAACTTTGTTGCTCATAATTATTATGTTAATATTTTTAGTTGCTCAAGATAGAAATATTTCTACCTTGTATTTAATAATAAAATTATATAGTTAATTTGATATAAAAAATTCAAAATATTTTAACTTATTTTAAATCCCATTTATAATCTATTTTTTCACCAGGCTCATCATTCTCTTCATCCCATTCATAGGCTACTTCCTCATACATACGACCATCATAATCACATCCTTCACCTAATCCATGACAATACCCATCATCATATCCTCTTTGTCTGGCATGTTTATAAAAAACATCTAACCATTCAGAAATTACACTTTCATCATCTTCATTTTGGATAACAAATAAATCATTGATGAGTTTTATTGTTTCATTAATATATTGATTTTTTGTTAAATTACTTGTATCTTTCATTTTATATTTTATTTATTTAATTCTGTTATAATTGATGATTTTATTTCATCATTTTTAATTAAAGGTTTTGTTTGTAGTTTAGGATCATCAATTTCTTTTTCCATTAAAAACCAACAACATGATTTAATTTTTCTTCTTGTTGATTCATCCCAATTTTTACAAGTTTCATCATATGCACCAACAGGCTTCATATCAACAATTCTAAATCCTCGTTCCCATTTTTCTTTTAATGGAGAAAAATCATCATCATAACATACACAAATTGCTTGACTAATTCTACTCATAAATCTTTTCTACATTTTTATGCCACTTATTCAATAAATCAAGAAAATCTATACTAAAGAATCTAATTACATCATGAACCAAATCATCATCAACTGGTGTCTTTGGATCAGCAGCTGCTAATGCTCCAGCAATAGCTCCTTCGGTATCAGCATCTCCTCCAAGAGAAATAGCTTTACGAATAGCATCTTCAAATGATTTAGATTCTAACCAACAAATTAAAGCAGCAGGAACAGAATTTTGGCATGTGCATTCAAATTTATGTGTTCTCTTTAATGCATCATAAGACTTAGTTAAATTATAACCAAATGTCTCTTCAACATATTTCTTAATAGCTCTCTTTGATTTACCTTGGCGAATAAAAAATATAGCAGCTGCAATAGCTTGAGCTCCCTTAATTCCTTCAGGATGATTATGTGTAATCTCAGCAGATGCCTTAGCTAATTCAAGACATTCATCAATATTTTTAGCATAAAATCCAACAGGAATAACGCGCATTGCAGAACCATTACCATAAGAATTATATGGCTCACGTTCCTTATTACGTATCCAATCCTTAAATTTTACGGCATTTCCATAATTATACATTCCATAATTGAACTTATTACACCAGAAATGCAACTTATCAATAAGCTCATCTTTAGTATGCTTTGTTGACATAAGCCAATCAGCTACAGCAAGAATAGCTACTGAATCATCAGCTGCATTACCCTTATCATAAATCATATTAAAATTGTAATCACGGGTCTTAATAATTTCATAAGACTGACCAACACTATTACCTACAATAGCTCCAATAATTCCGTTCATAATTTTTTATTTAAATATGTTAATACTAATTACTTTTTTATCATTCTTAAGTTTTAGATTATATTCGATATTTTCAATTAAGTAATCTAAACATTTATCATATGTTGGAAAACGATATTTATAAACTATAGATCCATAACCATAATCACTTATTCCATAAACATAATCTTTCCAAATCCCAAATAAAAATAGATTTAGTATACGTTCTTCTGCATGATATTCTTCATGCCCATCCCCATATACTTTTTTAATGATTCTATATTCTTTATTATGTATTTTCATAATTTAATAATCGTGGTATATTACACCCAATAAAATTACCTAAAACAATAGTCCAATATCTTCCAAAAAATAATGTCCTTAATTCTCCAGGAACAACCATCATATAAAATGCATCAGCAATACTATGATAAAATCCTAAAAGAATAAATAAAGGAATTCCAAAAAGAATTAATAGTAAATTTTTATCTCTGCCACCTTTTACAATTAATGTCATTATCAAACCACACCCGATTGCATTTAATAAGCATTGTGAATAAGATGTATCTAATCTTGATTGGATAATTGCAGTTCCATCAATTCCTTTTATATTCATATAACTTAATAAAATACAACCAAGAATATTTCCTAATAAAATGAATAACATTTTTTCATATTCTTCATATTTATTAAGTTGAATAAAACCAGCTGTTCCAGTATAAAGTGGTAATTTAAAATGAACTACAGTAAGTAATCCAAATGCAAACATACATGCACCTACAACTCCACCTAGTTTGATAAATATTGCTCCACCTAAACCTATACAAATACCGGCAAGTATACTTCTTATAAATATATTAAAACTATTATTATCCATTACATAAATCTCTTATCAGTTTCATTAAAAATTGGTTTTACATTCTTGATATTAACCATTTGACAAAAATCACCGAATGTATTATAAAGTTGTACCTTTGGTAAATATTGATTAACTACTAAACAATAATATATTTTACCTTTATGTTTTACCATTTTAAATTCATTACCTTTGTTATCAGATATAGTAATAGAATTTTCATTTGGTAAAGTCTTTAATACTTTTGAAGATTCTTTGATATAATGAGAAGGTAACATAGAAATCATAGCAGTATGTTCATCAATATTTTTATTTATTAATGCTCTTGCTTTATATTTCTTTCCATTATGCTCCCATTCTTCATCGGTTTCAGCAAATTGCTTATTTACAATCATACATGCATTTTGGTATGTAATTACATGCATATCAGAATCATCATACTCATAAATACGACGACTTTCTCCATCTTTCCAAGGAGAAAGTTGAAGCAAATGGGTGTCCATTATTTTGTAGATCTTTCCTTCTGATGATTGTAAATAATTATCTTCTTTCATATATATTATATAGAATAATCAATCTAAAATTTTTCTATTTTTATCTTTTTTCAACATTATTATATTTTGAATCCGTTTATCTATATATCGATAATAATCAAGAGCTGCTGTATAATTATCATACCATATTTCATTAGCTATTGGAATACCTTCTAATCCTCGTATTGATTGAAAAGCACAAATCATAGCTAATAAATTAGGAGAAGGCTCTACCATTAGCTTTTTATAAAGTAACTCTAATATATCATCAACCATTAGTATTTCAATTCTTTATAATAACCACTATCAAATTTAGAATCTCTATAATACCATTTATTATTTTCAAATAAATAGAAAACACATTCTGGTATTCTACCTTTAACAGTTTTTACAGAATCAGGTTTATTATCAGACCAAGATTCTCCACATTCAAAATAAGGTTTATCAAATGTAGCTCTATCTCCTTCTAATATAAATTCAAGAACATCTTCATATTTTTTATAATTATTTAATAATTGCAAGCTAATATTCTTGCAATCTGTAATATAAATATAAAGATATGGATATTCTGAATTTGTTTTAATAGAACCTTTAACTGTATTTATTGTTCGATTTAAATCTTTATCTTTAAGATGAATAGCTATAAAACTTTTCATTTAGTTATCACTAATTAATATTTTTATCAAATCTATGCATGATTCAACATCATCCCAATGGCACATCTCAACTTGAGTATGCATATTTCTACATGGTATACCTAAATGGGCGGTTGAGCAATTTGATGTATGTAATTGAATAGCATCACAATTATTTCCACCAACTTTTGTTACTTCTTCTTGGTAAGATAATGCATATTTATTAGCAGCATCTCTAATTATCTTAACTAATTTCCAATCACAATGAGGACCATAAGTTATAACAACTCCTTTTCCTATTTTGATTTCGTTCTCATTATCTTTTGACTTGTAATAAGAATTATCGAAACAAACATCAACATCAATAGAAATAGCTGGATTTATTGATTGTGTTACCGTTTTTGCCCCACGTAATCCAACTTCTTCTTGACTACACCAAACAAGATATAAAGCTATATTCTTATCAATAAGAAGTTGTTCATCAATCTCTAAAAATGCTTGTGAAACTGCATAAATACCTATCTTGTCATCCAATGCATTACCAACAATATGCTTTTCATCTTTGCCAAATTCCAATTGACATTCCTTTTTAAATACAATAGGACAACCAATATGTATACCTAAATCAGATACTTCTTGTCTTGAATTACAACCTACATCGATAATAATTTTCTCATAAGGATCGGTTTTTTCACGATCTTCTTTTGATTCTTTATGAATAGGTTTTTTACCAATAATACCTTTAATTGTCTTTGGATTTCCCCATTCATCCATCTCATCGATAATTACTTCAACATATGAACCTTCAATTGTTTTTAAGTCTAATCCACCAAGATTAATAACCTTAAGTAATCCACTTTTTGTAATTGCCGAAACTTGTAAAGCTATTTCATCATAATGAGCTGATATCATAAATGGTGTAGCATTTTCTGCTTTTGATCCTTTGTGGAAGATAACATTTTTCAAAGCATCAATCCCAAAATCATTATGAATATATTCAAATAAAGTTTCTGTTGGTTTTTGCAAAAATAAATTCTCATATCCGGAAGGAGTATGAGTCATCAATAAATCTTTAAGAAAATATTTATTATACATTATTATAAATTTAATTACACTTACATAATAATATAGAAAAATAGGAGATTATCTTTAACCTCCTATTTATAAACAACAAACAAAAAATTATTCAAAGCTAATTAACCTATAATGAACAATATTCTTGTCATTAGCAATAATCTTATCTTCCCAAACTAAATTGATATCGATTACTATATTATCACCAAGGTCAATTAGAATCTTATTTCCGTTCTCAATTGATTTAACTGGGAAAGGACAGTTTTCACCAATATTACAAATAATAGAATTCTTACTTATTACAGTGGCCCAACGATAACGTGGATTCAAAAACCTGTTAATAAAATTTTCTTTAATGTGCTCGTACATCATAATTAATCTATCCAATCTATAAAGTTTTCTATAATAAATGAACGCCAACCATTAACATCAGTATCAAAATATCGAATTGTGTTATCAGGTACATATTCGGCATTACCTTTAGGTGCATTATTCTCACCCATAAGATCAATATTTAAAGTACCATGGGCAATTCGTATTTCTCCATTCTTTTTCTTATATTCAAACTCTACAATTCTCTTATGTAAAGCATTTTTGAATTTAGTGAAATAAACTTCCTTTTTCTCCATCTTTATAAATCTTTCTTTCTGTTCTTTACTTGCTTCTTCATATTCTGTGGTGTAAGCCATGCATACCGGTTTGTCATCTATCTGAAATTCATATTCACCAGTTGTATTAGCATAATGATAATATGAATGCTTAGCAAATGGCATTCCTTGATCATTTACATGAGTAATACGAAATACTATTGATTTATTATGAGTCATCGTACAAATAGTACCTGGCTTAATGTCATTGAATTTCTTTCCCATTATTCAAATTCTTTTCTTAAATTCTTCAATATATTCATCACTAATCATGCGAACTATTGGGCCACCAGGATATTCTTGATATGTTAAACTTTTAAGATAATCACAAACCTCATCTATTGATACCATTTTAGGTCTGTTAGGATTAGGAATAAATTCAAGTTCATCTTCATCATATTCCTCTATAATTTTTCCATTACAATCAAGTCGAGAATATATTGGTGAATAAAGAGACTTAACTTCAATTATTTCTCCTGTTTCAATTACTCTTGCTTTCATAATCAAATTATATTAAAAACTCGGATCTCTGTACTCATCTGCATGACCAAAATGAACTGCTCCAGTTTCCCAAAGACCATGTCCCTTCTCAACCCAACGTCCATTCTTACGAAGCTTATAAATATCACCAGTGGCTATAAAAGAAGTACCTTCGGCATTTACTCGGGCATACTTTATCATATTATGTGGAGCGATATATTCCATAGTATTTCCATCGATCATGATATTTGAGTTGTAATCCTCATCTATCATGTTTGCAACTCGAACTTCTTTGGGAGAAATTACCTCTGTAATTACAACTGCATAACGATCAGAACCTACAAACATTGTACCTGCAAGTCCTACATAGAGGTTTGAATTATCAGATTTCTGAACTCCCATCACCTCATTGACCATTGAAACTGGAATTGTATTCATATCTTTATATTTATTTGTTTTACAATTACAATATAGATATAATTATAAAAAATTCAAATATAATATAAAAATTAAACAAATTTGGTAATATATTTCTCGTTCGGAATAACTACAGGAAGTCCTTTACGCTTGTATTCAGTCCACTTAATTCGATTGATAACACCATCAACAGTCTTATAAGTTACCTGGTCATTATCTACATCATACTTATCACGAAGTGCCTGAATCATCTTATCACGCTCATCAGGGAACTGAGTGATTGCATAAAGATATGTCTTAATGATGTCATCAACCTTAGTATAAGCATCTACATTCTTATCATGTGCAAATGCTGGAGCAATCTGACCCATATCACCGAGGTCATTTACACCATTTCCATCAGTAGGACGAATACCAAGTGCGGCATCAAGAGCGGCAATTTTGTTCTTGAAATCGTCTATAGCATTGATATCATCGATAATGTCAAATGAATCAGGACTCATAGGATAATGCTTCATATCATTCTCATACTTATCACGAATGTATTTTGCAAGCTCATATACTTCATGTTTCCAAAGTCCACCAATTGGATTAAAATCAGCAACATCCCCATGAATGGTGAAGAATCCAAGATAATGCTCAGTAAGATTATCAGTGTCCATAACAAGACCTTTAGTATAATTTGCAAGGTCATAAAGATAAATCATACGAAGACGAGCTTTGATATTTCCCTGCCCAATTGTCGTTGGTGAATGGCGCTGTGAACAAGTAGCTTTCATAAGTAGATACTCCTTCTGAAGATTCTCAGTCCAATACTGATCTTTCTTACAAAATGCCTTCATACAAGCATTTGCAGAATTATTCTCATCAATTGTATTAGATGAGCAAGGAAGAGATACACCATAGAACTTCAACTCAGGATTTCGTTTCTCAACCTCATGACAAATTGCCGCAGTTACAGTAGAATCCAAACCACCAGAAATACCAAGAATCATAGCGAAAAGGTTATTATTCTCAAGATACTTCTGTGTCTCACTAACCATTGTCTCAAAAACTTTTGCGTAATCCATATTTTATTCTTTTTATTAATTAATTTCTTCTAATTCAAAATGACTAATCATCGATGATATAGATGTCAAATATGTATTTTCTGTAAAAAGAACTTCATCATTACGATACACAGTTACATCCATTTTAGGCTTATAAAAATTTGAATATCCCAAAAATCCTGTTTCAAAAATAAAACTTAAAACTATTACATCATTTGGAAGAACATTTTTCCAATTATTATTTGATGTAATTTTAAATGGCTTGCCATTTTCTTTTATTACAAACCCAGTTACTTTTAAAACTTTTGATTTCAACTCAATGTGATGATTTTTTCCGTCTAAACTTGCCATATTAATTTATATTTTACATATATAATATAGAAACAAATATAAAAAATTCAAATATTATATGAAATTATAAACATTCTGATAATTCAAAATATGAACCTATTAAATTGGATATTGAATTTTGAGATTTTGTAGTTTCTCCTATTTTTTCTCCATTTCTAAAAGCTTCAACTTTAAAATTGCAAGTATATGAACCACCAAGAGATTCAAGTTTAGTAGAAAAAAGTAAAAAATCACCAGGAAGCAGATCCTTGAACAATTCTGCTTTAGTCTTTAAAGGTTTTTTTGTTCGAGGATCTACTTGCCATGAATCAATTCTAAAATATTTTGATTTTAATATAATAGGATTATTTGAATAACTAGCGTACTTCATTTTCTTTTACATATCTAAAAGGCCAACCACAATGTTGACATTTAAAAACTTCTCCAAGTTCATCAATAGCATCACCAATTAGAAATTCTGTTTCTTTGTGACATTTTGGACAATTAATTATCATAATACTTATAAATTTAATATGGTTAGTAGTAAAAGAAGCCAACATGTAAGTAGACTTGATTTATATCACATGTTGGCTTTATATATTTATTTCTTATACTATTGGTATTACGATTTCAAGCTCATAACAAGCATGCTCGAACTCCTTATTATCTCCCATATGCTTACCGAGGTCATCACTAATCTTAATAGTTACATACCAAGGCTGGGTAGGTGTCATTCGGCAACGAGACATCTTCATTACAATATTCTCTGCATCATACTTAGTTCCATCAGGAGCATATACATCACAAGTAAGATTTGTTCCAATACCGAAACTTGCCTTAATTCCCTTCTCTCGACAATATTTCAAAATCTTAATAGCCTTAGGGAAGTCCAATGCATTAGAGAATACAATTGTCTTGTTATGATAATCAATTCCTTTTGATTTATAGAAATTAATTGTCTTATCGGTAAATTCATATTCATCTCCAGAATCCTGACGAACACCATCAAACAACTTAGCCTGCTTCAAAGAGAAACTACGGAAGAAAACATCAGATGTGTAAGTGTCAGAAAGAGCAATACCAAGGTCTCCATCATATACATTCACCCAATTTTCAAGAGCCATATAATTGGCTGCCTTGTAACCATACTGAGCACCGTGGAACATAAACCACTCATGAGGGTGAGTACCAATTGGCTTCATATCGTACTTCATTGCGAAATGCATGTTTGAAGTACCTACGCATGTCTTTGCATGCTCCTTAAGATATGCAATTACTCGGTCCTGAACCTCATAACTGAAACGACGACGAGTTCCAAATTCTGAGAAAAGCATTCCTTCCTTATTTGCAATTGCAACTTTTACAGCAAGCTTATCCATTGTACGCTCCCAATTAATAGGCTTTCCAGCATTGTTTACTTCAGGAATAGAGAACAAGACAGGAATTTCATAAAGAGAAGCCTTATAGCACTTATCGGTAACATCTACACAAAGTACACCTTCCTCATCAAGATAGATCTTCATCTTGCTCATATCAAATCGGAAAGACATAAGCCACTCCCAATAGTGAATAGGCATAAAATCAATAGACTTATTGCTTATAAGCCAATTGAACTCCTCCATTGTAAGATGAACCAACTCATACTTCTTAAGCTGTTCCTTGAACTTCTTCAAGAACTCAGGAGTACGTTTTACCTTATTTCGATCCTTAAAAGTGAAAGTACACTCAGCGTTTGGAAACAACTTCATGTAAGCATAACTAGTAGTAAACTTATAAAGATCGGTGTCAAGAATTGAATAAATCATATTGTTAAATTTTTTTATTAGTTACTAAATTGTTTAATGTTTATTATATGATACATTAAGTTAACTTTTTGTATATAATATATCACATGTTATACTTTATTTCAATTACACTACGTTACATTGAAACGTAGTTTTATTTCTTCTTCTTTCTTTTTGGTTTGTAAACAATTTTTCTATAGTCAAGATAACTATTAGGAATTGTAATTGTCAAATCAAAGCATGTACTCATACAGTCTTCAAATTATTTTCCTTTACGAAATTACGAATAGTTGTACCATCGTCAATAGAAGCAATTCCATCAAGCATAACTTGAACATTGAGTTCTACACATTTGAAATTGATAAGATTTTTAATTGTCTCTTTTACACAATAATCACCTGCAGTCCCACAAACAGTAAGTGTAAAGCAATCAAGAGGAAGGGCATTATTCAAAGCGGCATTATTGACAATAACATCAATATCTCCTTCCTCATTAGAATTATGAGAAACATGAATATTCTCAAATGCACCATATTCCTCAGTTGAATCAACATTACCCTTCTTAAATACCTTAATAGGAATATTGTTTAAAATAAGTGCATTATAAATATCGGTATCAATACCTGCACCAACACTAAATTGTTGACAATGTGCCGGCCATTCCCCACCATTTCTTTTGAATGAACAATGATTAGGACTATGCCAATCCACAGTACAAATAGCTGCTACAATGTTTTTAGCATTCTTATTAATATAATTGATAATTGCTACTTTTGTCTCATCACTACCTTGAACATAAAGAGTTCCTGTAGGACTAGAAAAATCATGTTGTCTATCTACAATAATTAGTTCTTCCATAATATATTTTATTTATTTTATTAGACAAATATGTAAAAATATATACACTTATTACAATAGGCCAAAAAAATGAACCAAATGCATATATTACAACCCATGCAGAATTTTCTGTTGATTCGGATTTATCAGCCATTAAATAAATAGTTAAAAACCCAATTAACCAATAAATTAAACAATTTACAAACCACATAATTAATTTAATTTAATGTTTCTATACTTCTTGAAATACATCTTGATATAATCCATAGCTTCCTCAAAAGAATTAAAGAAACAATGCTTCTCATAATCCCAATATCTCCAACACTTATGAGGTGTTGTTTGATTGCGATTCTTCATATTTAATGGACACATTGACTTTGAACCCCAATATGTTGTATAATGGCGTCTCCAAAGAAAAGTTCCATTCTCATAAGCATGAAGTACATAAAACTCACCAGCACCTTTAGGATTAACAACATTTACTACAACTAGATTACCAGCCTTATTTATCCTAGTTGTAAACTCTGCTCCAAAGGTGCTAAAAAACTTTTTAATTTGTTTGTTTGAAAAATTTGATTTATTCATTTTGTTTCTGTTTTACAATTATAATATAGAAACTATTTTAAAAAATTCAAATTATATTAGAAAAATATCAACATAAATCTTTCCAAAATTTTCTACGCATATCTACTTTAACTGAATTCCAACCAAGATAAGGGCTTCCATACCCATGGGCAATGGACATTACTTTATCTGTTGGTTTAAAATCTTTATTAGTATATACGTTTACAGTATACTTAAGTTTTTCATCAGGCTTTGAAAAGAAATATGTTATAAAACCTAAATTATAATATTCACTTGCATTTTTTTCCTGAACATATCCAAATGATTCAAGATATTCTTTATATTTCTTAAAACTAATAAATTTCATATTAAATATTTGCTTTATAAATCATTGTAGGTAAAAGTTCATTGGTTCTTACAAAACCAAATTTTGAATAGAATATTTGTAAATCTTTGGCAGTTTTTAAAGTATCAGTATCTTCCCATCTTTTACAAGGACTACATAATAAAACTATATTGTAAGTTTTGAATTTATTAAGGGCCAACTTTATAAGTTTAGATGCATATCCTTTACCTACATAATTTGGGTTAGTTTCAACTCTTATAATCTTAGCTAATTTATTTCCATTACAATATTCTTTATACCTTGGAAATTCATCACATTCAATATCAATAATGACTGTGCTTAACCACATATCATCTTCGTTGAATGCTTGAATATAGTATTTATTATTAGATTCTAAATATTTAATCTTCATCTTTATAAATATAATTAAATGATTTAAGTTCGTTAATTATATTTTCGTCTTTACAGTTTTCTCTAATCAAATAAAGAAGTACATTATAAAGATTTGGATTATCTGAATCATAAATACATTCTGAAATAACAATTTCTACTGGAGTCAAATCTAAGAGAAGAACTGCGCTATTAATAATCTTGCCAATTCTTTTTATTGGGAACTGAGAGCGGCATCTTTTCTTTGAACCTTCAGATATTTTTAACATCATAATAATTACCAAATTTGAATATAATAATCTTTCTTTTCATAGTCAGGACCTGCCAAAGCTCTAATTACCTTGGTAGTACCATCTGAATATTCTACCTCTTTATCATAATGCATATTAAAACCACGATACCAACCATGAGAAAGAAGATACTGAGTAAACCAACAGAAAAGACTATCATCGTATTTGCTATCAAACTTCAAACGAACATTACGAAAATAATCATTAATCTCCTTAAGTTGCTTCTCAATGTACTGGGGTCTTTTTTTATCTCTCATAATAATTATTTTGTTTTACAAATATAATATAGAAAAAAAGCTAGGAATTTCAAATTCCTAGCTTAAAATTTTAATATTATTTGTTTTTATATTTTCCTCTTTTTATTCTATAATGTTCATATAGATATTTATCCTTTTCATCCGTTTCTTGTGATATGGCAAAGAAATGTCCAAAATTATATGGATATTTTGAATTATCTTTAATTATTAATGTATCACCTCTATCTATTTTCCACATATATTCTTGTAAAGTTTTTGTTATAAAATGTTTCAAATAACATTGATTATAAATTCTATTAGAATAATATTTCCAAAATCCTGTTAATTTATCATTATATATCATTATATTAGAATTAAATACTTTAGTTTTTTTACCTACAGGAAATCCATGTACATCATGTCGAGGTATAAAATTAATAGGATCTTTAGGATTATCTCTTTTGTTATCAAATACATTATGTTGATAATATATTCTTGGTATTATTCCGAATTTATTATAAATAGTTTTTTTATTTCTAAATAATGATTTAGTTACATTAGAAACTCCATTTATAATTCTATATTGGTCATCTTTAAATGATGTCGCCAGTTTGGTAAATCTTTCTAAACATCCTCTACCATCATATTCTAACAAATCATTATCACCATAGTTTCTCCACATTAAAGCAATATTATATTTATCTTCTATATATGGTAAACTTAAAAAACCCTTCAAATCATTATTAGTAATTGGTATAGTTAAAAATTCATCTATATCAATTACCATCCACCAATCATATAAATCACCATATTTGTCATAAATATCAGTATAGCAAATTGGTTGAATAGGATGTACTCCAGAATAATCAAATACTTCAACTATTCCTCGTTCTATATAATCCTTTACAACATCTTTTAATTTAGGTTCATAATCTTTATCATTATTATCACATAGATAAAAATGATCTACACCTATACTTATATGCCAATCTAACCATTCTCTGACATATAATTCTTCTCTCTTAAGACATGCTATTATGGCACATTTCATTTATCTATATATTTTCCTCTTTTTATATTATAATGTTCAAAAAGATATTTATCTTTTTCATCTGTTTCTTGTGATATACTAAAAAATTTTCCCAAATCATAAGGAAATTTTTCATGACTTTCAATTTTTAATGTATAACCTCTATCTATTTTTCCTATATATTCTTGTAAAGTTTTTGTTATAAAATGTTTCAAATAACATACATTATAAATTTGATTAGAATATTTTTTCCAAAATCCATTTAATTTATAACAATCTTTCATTATTCTAATTTTATGGAAAACATCAGAAGATTGCCCTATAGATTGATTAATTACATCAAATCTTGGAATATGAATTTCTTTTTTATTGTTAAAAACATTATGTTGTGAATATATTCTTGGTATTACTTTAAATTTATCGTAAATAGTTTGTTTATTTCTAAATAATGATTTAGTTATATTAGATACACCATTTATAACTCGATATTTACCACCTTTAAATGAAGTTGCTGGTTTAGTAAATCTTTCTAAACATCCTCTACCATCATATTCTAACAAATCATTATCACCATAGTTTCTCCACATTAAAGCAATATTATATTTATCTTCTATGTATGGTAAACTCAAAAAATCCTTCAAATCATTATTCGTAATTGGTATAGTTAAAAATTCATCTATATCAATTATCATCCACCAATCATATAAATCACCATATTTATCATAAATATCAGTATAACAAATTGGTTGAATAGGATGTACTCCAGAATAATCAAATACTTCAACTATTCCTTGATCTATATAATCTTTAATAATATCTTGTAATTTAGGTTCATAATCTTTATCATTATTGTCACATAGATAAAAATGATCTACACCTATACTTATATGCCAATCTAACCATTCTCTGACATATAATTCTTCTCTCTTAAGACATGCTATTATTGCACAATTCATATCTATATATTATCTTTTTTAAAAATAAAAAAGAGGGTTGATTAAGCCCTCTCGATACAAATAAATTTAACTAGTATTTATGTACTTATTTGCCTCTATAGAAATTGTTTACGCCATCTTCTTCACCCGGCTAATTTTTAAAGAAATATTAGCAAAACTAAGCTTTTTGTTAACGTCGCAAAATCTCTTAAAAAACGAATTTCTGATAACCATTCAGTCTTTTAATGGATCCCCTTGTTAGGTAACATGATTACATCAAACCCTTGTGATTCCAGTTCACTTGCTAAACATGGTGTCTATTCCACCTGCCAAATCGTGGAGCCAGTCGGATTCGAACCGACGTCTTAATAACTATCCTATTGAAACTTTTAATTAACATGCTTAGTCGATTATTTGGGTTCGACAACCACAGAAAGGAGGTTCATTGTTCTTTATTAAGTTAAAGATTCATGTAGAAAACTCTTGTGTGGGACTTCTGTTGCCCGACCCGTAGGTTCCCACTGCGCCGGCTATGCTTATTTATAACCTAACTCTGTAAAATGGTATCCCTGAGGGATTAAGCAGCCATACGATACTCCCAGCTGTCAAGCCAAGCTTCGTCAACTAATTCATCATTAGCATTTATTGTTTTGTCAAATTTAAGGATTCAACGCTCCTGCATGATTTCAATATTCAACTTACCAATCAAATACCAAAATGACCCCAATAAATAAAAGAACTCTTATATATAAAAATAAAATAGTTTTACCAACAAATTATTTCATATAATTCTTATCAAAAAGTTCTCTTATTACTCTTTCAAGATTATTTATTTCTCCAGCAAAGAATGCTAATATAAAAGATATTGAAAAACATTGATTAGTAGGAATCATTTCTGAATTAAAACCAATCCTTAATATCCCAAAGAACATTATTGTATATATAATAAGTCCTATTATATTATCTAAAATCTTTCCTATCATACTAAATTATTTTTGAGTGAAATCCATATACATTAAAGGCATATCTTTTAATTGATATTCATCAATAATATCGGCATCAGTAAATGTAATTTCACATAATTTTGAATCATAATCCGGCCCAAATGGATTACTTGTATCAACTAAATATCCATAATGAGTTGGATCTAATATTCCGGCATTTTCAGCTTTGACTACAACTAAACCTAAAAATTTTACAAATCTTTGTATAGTTACACAAAAATATGAATAATTAGAATTTAATTTATAATATTTATTTGCTTTTGCTTTCATTTTTCTTTAATTTCCTACATTTAATCTCTTCTTCAACTTGATTATAAAAATGATGCAATTCAGCAATATACTTAGTCATATCACCAATATGTCCTTCATTATAAAGAGTTTCAAGTTCTTCATCTTTTAATATTGACAAAGGAAATTCATGCCACTTTCTTTTTATATTCTTATTATTTCTTTTTCCTTGTATATATTCTTCAATAGTGACATTTGGATCATCTTCTAAATTAGGTCTCCATGAAATATAATTCTTTTTCATATAATCTTTATATTCATTATAACCTTTATAATAATCTACCATAATTCCACCTTTCTCAAATCCTGGTGTAGTGATATTCAACCAAAAATTACAATAAACATCTAAAGGACAATAACCTTTAACTTCAAAATTATATTCTTTTGTATATAAATCATCTAACACTCGAACTACATCACTAGGTTCTTCTAATAATAGTTCTCTAACATATTGTAATGTTTCATCATGGTGATTCTTGCACCATTCAATTAAAGCATCATAATATCTTTTAGCTCTTGGATCAGATGAACCAAAAGCACTAAATATATATGATGAATGCCATTTATTATATAAATCTAAAAATTCTTCTTTCATATTTAATCTAAACTAAATAATTATTCTTTATCTAATTCTGGATATCTGTTTTTAATATATTTCCAATACCTTTTTGGAGGAATTCCACCATAACAAACCTCACCATAATGTTCAAATATGCCATTATCCGATGGATGTAACCAGAAAAACCACCAAGGTAATTCAGATTCATATATAATATATTCCTTACACATACTTTTCTAATTTAAATTTTAAATAATGTCCTGGCTCTAAACTATCTAACCACCATCTTAAATCAGGCACATCTGTCCATTGTCCATTAAGAGATCTAAATATTCCAGATTTTTCGTCAAATTTAGGTTCATCAAAATGAATAGTATAATGTCCATACTTATTATCACATACTATATAAATTTCTTGTGGATTCTCTTCCATAATATTAATCTAAACTAAATAATTGATCTTTTGTAACATTATATCCACCATCTTTATCTACACAACAAATATAAAATGGATTTTCATCTTCTTGAATTAATTTGCAAAAATAATCTTTTAGTTCTTGAATACGTTCTTTTGTAAAATATTTTTCTTGAACTAAATTTTCTTGATCATCATAAAATTTTTGAACTTGTTCTTCTGATTTATATTCACCAATAGGAAAATCAGGTAATGGTTTGGTATAAATAGTTTTTTCTACATAATTATTTTTTAAATCAATTTTGAATTTCCAAACATCATTATCAACGTAAATGTTGTCCTTCTTCATATTCTTTTTGCAAATTTATAGCTATTTTATATAATTTATTCATTTTAGCTGAAACTTCTGGTGAGCAATCTCTATAGTCATCACATCCATTTCCAGGTCCACCAAATTCTTTATATCTAAAATCACGATATTCTTCCCATGCTTTATCTACTTGTTCTTTTGTTGTCATATTATAAACCCATTTGTTTTTGATATTCTCTATCTCTTCTATCAATTTCTGATAATGGTGAAACACCAGGACCTAATAATTCAATTTTTTCAAATCCATTTGCTTCAGTTATAAGAGAATCCTTTTCTGATACGCATCCTTCATAACGTTCTCCATAAGATCCTGTCATCTTTTTTGTTGCAGGATCTAAATCTCCCCAATCAGCAGCATGTGTATTACCAATAGGTTCTACAAAATATTTCTTTCCTGTTATTTTTGATTTTACGATAAAACGCCCTGTTTTATCACTTTCTTTTAAAAATCTTTTTTCATTAATTTTCATTTTCAATAAAATATCCTATTTTTTTATTTTCATCATATGTAATAACTGCATTAGTTGCATCTTCCCATATGTTACCATCTTTCATTTCAATAAACCAATATGCACCATTTTGTTCCATAGATTTAATTTCATCTAACCAAATAGTTGCATAATGATTAAAACATCCACAATATAATTTTACTTTTCCTCTCATAATTATTTTTTGTCTTGTAATTTATATCCGCCCTCTACCCAATCTGTATGCAATAATATATAAGGACAAGAATCAATATAATCTTGTGCTACTTTTGTAACTTCATCTGTATCTATCCAAATTAATACATCACACTCTTTATTAAAATCATCTAAGCCTTGTATTGAATATAATTTTTCGATTTGTCTTTTAAAAGCTTGAAATAATAATTGTACTTCTTCTAAATATTTTTCTGCTCTCCTTAGACGATTTATAATTTCAAATTCTTCTTCTTTATTTAAATAGTAACAAGTTCGCATAAAATCATATCCTCTATTTTTATTGATATATGATCTTTGCCAACTTGTCAATTCACACCCCTTAAATGGATAATGATTGTTACCAAAAGTGATTTTATATCTTTTATTATTTTCATCAAATCCTTCTGGTACAATCACTATTTTAAAAAATAATTCTAATGAATCATAATTCCATAATTGCTGTAAAGCTTCTCTAAATTTACATTCATCTACATAATGAACCATTAATCATTTCCAACATATTTTTATAGTATCAGTTTCTCGTGGATCTCTTGGATCTCCTTTAATTAACTGAACTGTATATCCTAATCTCCTTAATTTTTCTAATACATAATCAGGAGTTGTTGCACTAATATAGCAATGATAATCTTTCATTCGTGCATTCTTTTGGATTTTCTCCATAATAGGCTTCAAACATGACATATCTTCCTCACGAGCTTTATCTGTCATTGCACGAGCTACTTTTGCTGAAAAAATATTTGCCTCCTCTAAATTTTCGAAATTATAATCCATATTATATACTAAATAAATAGGGTTCTTGTTCTAATTTTATTCTATTATATTCTTCTTGAGAAACTATTTTCTTCATTGATATAACATCTTTATATTCATCTGTAAATTTATTTAATACAAAAGATGAATCAGTACATGCTTGCCAAGACCCACATTCAATAGAACCAGCTAAACCATCAGCATCAATATGTATTTCATCAATACTGATATGATATGCATTACAAAATGTAATAATATCATTTATAATATGTTTATGTAGCTGACGGAACTTATAATTAATTTTGTCATTCTGACATTGTTGTCCAGGATATTTTCTATTATCTTCTGGTAAATCTAATGTACATATTTTAGTTTTATTCATGATTTTGTCTTAAATAATCAAATATTAGTTTCCAATCTTCTAGTGGTTCAAAACCAAATTTATCATCAATACCTACATTAAAATACAATTTACTATCAAAACATTGTAAATCGGTATTTGTTACTTCAGGATTCTCATTATAATAATCAAACTTAATAGAATCCTTTTGCATGTGCATGATATAAAAACCTGCTTCTTCCTGATACGATGAACTCCAAAGAATCAATTTAATTCTTGAATCTGCTGTAAGCATTTGCAATGCCTCCTGGGCCCAAGGATAATATTGATATGCTTCTTTATTATAATAAGATGGGTGAAAGATCGTGCCATGAATATCTACAAGAACATAGATATAATCCCAATTCTTTTCTTTAGCACGCTTAAATGCCGCTTCAAATGATTTTACGATATTCATATTTAATCTTCAAAATAACCTAAATAAAAATCTTCAGTTGGATATGTTCTACGAATCCAATTGATTGTCTCCATCTCTTCGAACTTATTAAAGAAATGATTGAACTCCTTACCATTCTTAATAGTAATAATTTCAATCATATTATCAGGAGCCCAAGAGATTTGAGAAGTCATTTTCTTATTACCAATAACCATCTTAGTACCTCCTTCATGAAGCTGATATAAAACATCATCATTAGTAAGTGGCTTAGTTTCCCAAATCTGAACGTTGATTTTATTTGTCATATCTATATTTGTTTTATATTATAAATATAGAAACTTTATCTAAAAATTCAATATAATATAAAATTGAGGTAATAATTAAATATTACCTCAATCCATACGAAAACCACCAAAAAACTTAATATCAATATTCTCGTCAAATTCAAACTCAATGCAGTCAATACCTGAATACCCATTTAGGTGATCCCATACTTCATTTTTCCATTCAAATACAAATTGCATGAATGCTCGCATGAATTCTTTTTGGTAATCAGTAAACTTGTATTTTGAAATTACTCTTACCTCAAGAGGAGCTCCTAAAAGATCAGCATGCTTGCAAAAGAAATAAAAATGGGTATTGCTCCATTGAATAGGCATCTTACGCTCTTCATTAGACATGTAACCTTTCAAAAATGGGTTCCATTTAAAGAACTCCTTACCTTCCATGTACTCTTTAATATTTGTCATATTACTTGTTGTTTTTAAGATCTTCTATTTCCTCTTCAAGCTTATCAATTCTCTGTTTATTCCAAGCACCAATACAATAAGCTAAACCTATACCAAATGCCGCTCCTACCCAATATCTAAAATTATCAAACGTAAATGAACCTTGGGGAAATCCTACAATAATGAAAGTAGTTGCACACATAAACCCAAAAATAATATCAAAAATTCTTTTCATATTATGATAAAATTACTTAATAATTGTAATTACTTTTTTCCAGGATGATCCAGGTGATGAAGAACAATACTGAGTTTTTGATACTCCATCCTTGTCAAAGATGATACGTTTCTTAGGATAATAAGAATTTTTACCATCACGACCCTTATAAGGAACAGTTCTCCTAAGTGTCAATTTAATATATTTTTCACCAATGTTAGTTATATCAATTACTTCATAATCACGATTTTTATCCCAACTACAATCAATAAATTCCCAAATATTATTATCAAATGAATTTTTAGAATATGAATCCATATTGACTATATTACCAATCTGGATATTTGTAATATCAACTCCTTTAATTTCAAATTTTACCGTCTTGCTCATATTACTTATTATTGAAAATTTTATCAAACATTTTTTTGAAATCCGAACGAGTATCAGGATAAAGTTCTTCATTCTTTTTAATAGCAAACTCTACAGCTTCCTGAAATTTATCGAACATAGGAGTCTCTTCAAATAGATTGTAAGTCTTATTGATATGGCTTTCCATATCTGAAGTATACCAAGAACGATTAGGGCACCATGCTCCAAAATCACCTACTGGAGTAAGTTTGACCTTGTATCTCATATTGTTTTCATTCTTCTGCCAATCAGAATGCCATTCAATTTTATATACTCCATAGAGTTCATCATCACTCATAGGATTCAGATCATGATTACCAACACGAAGTCTAGTTCCTAGGATATTTCCCCAAAACATGTGCTCTTCATACTTCCATTTGATGACAATAAACTTATCAACATCTTCAGGAAGAAACTTAAAATACTTCTGAATCTGTGAGCCATCTTTCTTGGTCATTATTGTACCGTTGTAAGTTTTTTCGTAAGTAACCATCATTATTATATTTAATTTACATATATAATATAGAAAATAATTTCATTTTTTCAAATATTATATAGAAATATTTAAAAAAATAAAAGTGGCATTTCTGCCACTTCTTATCTGAATGATTCTTTATTTCTTTTCTTAGTTTCTTCCTTTTTCTTTATATCTTTTTTAGAATCTTCTGCAAATTCTTTCATTTTTTCTTTAAAATGTTCTAATGCCATATCTGCAAGATATCCACAATGACATTCGAAATGTTCATCAATATCTACATTTTGAGCTTCAAATTTTTCTAATGTATCTATATCTCCACAATGTTTAGTGATACATTCTTTTACAGCATGCAAATAAACTTCAGTCCAAAAATCTTTATCAGACATATATTATCAAATTTTAAGTTAATAAATCAGTACTCCCAGTAGGATTCGAACCTACATCTCAAGTTTAGGAAACTCGTATTCTTTCCTTTGAACTATGAGAGCATATGTAGGGATGATGGGATTCGAACCCACGCTATGTTTAAGGTGGTACATAAAACGCGCTTCCCTACTTAATATTCCTATCATTTTCGGTGCTTCCGCAAACTTAACTCCTGGATTTCTCCTTCAAGACATTTTCCACCACGACATTCGTTTTATCGCGCTCTGTCCAAGTTCTGAGCTACATCCCCATAAATAAACTAATATTGGGAATTCCGATTCTTCACCCAAAATACTCCGCTTAATACTCTTTATTATGTATCGTTATAAGATTAGCTAACTACGTAGTATTCCAATTTATTGATCGTACTAAGGTATTAGTTTTTGTGACCGTGACAGGATTCAAACCCGCATCATCCTCTTTAGAAGAGAGGTGCCTAATTCATTTCGAGCCACACGGCCATGGTGGTTGCTGTATGATTTACATCAATTAATTTTACGTATGCACCAACCCCAATACATACAACCATTTAACTTGGCCATTAGATAGAAATTGTACACTTACTATTCCAATGGGAGTATTGAGAACCTTGCAAGTAACCTACTTTATCCTGCGCGAGATTCGAACTCGTATTTCTTCAATGATCGATCCCAAGCGTTTTACCATTAAACTACAAGAATATTTTGGCATTCTCAATTTGTACCCCACGAACGATTCGAACGCTCATCAAATGATCCGTAGTCACTTATTCTATCCATTGAACTAGCGGGGCATTAAATAGTTGGTGCGCTGTTACGCAAATGTTATTTCATTGATAAAATCGTTTCCGACAGTTCCCAATTAAGGTGACGCGTTTCCAAATTCATACCATCGGAGTTTATTAAACCACTTACTTTAATCATATCTTTTTGTTCCTTAGATGATGGCTGCTTCCAAGCCTACATCCCAACTATTTGTGACCCAGGTAGGACTCGAACCTACAACCCCATGCTTCGTAGACAAGTGCTCTAATCCATTGAGCTACTGGGCCAAATGTGTTAGTTTATCAAATTGTACCCCAGTTGGGAATCGAACCCAAATCAGAAGTTTAGAAGACTCCTGTTCTATCCGTTGAACTACCGGGGCATTTTACTATTCAAAGGTAAAACATAATATTATATAGTAAAACGTTATTCAGCATTCAATTTATTTTCAATAACTACTCCATGACCAGTTCCTTCAAACTCTTCTACAAGATAGGTAAAACTGATACCGGAAGTTTTATTTGTTTTTTGCCATTCAACAATAAATTCACAAAACTCATGAGTATATTTAGAATCACCAAAAGCTCTTAAAGCGGCAAATACAAGACCTTTACCAATCTTATACTTATTCTGGTATTCTATAACCAAAGGATCATCTCGGTGACCTAAAGTTCCTCGTTTGATTTTTCTATTTATTCCCATAATTTATGTTTATTTTACAAATATAATATAGAAAATAATTAAAATATTTCAAAGATCTCTTATAAAAAATTCAAAAAAATTACTGGTAAAATATCTTGAGTGATATGTTACCAGCATACATTTATATCAATTATGTTTTGCTTCTTTTTTACACTTCCATATCACCCATAATAGTTATATTACGGTTTCTTCGTCTTGATATGTTATTGTAATTCTTCATATATGTAATAATAATATAATTAAATATAGAAAGTTAAAAAATCTTTTTAAATAATTTATGTACTAAAAATAATGGCCAAAATAAAAATAACATTATCATAAAGATAACAGCCATTCCATCTTCAACATCATTTTGACTTTTAGCCAATTTATAATCATGTTTGTAATCTTTACACCAAATCCATATTGCAACAATAAATCCAGCAACTAAATAAGAAATTCCCCAAATATTTTCCATAATCACGCAATTTCAAAATTAAGTATTTTATCACGAATGTTTATTGTAACTTTATATAATGATACTAAAAATGAAACAACTTTAATCTTTACCAAGAATGATACAATATATTTAATACATATTTTTATAAATTTATAAATATATTGACCTATACAAATCCATTGACCCCATATAATTAATCCTATAAATCTACCAAAGATACATGCTAATGCAACTAAAAAACCAATAATATTAAATACAAATACTACTGAAGCAGTTAATATATTGATTCCTGCTATCCATCTTACTTGTGAAACTGTAACATAACTATCATTTTCTTCTGGATAATATGAAGTATGAAACACTCCATCTTTATATCTAATATCCTCTATTATAGATTTAATTGTAGTGCCTTCATCAAACCAATACCCATCACCATAAATAACATTTGATGACCATTCCCAAATAAATGCACCGATCCAAAAAATAATTCGATTATAAAGATAACCAAAAAATGTTAAAATAACAAAAAGATATATCCAACAATACCAAGCCATATTATTCTTTATATAAATTCATTTCTTTAATATAATCATTTACCCAAAAACAAGTTTCATCTTCAATAGATTCACCATTCTTTATTTTTTCACGAAGTTTGGTTGAATGAAAATCATGTGTACTATTTAATTTTACAAATTTAGCACAAATTATTGATTTATAATCTACAAACTGATTAAGTAAATTATTCCATTCTTCTTCATCTTTGCCAACAACAATAAAGTTATTATCATATAAAAGCTCTTTAGAACATTTCCACTTCTGTTCCATAAGTTCTTTTATAGTCTCAATAGTTATAATCCACCAAAAACCTTCAAAATTCTTATTGATATAAGCATCTCTACCAGTATTAAAGTAATCAATCAATGTACAAGTATAATTTGGGTAAATATGATTTTCAATATCATCAGGACAAACAATACCATCACGAATCAAATCACCAAACATATACCATACCATTTGATAACGCTTAATAAATGGTACAGTAAATTTATTCTTGTTTGGGTTTTGCCAACAAGGTATTACATGAATCTTATCAATATTCAATTCTTTCATTATACCAGAGTCAACAACACTCTGAATACAATCAACATGTCCTTTATGTGGAGGATTAAAACTACCGAGAAAAATTGCTCTACTCATTATTATTTGCTATTAAAATAGTTTACAATATCCATTACAAATCTATCTATGGCTTTACCGTCACCATTTTGAATATCTGTTACCAAATCTTCACAATCTTCATAATCAAAACCTAATAGACCTACATAAAAATGTTCAACACCCCAATTAAAACACATATCTCTTCCAGCTGTAAAAGCTAAATCGATAATCTCTTTCCATTGCCATTTTGAGAATTGCCTATCTTTAGTCAATCGGCTATTCAAATGAAATAATTCATCAAGTGGTAACATATTATCTAATATTTATTGAATTACTTTTTGCATCATATTGAACTACATTTACTGGAACCTTATTGTTAGCAAATGTAATATCTAAATCAGGATAAATCTCACTAAGGGTGGTTAATAGTTTAGCAGCATCTTTAGCTTTCATATTATATTGTTTTAATTAGTTTACGAATTTTATTATACAAAAAATCATTTTCTTCATCTTCTAACTTATATTCTTCTTCAAAAGCGTTTAGAATATCATCGAAGTTGTCATCTTCCCAATTATTGTTTCTGTTTCGTTCTATAATTGGTACAGCTATTTTTATAAGAACATTATCAAGTTCATTAATATCAATAGGTTCTAATGTTACAATTTTCTTAAATAATTTCATATTATTTTCTAAATTCTGATTGTGAAAAATCTTTAATATTAATTGCATACGGTTTATTTGGTTGACGCCCAAGTAAATCACCTTGTGTAGGAATACAAATTACTACAGTATCGTTAAGTTTTTTAACAACCCAGTCATGACCACTATATACTAAATTAGGATCTAAATTAGTATTATTACAACCTATAAATATAAACAATAAAATTATAAATATAATTTTTTTCATAATTAAATATTTACTTTTATCCAATAATTCATGAGACTCCACCCACCATTAGCAAAATTACTATAATTATTGTCAATTACTTTATCCAATAAATAAGCATATTTCTCCCTTGGTGTAATTATTTTTCCATGTTTATATTCAATTGTGAGATCCATATATTTCTCCCTTTCAGTTGCATAAGGAAGATTAAATGTTTCTGGATTAGGAATTCTAACTTTTACCAAACCCCATTCACGTTCATCAAGTGCATTCAATAAATCTTGTAATGTTTGTTGACCAAAGAATTTCACCTCATAAGATGAACATTCATCACCATGAGGACCTGACTTATATACTAATTTAAAAACCTTATTCATATTATGGTAGATATATTAAGTATATATATACATAAACATTATCACATTTCTCATCATTATCATCACCATAAATATAATTAACATCTGTAACTAAATAATGATTCCATTTATCATTTACATTTAATTTAATTATACTATGTTCAGATGGAATCGGATAAGAATAATCTTTCTTTTTAAAAGACTTAATTATCTTATCACAACCATCTAAATTCCAATATCCATTAGTTCCTGACTTATAAGCAAAATTAATTGACAATTGACTCATATTTACATATTATTTAGTTCTCTATTAATTTCGTCTTGTGCATCATGATTTAATCTCCTTCTACGTTTCATAGCAATTTCTGAAGCTGCTAAATGCATACGTGATGATTTATCATAAACTTCACCATATCTATTTTTCCATTTAGCAGGAGATCCTAAGTTAACTTTATGAAATTCACGATTCAAAGATGCACGTTTTCTTTTATTAGGATGCCGAGTTGCTAACAAATGGGCATCCCAATAATTTGTCTCTTCATTCTCAATGATTTTCTGAAAATCATATTTGTCATTATATGTTTTACTCATGTAATATTCTATATCTTATATTCCAAATAAAACAACCAATAAATTCGAAAATATTATCTATCAATCGTAACATTCATTTGATTATATATTTAATAAATAATTGTCAAAGGTACAAATTCAATTTTAAATTTCTTTGAAGGCTTAAAACAAGTTTTAACAAAATTTATCAATGAATTAATTCTCATCTGTTCATCTTCATTTGGGGTATTCCAAATAAATTTCATGGCATCAAAAACATTACCTGAAATTCGAGCCATAAGATGAGAATCCACATCAATTGCTACATCAGTAAAATAATAGATTTCATCATATCCATTATAATGTTCAGCCAACTTAGTTACTCTAATAACTCCTTTTGTACTTTCCATAATCAATCATTTATATACATGTCATCTGTATAATTCTTGTTATAACTACCGAAATTGTTATACCAGAACTCAATTAACCAGCGCTTAATCTTACCTGGTGCATAAAGCTTAGTGGTCTTAGCATGGTTGAATGCCCACTTATAATTATCAAACTCCTCAACAGGAATCCACTTAATTCCATCTACCTCATTCTCTTCTCCACCTTCAGAAGACTTAAGATACATAGGAACAATCTTACCGAGGAATGCTTTATGACGAATTGTCACATTACCATTATTACATTCAGCTGGATTGGTCTCAACATGAACAACCTTTAAATCTTCCTTACGAACGATAAACTTGCACTCCTCATAGATCTCTCGCTGAATACCTTCCTTTGAATCTTCAAAACACTCAAGGAATCCACAAGGAGCATTCCAACATCCTTGATAATCAGGAGTACCAGGGCCACGAAGATTAGCAAGAATAGAATACTTGCCATTCACAATTGCATAAATAAAACCTGATACCGCACAGAAACGACCGGAGAATACTGTCTTCGGATCACCTTTGCAATAATATTTTACTTCAGCATCATTTTCGATTTTCTCTACATTTGAAGGCAACCAAGCCTTCCATGGAAAATTCTTACCATACTTTTTAATATTTTCACTAATACGAGCCTTAATTGAGGCCTCCATCATGTTTAAACTTTCTCTATACATATTATATTAAAAATTAAAAATATTATTCCACATTTCTCCTGTCCTAGAATCAGAACCATCTATTTCTAAATATTCAGAATCATTTAGATTCTGTCTATCACACCAATCTTGGCATTCTGAAACAGAATCAAAAACCATCATAAAAAGTCCATCATCATTGGTATGCTTAAATTCTTTATATGAAATACTTGTTCTTTCGTCTGGGTCTATAAACTCAACTTTATTGTTATTCTTGATAACTATTACATTATATGGCCAGAATTTATTTTCATCATCTTTCCAAGCTAATATAACATTTTCGTTATTCTTGAATTTTTTAATATTTTTGTATTCCATATAAATTGAATTTTGTTACATTATAAATATAGAATATTATTAAAAAAATTCAATGTATTATTAAATTAAAATTTCATTTTAAATACTTCTCCGAAATCGATATCAGGAATATCATCATTAATATTCTTTTGTGTAATATCTTTAACAAATAGCTTCTTAAACCAATTCTTTATTTTCTTCATATTTAATGCTAATCATTTTCTCTATTATGATTAAATTTCATCAAGACTTACTCCTTCATAATCTTGCCAATCATAATGATGACCAAACTTTATACATAGTTTCTGCCACTTGTATTTGAACCAATATACTCGAAGAACATAAATCTTAATCAAAGTCCATAAGTCAGTTGTATACCAGATTCTCCAACGTTTGCCTTTATCGGTGAACTCCCAATACTCACCCATCCAAGGACGTTCCCATGTGGCACCACACTTTTGATATTCCTCAAGCATTCCATGATCCCAAAGATAATCAATTTGCTCTTGAGTATAAAACTCTTTATAATTTCTAACTGGTGCGCGAAATTCTACACTTGGGAGTATACGAGGAGTTATGTTATTATACTCCTTCTCATTCAAAATTGCTTGCTTAATTGTCATTGTTCTCAAACATTTTAAGTTCATCACTTTCTGCTTCCCAAATACTTATATAAGGTGCATAGCATTCACCATATGGAGAATTATTGATTTCATCAAAAAGACTATCAAGAAAATTAAATTGCTCATCAGTCAATTCCTTATAAATCTTATTATTTCCTTCACCAGAATTTCTAATTACGCACTTTTTCATATTAATTTGTAACTTCAATATTTAGAGTTTCAATATTATCAATATAAACACCATTCTTAGAGAACTGACCGGCCTTAATATAAGGCTTATCAAAATTAAATCTCTTTTCAACATCATCATTGTTCATTCTAACCTGAAAAAGGAACATCCTAACTGCATCTGGTGCACCAAATTCACGATCATAATCTCCTTGACCATCTTCTTTCTCCCAATCGAAATTGCAATACATTCTTACATGACCATCAGAATCCTTAGAAGTTCTGAACAATGCACAATAAAATTCAAAACCAATTGTTCCTGGGTGGAAAAGTCTAACTCGAAGATTGTTCTTTGTATTCATATATTATTACTTTATTATAATTTTACTTTATATTATCTATACATGTGGGTTCCATAAGCCTCATCATTGAGTTTTGTAATCTCGTCTTCTACAAAATCATCCCAATCGGAATAAGGACCTTTAACTACCTCTACATCATTGGATGCAATTTCCATCTCTACATCACATCCCCATACTCCATAATGTGAGGTACCATCAAAAACAATGTAAACTTTATTAGGATTGTAAGTCATAGATATTTATATGATTAAGTTAATTACTCCTTTGAAAAATCACATCCAATCTTCTTGAAAAAATCCAAGTAAAGGATTTCATTACGACGCTCATTGGAAAGTTTGCCAAACTCCTTGTAAGTAAGAAAATAAAGACCAAAAAAAACAAAGGCAAGTGTGACCCAGTTTGAAGTCTTCATCATCTCAGGAACGCTACCAATAAAAAGAGTTCCAAAAACAATTGTGAGAACCAAAATGAAACGGTAATAAAAATTCTTAACCATATTTGATATTTATTTGTTTTACATATATAATATAGAAACAAATCAAAATTTTTCAAATATTATATAAAAAAATTTAGAAAAAAATAAAAGCACACAGGTTAATTTATTTTTAGATTATCAATATCTTATTATCATATTGAATTAAATTAACCTGTGTGCTCTCTGTATATAATAGTGTTAAAATCTGTTAATTATTGTATCTTAATAAATTCTTTGTTATTTGTAATAATCCATCCAGAAGCTGTATCAACACATGCAAATTTTCTATCAAAATCTATATAAGCATCATCTGGATTAGGTTTAGACCATCTTGAATGGCCAAATACTTGCCAAATACCAGGAATTTCTGTTCCGCCAAATTTCCATTCTGATAAATCTTCCCAAATACAACTACCCATTTGATGTTCTCCACCACGAGCCCATGATGCCATCCAAAGATTTGCTTGACCTTGAAAATTATCTTTCATTTTGTTTAATTTATCTGCATCAGGTGTCATTGATTTGAGCATCTTTGCAAATGGTAATTGTTCATCTGATAGTTGTTTTACTTTATTACCAAAGTGATCAATTCTAAATTTCTTATTATTTTCTACAGATATTTTACCAATAAGATGCAAATGGTCTAACCATTGTTTAGTCATACCAGCATGAGTATAAAGAAATTTTTCACCATCAATTATTTCTTCATATGCCACATTAAATAAAGTAAAGTTTTGCAAGAACATATCTTTAATTTCATTATAATTTCTTGTATCTACTCTACATTTATATTGGGCATCATACCAATAATGCATATCATGATTACCTATTAACAAATGAATACGATTATCATTTTTAGCCACATCGATTATTTCTTGGAAATTAATTATGGCATCTTCTTTAGAAATTCCTTCAAAATCATAAGGGTCAACATAATCACCCAAAAATACAATTGGTAAATTTTGGTAATCTTCTTTATTATATTTTGTTAATATATCTTTCCAGAATTTTCTGCCATGTATATCCGGAATAACAATTGTATGTATATTTTCCATATTTAATATAATTTATCTAAATTTTAAAATAGAAAAACCTTACATAAAATTTATGTAAGGCTTTATGATATAATAATCAAATTATTTATTCTCCAAATTTTGGGAGTTTTTGTACCTCCATAAATATATCGTGTACCTTCTCAAATCTTTCTGTGTGATGGTGCCCTAAAATTTGTATAAACATTGAATCATTTTTAATTGTTTCAAATTTACCGGTCCAAAGAGTTCCATAGAAATCATTTGATTCTACACACTTTTTAAAAAATTCAGTTTTAATACAAAGTACTGAAAGATCCACCATATCAGTAACCACACATTCTTCAAAATTTCTATTAGAATTATTTATCAATTGTATAAATTTATTATCTTCATTAATAAACAATCTTTCTCTATCAGTCATTTTAGAAGTAGATACTATAAAATCCAAATCCCATTTTATTCCACGAATAGCATCTAAAATAAGATTTTCAGATTTAAATGGTTGGTCTAATCTAAGAGCGATAAACCAATCATAATCTGTCGGAAATTCCATCATATGATTATATATACCTGTATATCTTAAAGTATATTTAGTACTTTGGTTCTTTGTTTTATAAGTATACTTAAATCCTAATTTTTGCGCATATTCCAATACCTCATCATCTTCTGCTATAATAACAACTCTTTCAAGAGTTTGCAATATTTTTACATAATAAAATGCATAAGGTAATAATGCAACATTCAACTTCTTAATCTCTGGTGTATGTGTATCTACTACTATAAAAATAGGAATTTTCGATTTAATAATCATAACATATTTTTAATATAATTCAATTTATCTATTTAAAAATAAATTATTTTTGATTATTTATGTAAATTAACCTTTGATTAGTACTTCCTCTAAATGGAGTATGGGCGATATCTCTTTTTTCTTCTATATAAGGACCATCTACTAAAACATTGATAGAATCAACTATTTTATGTAAGATATAATCATTCATACTATCAATTTCTTCTTTAGTATATCCAGTATAAAGCCAAATATTTTTTGTAGGGTATTTTTCTTTAAACCATTTAATGATTGAATAAAGTTCACAAAGACCATCGTTATCTTGAGCCAACGGATCTCCACCAGATAATGTTAATCCTTCTATATAATCTCTATCTAACCATTCTGATAGTTCTTCAAATATCTTATTTTGCTCTTCAGAAAAAACTCTACCTTGTTCATATTTCCATGTCCAAGCATTATGACATCCTTTACATCTATGATTACATCCAGCAACCCATAAAGTTACTCTTAATCCATTTCCATTATTTATATCTGGTGCAGTTATATCTACTATTCTAAGCATGCTAAATTAAATTATATTTTATTCCTATCAACATTAAAATTAGTAAAATAAAACAAATAACTATACCTCCGCAACCATTATCAAATGGTAAACCATTATATCCTCCAGGACCGGAAGCTTCAAGTTTATTTGTTTTCTTATTATATACTATCATTTGCTTTTTAACCTATTAAATTCTTCTTTATCATAATTCGATATATCCCAGTAATGAGATAAACCATCAGATCTAAATGACCATGTATCTGATATTTCTTTCATATCATAATACTTAAATGCATCTTCTTCTAATAAAGTAGATCTTTTAGCGTCCATACGAGATAGACGTCTAAAAGATCTATTTGCTTTTTGTTTATCTTTTTTATCGGAGTCTCCACCCCATAATTTCATGATAACAGCATTTTTATGTCTTCTTGAAACAATAGATCTACTCATAAATATAAAATAGATAAATTATTTCATGTGTTTTACTCTATCATAAAATTCATCTTGTTTACCTTTATTAAAATGTTCAACTGTTGTAGAAAGATAACCAGTTACACGACCTAATCTAATTATTTTCTTGCAACCACATTTTGGACATTCTTCTAAATCAGAATCATAAATAGGTTCACCACATCTTGCACATCTATTAAGAGGGAAATTCAATGCAAAATAAGGGATATCATGTTCAATAGCATAATCAACTATTTTTTCAACACCATCTATATTATTGAATGATATACTTGGTAACTCTACATAAGTAATACAACCGGCATTTGAATAAGTTGTCAATTGACTTTCAATATCAATCTTCTTAAATGGATCACATTCATAATAAACTGGTACATGAATAGAGTTTGTAAAATATTCTTTCTCTTTCTTTTCACCATCTTTCTTAATGTAATATGTTACATTTTCAAGACAATATTGAGGGAATGCTTTACGGAATTTCTTCATAGCTGTATGGCATAATGATTCAGCAGGAGTATAATAAACACCAAAATTGAGTTTATATTCTTTTTTGAATTCTGAGGTTCTATCTAAGAATAATTGTTCAATCTTCTTAGCATATTCCATTCCTTTATTTGTAGTATGATCATAACCAAATAAAAGTTGAAGAGTTTCGGCCATACCTAATTGACCAATAACAATTGTACCATGCTTAAGAGCTGAAATAATTCCTTCTTCTTCATGATATCCAGCCATAGTATGATTTTCATACATATAACGAGCAGATTTTGGTGATTGTGAACAAATATGATTGAAACGTTCAAGTAACATATCTTTAGCCTCATGAATCTTCTTGTCGAGAAGTTTCATAAATTCAGAGAACATCATTTCTTCATATTCAGGTCCTTTAACATATTCAGCACCAGAATCTTCCCATTTCTTTTCAAGTTTCTTACGAGTCATAGCTGCAAGTGTTGGCATAATAATTGTTGTAGGACAAATATTACCACGACCATCTTTAATAACACTTGAGAACACATCATCTATATCATCATATCTACCATCCATAATGCATTGTACGTTTCTCTTGAAATTATCAAATGCATTAATATCAAGACCATTTACAGTACGACAACCCATTGTAGAGAAATATTCAATAGGACGTTCTGTCATATCTACACGAATTCGTTTACTATCATCAACATATAAACCAACTTTATCAAAACATATTTTTGGTTCATCTTCAATAGCACTTGTCAATTGTACATAATCATGATCAGATAATGACTCAATATATTCTTGTTTTTGTTTTCTATCAGCATTAAACCAATTTACTTGATTTGACCAATCACAATTAGCATAGTTAGGATAAATACGCATAGTTGTTGATTTCAATGCAAGACGCTTCAAATCATAGTTCGGATCACCTGGTTTGAAATTAACTCCTTTTTTAATTTGAAAAATTCCACAAGGGAATATTGATGTTACACCATGTTTACCAAGTCCTTCTATAGAAACTTCAAGAAGGGCTTTAGTTACCATACGTCCTTCTAATTCTGTACAAGTACCATAATTTATAGAAGTAAATGGAAGTTGATTACCTGAACGTGATTGAAGAGTATTTAAATTATGATACATACCTTCAACCGCTTGGTATGTTTCTTGTTTTGTATCTAATAATGATTCTTGACGTAATTGATTATCAAGATTCTTATTAGCAAATGTAAAATCTTCATCCTTAAGTTTTGTAGTTAAATAAAACTTAGTAATCATATTTTCAACCCAGTGTTTAAGCTCTTCATATGTTAAACCTAAAATATCAAGATCTGAAAATTCTGGTTGTTTCTTAATCCAATCAAAGATATAGTGTTTTCTATATGATTTACGGACGTAAGGTACCATAGACCAGTCAATATGTGTAGCGGCAACACCACCAAATTGTTGTAATGATTGTAATTGGAAATTAACAGCAACAAGTTGCATAGCAGTATTAATTGAACCGGCTGTTCTAACATCAGTTTGTCTTGTAACAACACCATCTTTAAGTTTACTATCAAATGGATATGACAAGCAGTTGTGATCACCTACTAACCAATGGTCTAAGTCATGGATATAAACCATATTTCCTTCATGATTCTTACGACCAATTTTAGACATCTTCTTAAGAGCTCTATCTTTAGCGACAACACCTGAAGTTTCTCCTAAACGACCACCAAAAGAGTCTTCATCTAAATTAGCATTTTGGTTTTGTACATTTGTTGCATAAAGCTTTTCTTCAATTTGTTTAATCAAATCGGTATTTTCCAAACGAATACGTTCACGTTCTTTACGATATGCAATAAATGATTCTACAACTTCAAACTTATTACGCTTAATAAGCTCATTTTGAATGCAATCTTGAATTTCTTCTATACCTGTACCATTACCATTGTTCTTGATAATTAGCTTTTCTACTGAATCTTTTACTTGCTCAAGAAACTTATCTGGAACATCTTGGTCTACCGAAGCAAACGCTTTATGTACGGCATCCGCGATTTTCAAGAAAGAATATTCTTGGGGAGTACCATCTCGTTTAATTATAATCATTCATATTCGTTAATATTTTTGTCAAATTCTATCATTTTAATAGGATAGTATATAAAAATATTCAATACATAGATTTTAAATCCATATATTATTTAATTAAAATTTAATAATATTTCGTAAATAATTGTTAAAATTTTTGTGATTAGATAATCAATTTAAAATAGAAAAAGGTTGACTTTGAAATCAACCTTTATTTAACATATTTTAATTATTCTTATATCTTCTTAGCTTTAAGAATCTTAATAAATTGTGATTCGGAAACTTGACAACCAGCAGCTCCTTTATGTCCTCCACCACCATAAGTTTCTTTACAATATTCTCCACAGTGGAACCAATCATCATCATTAATATTATATAATGATATTGTCCATGTACCACTTGGGTTATGCTTAAACACTATACCATTTCTAATATCAGTATTACGTAATGATTTGAACATTAATGAATTGGTAGCACCTTGATGGAATATTGCACAACACTTACGAACTTTTGTCTCGTCTAAATCTTTATCATGAATGACTAATTCCCAAGATTTATCTCCTGATATTTCAATAATACTTCTATTAGTTATATCATCATAATCATTAAGTTGTTTTCCATATTCATGAAGTTGTTCAATAAGTGGTCCATCCTTAAAAACTCCTGACATATTACCGGAAGGCTCATTCTTAACATATACATTAACCAAATCATGTACAATTTTACGAGCTTCACTTAATGACAAATGATACTTGATAGTTACAGCTTTATTAATATTTCTTACATAATCATTAGTGTAACCTTCTCTTTCATATGACCAAGAATCCCAACCTGACAAAATTCGAAGTAATTCAGGTACTTTCTTTTCTTTGTAAGCTTCATCAAATGGATCATATAAAAATTTCCAAGCATTAAGAATAGCTGAACGTTGTGTATCACGTACTCCAGGAATCTCATCAAAATTCATCTTAATAGATTCTTGAATTATAGGTGCATGATGGTCAATCCATATAAAATCAGAACCAAACTCTTTATAAAGTTTCTTCATGAACTTGGTATCATTAAATGAAATGTCAGTCATGACAATATGCTTAAAATCTTTATGTAATTGCTCAGGAGTATTATAACTATCCTTAATAAAACCATTAAGCATATTATAATCTGCACCTAAAAATACTAAATCTTCGAGGTTTTTACCAAGAGAATTAATGATATAATCTTCTATAATAGCAGCAGAAAATACACCATCATTATCTTCTCTATGATAAATGATTAAATAATCTTTCTGTTCCATATTCTAAATATTTATTTATAATATAATATAGAACAAAAGAAGAGAAATTAATCTCTTCTTTCGACTACTTTAATATAATTAGGATTTTCGTATTAGTTATTCCTTATTAAAATTGCTGGCCATCTTCTAATTGCTCACAAATTTTATTAGCTAAACAATTCTTTACAGTTACAAATGAATTGTTATAACTTGCTCTTGTATTTTCTTTCATCATTTTAGAAATAACTTTATAGGCAATCATCAATTCTTTATTAGTCATATTATTATCTTTTATTGTGTTTATAATTTTTCATTTGACCATATTGCTTTGGTGTAAGATTTTTATTATCTCTATATTTGGGTTCTTCATAACGAACTGCTGGTATATCCATATCATGTTTCATAACCATAGCAAGTTCATTTACTTCTTGTGCTGTTAGATTAACTAATTCTTCTGCAATTGCTTTTATATCTGTCATACTAAATTGATTTTAATATCTTTATTAAACTTCATTGGTTCTGTATAATTCAAATAATCATGTTCATCATCACGTGTTATACAAGAATAAAAATCACTATTCATATATGCACGTTTCAACATCATCAATACATGTGGATTATATGTATTATTAGGATTGTTTGGATTCAATCTAATATCATAATCATATTTATAAGTATCAACAATATATCTTACAACACCTTGACTTCTTGAAGCCCCGACTGCGCAGTGTATATAAATTGTTTCATCATGTTTGATTCTAAAATCAATCCATTTTGCGAGGTCAAATGCTTCTTCATAGTCAAGAGCATGTACAATATCCACCCATTCTCTGTTTGGACCAGATATATAGAGATAGTTGAAATATCTGTTTGACTCTTTAATTTTTCCATCATTAAATAAATCTAAAGCATCATCATAACATTTACTTTCATGATTTTCAAACCAAAATGGACTTAAATCATCAATATCAAGATTAAATACTCTTGAACTAGTTAATCCATCTTTATGCTCTTTCTTAAACCAATGTTCTGCTAGATCACCCTCATTTGGAGAACATATTGATATTGCAGAAACCCCTTCAGGAAGTTTATCTGTCCAACAGTGATCTCTCATTATATTATCAAAATCATAATGAGAATAACAAAGTATATTTCTAATTGGCTTATTCATTTATTAAAATTAAACATTATTTGAAATATCTTAAGTTTCCACCTAAAATTAAGATAATAAATTCCTTTCATATATTTACCTCTACCAAATGGTGGAATTTCTGGTCTAGTAATATAAATCCCGAATGGTTTATATTTTATATGTTCTTTAGCATGGATTCCACTACGTCTACCATGTGCCGTTTTAATTATCATATTGCCTCCTCTGGATCACTTATTTGAATTCGTTTATTAAAGCTATATATTGTACAAATTTTTCCTTGATATTGTTTAGTATATTCTAAAATAACAATTTGAGAATCCTCCATTAGATTTCTGTTATAAACCTTTCTTAATGACTCATATTTTCTATTCATAGCATCTACAGCTGCCATGTAAGAATTAAACTTCTTATCATGAAAGATTTTTACCATTTGACCTGCATCAATACGAGCTACTACATAATAAGGATAAATTTGTGCCATATCTATACTCTTTGTTTTTACAAATATAATATAGAAATTATATGTAAAAATTCAATTTTATTGTTTTGAAAATAATTATTTTTAATAAATAAAATTAAATATAATTTTTATAAATATGCAAAGTTTATATGAATCATTGAATAAGGCTGTGTATATGAAACAAGTCTTAGAAGAATATGCTATACTTGAAGGAGAAGAAGTTCTTCAAATTAATGAAAGTTTTAAAGCTTCTATTTTAAAAGCTCTTGCTAAAGCTATTCAAGATGCAGAAAAGGATAATGCTGAACATGATAGAAAAACAGAACAACATTATAAAGATAACGGTTATTCTGGTACTCCAAGTAAAACGGCAAAATCATTTGCATCAATATTTGGCCCAATAACACTCCATCAACGTTATGGTGATCAAAAAACTGGTTTACAAGGTCTTAAATGGAATGAAATTAAAGATGATGATTTTGAACTATATAAATCAGTTAGTGCCGATGACAAAACTTTTAGTAAAATACTTAAGGATTGCTATTCAAAGAAAAACCAAGCTAATTTTATTTGTTGCGAACCAGGTACTCAAAATGTAGTAATGTTCATTAAAGGATATTCAAATACTCCTGGTGATGTAAGAGTTTTTGGATTCAAATCAAAATATGGTAATAGAGATGCCGTTACAGAAAAAACAGCAACAAAATATAAATATGGTGAAAGATCTCTTAAGTTTGAGGAAGCAATGACGGTAATTAGTGGTTTAGATGTTTATGTACTTCAAATTACTGATAATATGAAAGCAGAATACACCAAACTTCATGACACACGTATTGCTTCACAAAAAGGTATAATTAATTATGATGAAGAATCTCTTAAGAAGATGCTTAAAGAACAAAAAGCCCGTTATCAAGCAATGGTAAAAGAAATGAAAGCAAAGAAACTTGAAGGAGATCCAAAACAATTGATGGAAAGAATCAATAAAGTTCATGCTGAAGCTATTGCCACAATGGAAAAGATTATGTCTAATCCTGAAAATATGGATGAATACTTTGATGTTGGTCGACTTTTATCTTATTGTTCACATGCTTATGAATCATTCTATGATGCATTCAAATATAAAGCAAAAGGTGATAAAGCAACTGAAAGAGCAAAACAAAGAGCAAAAGATAAAGGTGAAGATTTTGATGAAAAGGACTTTGATAAATGGAACTTTGACAAATCATCTGCTAAAGAAAAATTTAATGATGTAGATGAATATTGTAAAGAAGTTGAAAAAATGATTGAAGATATGAAGAAAAAAATGAAATAAATAAATGGAGGTCTAAGACCTCCATTTTTATTTTAAAAAATTAAATGCTTTTAAATCTTTTTCAATATCGTTTTCAATTTGTTCTAATCTCTTATCGATATCTCCCCAAAAATGAGAACCACAAAAATCATTATATAAAGGATTAGCTAATAATTCAGTTTTCTTCCTAATTGCCTTTATCTCATTTAATACTTCAATATCTTTAATCATTCTATTAACTTGAAATATTCGTTAAATTTATTTTCATTATTATCTTCAAAGAATATGTAGTCATCCCACCCACCATTATTATATATTTTATTAAATAATGGATAAATATCTACTTGATATTCTCTTCCTTTATGAAATTCATAACCATCAAATATACATTCTTTAATGCATTTACAAGTCTTTTCTAGGATCGGTGTCATTTGGATAATCTTTTACTGTTTCATCAAAATATTTATCTGGATTAAGTGTAAAACTTACACCATTATAAAATCCATAGACATATACTCTTTTAAATAATTCATAAGCACCATTTCTTTCTTCAGGTGACATTTTATTATAATCTTCAACGACATTAAATCGTTTTAATGCATCAGTAAAAAATATTTCGAAATTCTTGTATTTGACTATATCCAATGCTTTGATGAATTCTTCAGGATATTCTTTTAATTGCTCAAATAAACTTAACATTATACTAATTCTTGTGGTATTACACTTGAGTCATTATTTTCAACAATCATGACATTTTCTGTTTCCTTTTTTTGAGTATTTATTCCATATTGTTGAATATACCATTTAAATACTCCGGCATTATAGATTGCTTCTTCACGTTCTTTAACAGTTAAACGCATATTATCTATGCAATTAGTTAAAAGTTCATCTAAAGCTGGATCATCATGATCTTCTCCACCTACAAATGTAACCGTACGAGTAACATTATTAGATAAAGAACCATAACTAACATCTAATTTAATTATATTCTCGTTTTCACGAGTTGTAACGTCAAATGTGTATTTCATATTACTTAACTAACTTATAATTTTCATATTTACCTGATGATAAGCAGCAATTCTTATACTTCTTTCCACTGCCACAAGGGCAAGGATCATTACGACCTATTTTATATTCCTTAATTTTAGGTGTATGAGCTGCTTTATATCTTGCCATAGCTTCTAACAATTGCTCTTGTTTTACTCCAACAGCGGCATCTAAATTTTCTTTAGCTTGCTTTTGAGTGTCGGTTTGATTAACCGCATCCATAATCATACCTGTACGCATTTCTTTATTTTCCATTAGAAAATTATCTAAATTTATTTGTTCATTTAAATTTTTGTGACATAAATATTCACTAACTTTGCTTTCCATATTATTAAAGTTAATTTTATATAAATATAGATAAATAAAAAAAGACAGTTCAAATGAACTGTCTTTTATATTAAAAATTAATTATCTACAATTAGAATGGGAGATCACTAGTTGGATCTACTTCTGATTCTGTAGGAGCAGTTGTTACGGTAGCTGTAGAAGCTGGAGCTTGTGCTTGAGTTTCTGTAGTTGTTCCAACAGTTGCAGCAGCTGCAGGAGCAGCATCAACAGTCTTTGGATCATTACCTGCTAATACAATATCAATCCACTTTTGTACACGGGCTTTAACATTATCTGACCATGGCTTGTAACCAAGTTCTTCAATAAGGTTAGGACATACTGACTTAATAGTAGGAATTACTTTACTATTATAAATCTTACCAAGTGCGGCAGTATTAGGATCATTATCAACAGCAGCTTTCTTTGTAGCACGTACTTCTGGATCCTTTTCCTTCCAAACTTCCTTCATGGCTTCAACATAATGGTCAAGAATTTTTTGCTCTTCATCATTAAGAAGTGGGCTTCCATCAGGATTTATACAACTTACTACATCTTCAGAAAGTTCAGCCATATACTTAGTTTCACGGGCATAACGCTCATCACCTGGATTACCTGGGCCCGGAGTTACTTCAATATCAATTGAACGACCAAACAAGAAGTCCATTACAGGAATAGCTGGTTTCTTAGATTCTGGTGAAGGATTCATCTTAGCCATGATAATATCCATTACAGACTTAGGAAGTTTCCAAAGCATAAACTTGCCTACCAAATTAGGTTGATTATTATCTTCCAAAATTTGAACTACACAATAACGTGCAAATCTCTTATCAAATAATGCTTTACCGCCATCTTCTGCAGATGCAGCTTGCTTCCAAAGAGTAGAATTCTTTTCTGCAAAGTGACATTTCTTCCATGCCTTAAAAATAGGACAAGAAGTATCACCAGTAGTCAATGAACTAACTACAGTAAGCCAACCTTCAGAATCTTGAAGTGCATAAGATTGTTGATCAAGGATTGAATGCTTTGGATCGAATGGATTATAAACTACCTTAATAGTAGCACGATAAACCTTATCTTCTGATCTAGAATCAGCTGGTTTAGTTTTGTAAATTAATGAATTACCTTGTGATTTAGGTGCTTCGTCTTGATTAAATACTGACAAACTTTGTGGGTCAAATCCTAAAATGTCATTTTCTGTTGTCATAATAAATGTAAAAATATTTTTGTCAAATGTGATTAAATTGTTTTTAAACAATTTTAATCTTTCTGTTAATTTAATTTAAAATAGAATTGTCAAACGTTGTTATTTCAAATCTTCTATTTAAAAATAAATTTTTTCTTTAATTTATACCAAAAGTATTTGGAATTTTTCCACCTACTATAGGTGTAGGTGGAGGTGATATTTGGGCTACTTGAGTAGTGGGACCACCATTTGTAATGATAGTCCCTGTTATATCTGCATTCTTAATATAATAATCAATAGCAGATGAAATTGCAGTTGCTAATTGGTCAGATACTATTTCATCAAAAGATTTAGCAAATTCTTCAGCATCTTTATCACCTTTTTTAGATTTAGTCTTTTGATTATTCTTCATGCAAGTTTCTATTGCTTGAGGAATAATACCAGAAAATGCTTCTTTTAATTTCTTTTGTAAATCATCTTTTTTAAGCATCAGATCCCATAATACTTATTTTTTATTTGATGGTTTATTATAAATCCAACAAGCAAATTCATATAAACCAGCATAAGCATCATTAATTGACTTTTCACTCATAATACCTTTTGCATAAGGTTTGATTTTAGTATCAATATATTCTTGAACTAATTTATGAATTTGTAAACCAACATTTATATCAATATGCTTTGATGGTCTATCGAATTCTTTTTTAGGAAGTTCTTTTAAATCTTGCTTTACTTCTTTTAATGACTCATCAACTTTAACATCTTTAGGATTATTAATATCATAATAATTCTTTGCTAAGTCTCTAAGTTCATAAATCTTTTTACCAGTAATATGCTCTAAGAAAAGTTTACCAAACTCATTCTCTTCAAGTTCATCAAGTTTCTTATTAAACTTATCTAAACCTTCTTTAGAAGCAAGATCAATAACTTCATTATTGAGTTTAAACATTGATGTATCTAAATTCTCAAATAATTTCCCAAAATCCATTAAATCAAATATGTTCTTGTTCATAAATATTGTTGTATTTTGATTAAAAATAATTTTATTTTTATATATAAATATGAATTAATTTAATATGAATGACCAAATAACTAATCATTTTCTAATTTTACAAGAATTTATTGAAAAGGTCTCTAAAAAATACAAAACACATTCTATTAAATTAAATGCAATTAGTGACCATATCAATAATAATATAGATACGGATATTGAAAATTTAAAAACTGTTAATGATTCACAAAATACAAGATTAGATGCTCTTTCTACCCAAACATTGGATCATTCAAATAGAATAGAAAATTTAGAGCAAAATATTTTACACCAAAATAATATAGAATTACAATTAAATAATTATGATGAGATATCTTATTTATCTTCATATACATTATTAATAAAATAAAAAAACTGATTTAATAATTTATGGCTATAAACGTTAATCAATTAAAAAATTCTGCACATCCAAGATTATCACAATTGTCTGTTAATAGTAAAACTTATGAACTTTGGGATGATACTGCCCGTTTAGCAATTCAAGAATTACAAGATAATTTTGATGGTCTTGTTGGGGATTTGGATAATTTGAACTCTTATGCTGACACAGGTTTCCAAAGCATGATGCACAAAGTTGGAACTATCTATAATGAATTAACAAAAATTGGACAAGATAATAATGGTTTAGCAGATTCTGTACTTGACTCATTATTTAATAAATTCAATGGTGATTCAGCTAATTCCGCTATTGCATTAACAACTAATGGAGGTAGTTCAACTAATCCTGTTTATTTCAGTGGTGGTAAACCAGTTGCTGTTAAATTTACTACTGCTTCTGGTGGTCCTACTGCTAATGCAACTTTAACACATGGTGGTACATTTACTGTTCCACAAGTATCACAAGCTGCTGGTGGTCAAGTAACTGTAACAAATAGAACAATGACTATGCCTGCTGCTACAACATGGTCAACTCTTAGTGGTAAACCATCTACATTCGCACCATCTATTGGTACTACAGCTACTACAGCTGCTGCCGGTAACCACACTCACACAACTACAATTGCTACTTCAACTGGTACTAATGCACTTACATTAGCATTTGGAACTAAATATGCATTGAATGCCGGTGGTACTTCATTCATATTCACCATGCCAGCTGCACCAAAATATACTGCTGCAAGTGGTGGTCCTACTGCTGATGCAACATTATCAAGTCAAAGTACATTTGTAATTCCACAAGTTGCCCAAGCTACTAATGGTCAAATAACTGTTACCAACAGAACTATGACAATGCCACATGGTGTATCATTAGCTAAAGATGCTACTACAACAGGTGGTGGTACACAATTAGAATATAATACTTATTATAAGTTAACTGGTGGTGGAAGTACTGTTGTATTTAAGACACCTGTTGCACCAGCTATGCCTACAGTTAATAATGGTACATTAACAATTGCTGGTCAAAGCGGTTCTAAGGCATTTACTGCAAACTCATCATCTAATGTTACAGCAACAGTAAGCTTGTATGAAAAGACAGCTCCATCTTCATCTAATAACTATACATTAGAAATTGGAGTAAAACTTGCTTAATTGATAAGCAATTTGATTTAAAATATAAATGGAGCTCTTTAGAGCTCCATTTTTTATTCTTGTATATTCCCAAGATATGTTTTTGTAATTATTCCATCATCTCCGATTTCCTGAACTAGATAATGCTTATAAATACAATCAATTCCATAGAATATTCCATTATTTTGTTCCCACCTCATAGGAGTATCAGGTTCTGTATGACCAAATACTTGATTCCAACAATACACTTCACCATCATCGTCTACATATTCTACTAATGGGGATTTTTTCAATCCTTCAGGACGCAACCACAATGGTGAACTATAAATAGAACTCCCATAAGAATCACCTCCTTCTCGGTATGTAAATACAAATGCTTTAGTTGCTAATGTATTAATATTTCCTAAACTCTTTTGACACCAAGTATCAAACCAAGCTTGAGAAATACCAGCATGAGAATAAATAGTAGAATTAAGCTCATCAACATAGCACATTTTCAAAATTTCAGCATCCCAATCTCTACAAAGCCTAAACATTGCTAAAGAACAAGTATAAGCATTCCAACCAGAACAACGGCCAAAATTCTCATCCATATAATGCATATCATGATTACCAATAAGCATTATAAACTTATTACCTTTCTTTTTCTTAATATGCTCTTTACGAAGATTAATTATATTATCATAACAATCTCTTTGATCTTCTGGGTGAATATGAAATGAATCAAAATAATCACCCAAAATAATCACTTCATCTGGTTGCTCTTTATCATATGCCTGCTTGACAAATCCCCATCGGCCATGAGGATCACCAATCACTATACGTTTTCTCATACTCAATTAATTTTATATAATAATATTATAAAATCATCATTAACAGAATTATAAATATAATGACAACTAAACATCCCATAGAATGGAAACATCCATCTAATAGAAATTCAAATACATATCCTAGTATTTTGATTATCCAACCAAGAATACCAAAGAATACAAATCCAAAAATTCCTAAAAAGATAATTCCAATAAATCCAATAATTCCCATATCTATGTTATTTATTACATATATAATATAGAAATTATTGGAAAAATTTCAAATATAATATGATTATTCTATTTTGTTAGTATGAATATATAAAATATCATCTACTTCAACAAAGGCATCAATAACATAATCATTATTAAGCTTTGTTCCTATAGTTAAATATGGGCCACCAGAAGGATCAATCATTTGAATTGTCTTATTATCTTCTGCAAACTCATATCTCATATAATCAAATATATATTGATGATCCAAATCAACTTTGAATTGCCAAAGTTTTTCATCTTCTGATACCAATCTTAAATTAGCACCATCTCTATTAAATAATTTTATTTCCATATTAAAGTATTAATGAACTACCTTTAGTTGCTTCTTTATTCTTTTCTTTTTCTGCTTCAATCTTATCAAGTTCATCACGAACAGTCTTGATAATTTCTCCACATTTATCACATACATATACCGGAACAGGATAAGGTATATCTTCAGTACCATTACCTACTGCTATTCCAGGAATATTGTATATAATTACTGCACTTCTAAAAACATGATGTCCACATTTATCACAAGTAATACGAGGATATTTTGTAGGATCAACCATAGGTCCTCTTGATACTCCCATTCCTCCTAATATATCATCTTTTGCCATATTCTTTATAATTTATTTATAGATTTTTCTAATAAACTTTTTTCAAATTCCAATTCTTTCATTTGCTCTTCTATACTTTTCATTCGGCTTTCACATCTAGCAATTACATAATCTTTAGCATCTTGCTCTTCTGTAAATACTTCAATATGTGGGCCAATTTTATTATAAGGTGGTGTAAAAGTCATTTGACCTTTATTGTTATAGAATTCATCATAACTTCTTCTATATTCAATATTATTAAAGAAAATAGTTAAATAATTTGTAGAAATAGTTACAATATCTGATTCCCATCTATCACCACGATCATATGTTTCAGGTACATTTAATTGGTTTTTTAGAACTAAACTTTTTCTTATTTCAAATTCCCATGGATAAAATTTATATTCTGAAGGTACAGATTTATCCCAATTAAGATTCCAAACTACCCAAATATAACTCCCGTCTTTTAAATCACTAAATTTTATCATCGTGCAAATGGATTATGTATCTTTTTATTTCTCATTAATATAAATCTTTCTTAATAGATTCATTTGGTATATATTTATTACAATTACCATTCCATTCATTTACAGGAACTCTTATTTGGTGATAACCAAAAGATCTGTAATAATACCCATCATCGTGTTTTTCTAAATTATTAGTCCAAGCCCAGAACCATTCAACTTCTGATCCATCTACAAGAATTGATTTATGATAATGTTCATAATCAAAACAATGTACTAAATCATTCCAAACAAACAAATCTTCAAAATCATGAAAATAATAATGGTCAGCTCTTGGCATATCTTTTATTAATTCTGATATTTGATTCCCTAATGCCCCATAATCATCTTCATTATTAACCCAAGATAGATAATGTTTCCATGCATAATCTTCTGATAGTGCATCATTATTATAAAATCTTTGCATTAATTTTAAAAGTCTAGGTCTAAGCCATTCTTCCCAAGTTACGGTTTCAAACTTGTAACCTCTTTCATTATCAGTTAATATAACATGTACATCACGATATTTAATAAAATCTTCAATTGATTTAATATCATAATCTTCCAAGAACTGACAAACAATATCTACAGCTGGTGTATAAATTTTATTAAGAGAAGTTGATGGAAAATGAAAGTATGGCTTCATAAACATCAATGAGCTTTCAATTTCTCTATTGATATCAAAAGCTGTAAACAATTGACGTTCTTTAGACATACGACCTTTACAATTCTTCCAGATTTCATTAGCATGCATATGTGAAGCTATTGTATGTCTACCAATACAATATCTATATGACATCCACATACAATCCTCTTCATAATCAGAAAGAGGATAATTATCTTGATATGCTAACCTTAAAGTATATTCAGCAATTTGTTTATAATGTTCAGGTGCTTCTTTAAGTAACTTACCATTTACTTTTACTTCACCATTTTTTGTATCAATTGTTATTTTCATTTATATGCTTCAATTAATTCTTTAATACTACTAAATCTATCAGTTGATTGAGGTAATATAGTACCATCTTCTAATACTTTAACAATCATCCAACCTACAAGTTTATCATCATGATCATCATCAATCATTGCAGAAACTTTATAACCTTCCATAAGTCCAATAGCTTCTGTTAATTGGTCAACAATTGGTTTTAATTCAATTTTCATATTACCAAGGATATATTTTTATTTTTGACATATCTATTCAATCTATAATCATAATATAAACCAATTCGTCGATTGGATTCTTCTATAGCTTGAAGATAATGGAAATCCGGCATTTCTCCCATAATTATGCTTTTCCTATATTTTCAGATGTATCACCAAGAAATATGCAAACTTCTTTAGCTGTTGCTTTGGTATCTATTCCTGGCTCACAATCTCCACCGGCATCCCACCCATAACTAATTTTACCAGTGTATAACATACCTGTATTGACAAAACCAACTCTAATTTCTGCTTCTGGATTTAATCCCATTAAATCTTTAACTTTCATATTCTTCTATTCTTTTAATTGATTTATCAAATATTTCTTTATCCCTTTCAAATGCTATATAATTTCTATTTAATATAGAACTTGCCAATGCAAAAGTTCCACTTCCCGAAAAACAATCTAATACTATATCACCTTCATTAGTGAAAGTATTTATAAGAAGCTTTGCTAACCCTAATGGTTTTTGGGTTTCGTGTATTGTTGAACCAAGCTTTTCTCTATTTATACGTAATATGTCTGTAGGATAGCGATATCCAGTATCATTATATGGTGTTATAGTAGATTTTGAAATACCAGTTGTGACTGATGTATGTGATTTTTTAGTTGAGTTTGTAACTTTCTTACCATCATACTTAACCATTTGAGGGTTATATGTTGGTTGTCCTTTATAAAAAACCATTATATTCTCAGTAGTCTTCCCAAAACGTCTCTTAAGTTGGAAAAAATTGACTGGTTTTTCTTTAACCCAATACAAATCATATTTATACCACTCAAGATTAGATAGGCGGACTTTTGATGAAAATGGTTCTGAACCACAAATTAAAACAACACCATTTGGTTTAAGAATACGTTTCCATTTACTCCAAAGTGCATCTAAATCTACTTCAGTCTCCCATGTGCAATTGGTTGTAGCATATGGTGGGTCAGTTAATATACAATCTATGGAATGGTCATCAATCTGTTCCATTCCATAAATACAATCTTGATTATATATCTTATTTAACTCAATCATTTCAATCTTGTAACAATTCTTCCTTTACTCAAATCATAAGGACTCATCTCAACTTTTACTTTATCACCTGTCATCAATCTAATATTATTAATACGAATCTTCCCTGATATATGACACAATATTTCAATACCATTATCTAATTCAACCCTAAACATTGAATTAGAAAGATTTTCTGTTATAATACCAAATTGCTCTATTGAACCTTGTTTTGCCATTACTTATTATTTAATTGTTCCTTTAATCGTTTATTTTCTTTTTTAAGATTATTTACTTCAGAAGTCAATTGATTAACTTTTTGTGAAAGGATATTGTTATCATTAGTCAATTGATTAACTTGATTTACAAGTTCTTGTTTAGTATTTAATGCTACACCTACCAAATCATTTTTATTAGTTTGTGCATCATCCCAACGAATCTTTAAAATATTCAACGAATCAGCTTGTACTTTGATAATAGAATCTTTTTGTACAAGTTCAGTTTGTTGCTTATTAATCTTTGTATCTCTGTTGCATGCTACTGTGCATTTATTCAAACTAAATACAACAAGTAATGCAATGAGAATCATCTTCCAATTTTTCTTTATAAATTCCATTATTATCTTTTTTATTTTAATAATACAATATAGAAAAAAATTAATTATTATTTAAGAGTTTTCAAATAATGTTCAAGTTTTTTAATATTCTTTTTAACATTTATTATATCTTTCGTAATAATTTCTTGTTCTTTTTTCAAATCATCATATTTCTCTTTATTATGTTTAATATATCCTAATTCAACCAATTTAAAATACATTTCATCAGTTAATACATAATCACATGATGAATATTCACCGGAATAATATCCATTAGACTTTATTTTTGTATTAAATGTAAATAATGGCAATTTTGCTCTAATATATTTATTCCAGTCTTTTTGTGGACGTCCATAATATACTTTTAAAGATACTTTAGGAAATTTTTCAGAAATTTGGTTAAATGTCAAAGGTGAATCATTTTTATATTCAATATAATCATATTCCGTTCTGTCTCCCAATTTTCCTGGCCATATTTCCACATTATGCAATATCCTTTTATTACAAAACCAATCACAAACAACAACAAGACTATAATCCCTTAAATCTTGTTCTAGCCATTTAAGTTTTTCTTTTAATTTTTTAAGATCATCATTTGTCTTTTGCTTTTCATAAGTATGGTCTTCTAATTTTCGGCCACAAAATGGACAATATTGAATATGAATATAACTATTCTTTGAATCATATGCATTTTCATTATCACATTCAAGGCCTTCATCTTCATAATAACAATCAAAACGTGACCTATATGAACCACTGCATCCTATAGATAGCATATTACCTTTCATGTAGACTGTACCATATACATTGACTCCTTGATATTGTCCACAATAAATATCCATATTCTTACGATTGTTGTAAGAAACTAATGATTTTTCTTTTAGAGAATCACAAAATTTACACATATTTAAAATGGGTTTTCATCCTTAAAATCACAAATAGCCTTTTCAAAATCACACCAAGCTTGGGCAATACCAAATGTTTCAAATGTATTTAACATCCTAAATTTATTACCAAACAAATCTATTCCTCTATGTTCATGATAAAAATCTTTAATAGAATATTCCTTATCAAACTCTAAAGGAGAATGTGTTTGGGTTTTAGGACGAACAAATCTTACAGTATATTCCTTAACTACTTTAACAACACAAGGAATCCATCGCTCTCCTTTATGATAGGCAACAATGTATTCCTTACCAGTTTCTAAATCTTTTAACTCAAATTGAATCATATATTTTTCAAATCTTCATCAGTTACTTCACGAATCTCAAATCTTTTTTCCTTAAGATATTCAATACAATTGATGCATGCCTTTACAATGCCATTCAGGTCGCGGCTGTGTAATGTAGGTTGCCCAACCTCTTTAATACTTATATAATTTACTGTTTGATAATAAAGAGTTCCCCAGGTGTCCATAGAAGGGGCAATATCATCAAGCATCTTTACTTCAGGTAATTGGTAATGCTCTAACCAAAAAATTGCATCTTCAGCAAGATCTCCCCAATCTTCTAATGAAAGATTATCAAAATCGTTAGTAGTCCGAATTTTATAATCATTCAAAGCTGCTGATGGGTTGAAACGAAGGTAATCATAAATAGTGAAAAATAAATCACCATCAATTACCGCATTATAGAATGTCTTAGTTTGAACCAACATACTTATTGTAATATTTTTTATAATTAGAAATTATTTCAATATATGTATGATAATTAATTCCAGCTTCCACAAGTACTTCTGACATTTGCATTATCATATTGTACTTACC